AGAGCAAGCATGCGAAATCGCAGTGCAGCCCCTCGTCTCGGCTGATGAGCTGGTTGGAAAAGGTGACTCCGGGGAGGATGCCGCGCTTTTTGAGCCAGAACACGGCGCAGAAGGACCCCGAGAAGAAAATCCCTTCTACGCAGGAGAATGCGACGAGCCGTTCCGCAAAGGATGCCTGTGACCGGTCGGTCCACCTGAAGCACCACTCGGCCTTCTTCTTGATGATGGGCACGGTCTTGATGGCGTTGAAAAGATGCTTCTTCTCCTCCTTGTCGCCGATCAGGTTGTCGATGAGGAGTGAATACGTCTCTGATTGGCCAGTCATTATACCATTAAACATTCCAGTATGATTTTTCGGTTCGTTGAAGCAGTACGTTGGTTCTTTGTCGGGCAAAGCAGTGACCGATTCAACCCTTACGAAATTTCTTTTTACGGTCAACTTGTAATTAGGATCCTGTGGCGAAATGTCTAGACGCTTCGGTGCAAATCCCAGGGAACGAAGGGTTTCAACTCCGCAGCACGAAATATATATAACCCAGCAAGCTTTACATTCATACAATTTACGCCCACCATTTCCGTCAGGCAATAATGTTTCTCTTTCAGGATGCATCAAAGAAATATTTGTTTCGACCCCTAGAGTTGTTAACATCAATTGAATGTTCTTTAGGAAATCAATATGCGTAGAGGTAAGTTGCATCGACTTCATTCCTGATTTTGCAGTATGTGCGCATCCATCAGCGTCGGCAAAACCGGCCAACCATTCAAGTTTGGATGCTAAATTCCCATTAATAGGCACGTAATACTTTCCCATTTTTACAGTATCTTTGGTGAGATAGAACTTAATGCGCCCCTGTTTATCTTCTTTTCCCGTCGGATTGGATGTAGGAGAATTTTCTAAGAATTCGAACAGATTCTTCTTCTCGCCATAAAGAACGATATTAGGATATCCGTTTGTGTGCGAACCGTCACCTGAAAAAAATCCGTTTGTGTAGGCATGTTCCAATATTTCTCCTTCTTTGATAATTGGAAGTTCCCATTTGAACAACTTATCTCCAGGTTCAAGATGTTTAGTTTCGACTCTCTTCGACTGATTTTTTCTAGGATCTCCATCCTGCAAAATCCATTTGTGATCAGGGGTGCATTTGAGCGATGCTCCATTCGAAAGTTGAACCAACATCATATCATCCTCTTCTTTGACTAGTTGAGGAAGAACCTCGCTCCACTCATAGCCGTTCCACGCGTTAACTTTCTCTCCCTTATTTGCAAGTAAATCCAGAGGAAAATGCCCTTTGTCTGTCAAAACTACCGTATCTCCACTGCAACAATGTATGTTCTCTATCATAATCTGGAATCCGTAGAAACAGCGCGCCTCCGCAGACTGCACTTCGTCCATGAAGTTCTGGACCAAGTTTTCGTTCACGATGGCGTCAGATGCCGCAAAGAATGCGAGCACGTGCTTGATGAAGTAGCGTTCGTTGTCGTTGAGCTTCTGATCAAAGTCCCGACGATCTTGTTCCAAGTCTAACTCTTCCGCCGTCCAGAAAGTCGATTCATGCTTCTTGTACATGTCCCACAGCGGCTTGTTCTTCAACGGGAACAGAACGAATCGATCGATGTCATCCTTCAACAACGGCTCGACAAACGGTGCCTCTGTCTTGTCGGCAGCCAGGTGCTTCTGGACCAGCCCCTTGACGACGTCTATGTTTGAGGTCTGCACGCCCTCTACCCGCTGATGATCCTTGTACAACGCAAAGTAAGGCAGCTTGACGCCGCCGACGGCCTTGAAAACCGACCAAACGCCGTCGACATCCGTCTTGTCGGTGACGTCTACCGTGAAACAATCGACGTTGTTCAGAGACGATGCCAATTTTGCGAAGCAGGGGGACACTTTCTTGCACGGGGCACACCAGTCGGCGCCGACCTTGATCACTTTGAGCCGGTGCGCGTCGGTCCACATCTTCTCCCACAGATCAGTCGGGGAACAGATTCGGCCGATGCGGAAGGCTGAAGAACGCGCAAGCCGCGGCGACGGGGGCGGCGGCGACGGTGTGATTTCGTAATCGTGCAATCGTTTCAGTGTATGGATATTTGGACGTGACATGTTTGTACCTACGATGTTGCAACATTTTTATGATTGTTTTTATAGTTTTTGTGATGCACATAATAAATGACTTCAATATTCAATCCATCATGCGGAGTACCCGTATGGCAACAGACCAACGCATCCATCGCATCCGAATGCGGAAGCCTCTCTGGAAAAATAATGGCCGCCATCGTCACGCTTCTCGTCGGAATCATGCTTGCCGTGTTCATATCAGATCCCAACGCCCTCGAAAAAGACGGGAGCAAACAACTTACTGACGGTGACAAGAAGAAGAAGCACCAGGCCAACATTTACGCGGGAATCGCAAGCGCCATCATCGTCGTTCTTGCATGGATACTGTTCCCTATGATCGGCGCATGGTCCAACCGAAACTCGTGGCACACGGCACAGTCCATGCTCTCCGGTTACGAAGCGCGCGGGATGTCGCACGCGCAGGCCCTCGCACAGCTTCAAAATTACCAGCAGTCGGTCATGGCTGCAAATGCCGCTGAATCTGCCGCATCGACGCAAGCCTCCGCGATGACTGGCGCCGCCGCGTCCATTGCCGATGCCATGCGCCAGACGCACACGATGCAGCGGCGCTAAACATCTAACGGTCGTCGGTGCGAGGGGGCGCCGGAAGCTCGGGCACAGGCGCAGATCCGTTGGCGTACGAACTCATGAGAGTCAGCGGGTACCGGAGCGTCCGGTAAACTCCGGTCACGAACGATATGTGATTGTTCATGTTGTCGCCATTCGCGATCACCCGATCGAGCTTCTCCTCGATTGAAGACAAACGTCGATTTATCTCACCGAGGTCGTTGTTGTCAGTCTTGTCAGTCATGTTTTATCCGTACCCTTAGAACCTTAAAGTCGTAAAATCGTAAAGCCTTAAAGTCGTGCGTGCACTAACAAATGCGCGTGCATTACTACTACCACATATCGAAAACGGGGGGCACATCGGTGTTAGATTTTTTCAAGCATGTAGCGAACCATGTTCCGAGATGCCGACTGTACGATTTCAACGACTGGGACAATCTGTCGCCGACTCAAAAAGACATCGATTTCGACAGCATACTGGCCCGTGACAACCTTGCAAAATATGACCATGTCCTCATTCACCATCACCATGGATACAGGGGGCTGATGCACTACGAAGCTTATTTGTGTGCGAAAAAAAAAGAGCTTGCGCGCGACGGGCACACTATGAAAATTTTCACGACAATCAGAGATGTCGTGTCGTTCAACCGTTCGAGACTGAACTACCTGGTAAACACCGGGCGATGGTCAGGCCCGGTATCCGACTTCACGACGAACGAGATCCATTTCAACACGCAGACGAAATATCTGTTTTTCTGCTGGCACGGAGAGTGGCCCTCCGCAGAAGGGACTGGTCCAATAACCATTGATGTCGTCAATCAGCAAGTGCGCGAGAAAAATATAGACCGACTCTCCGACGTCATAGATCTCTTCGTTGAGATCTCGCACTTGAGCGATTTCATCAAGGCCTTCGCCGCCTACTTCCAGACGCCGTATGACTACAGTGCGAGGAGTAATGCGACTCTGCATCGGATACAGTTTGACCCGCTGATCATACCCGGACTCCTGCGCAACAACAGCAGTGACTGCTACCTGATCGACAGATACCGCAACAAAGACTTTTCGAGCGAAGTAGACCATTTTTTGGCGGGACGTGAAAACGATCTCGAACACGACGGAGAAGGATCTGCCAACAACCATGTCCCTTTACCGAAAAGGTGATCGTTTCGGAACGAACCGTTCGAGGGCCTTGTACAAGCGGACACTTTCGATGAAGAAGCGGTGCAGTGACCGGTTCGCGCGCGCGTTCGAAGCATTGACGATCGCGACGGGCGACCCGCTCAACTGGCCCGAACACATCTGCGCCGAACGCAAGGGGAGACAGGCGCACGAATCGGAAGACTTCAGACGCCTTCTACTTAAGTCACATCTGAGGCATGGAGAACGGTTCAAGCTCACGCTGTTCCTCCTGTCCAACGGCGTCGCCCCATGGATCATCAAGGAGTACTACCGAGCCAACTGCAGCCTCCGCGACGAGAGCGCCGAACGGTCCGTCGCTGCCATGATCGACGAGTTCGGGTCGCCGACATCCGACAAATGGAAGGCGTGGACATCGTTCGACCTGGTCACCCGTCGATGGGAAAAAATGGCGGGTGACAAAAATGACAGACGTTAGTTGTCGACCGCCTAAAAAATGATCGATTTTTTTGTCGGTACACGATACCAACTTTTTACACACATCAACTGATTGAAAACAAAGATACATAGTATGTCGAGACTGAAAAAAGAGAATAAAAATCTAAAAGATAAGTACACTTTCATCGGTTCGTTAAAGCTGGTTTCAAACCTACGAAGTGCCGATTTTTGGGCACTGATGGACGAGCTAGTAGACGACGGGAGCGGTTTTTATAACAACCGATGCTTGCTGCTAGACGCATGGGAAGAGGGTGACATGCACAGCCTTGCTATCGGAGAGCCGGGTGATATGTTGAAGTCACCAAAACAACAAGATGATGCGCTGTTCTGTAAAAACTGCATCACAAAGTATCTGCTCCCCTGTTTAATCGTAACGGGCAGGGGCACGAATTCCACCACTGTTGAAATTATATGGACACATAATCGAGTGCGTCGTATGGGACTAGGCACCGCAATGATTAAGAAGCTCGGCATCACGGAAGTTTACGACCCCTTGCCGGGAAGCGAACCATTCTGGAAGGCAGTCAATCTTTACCGAGAACCATCGATTCGTAGGTGCGAGCATATTGAAAATTTGCCATCTCAATCGTCGGGTGCCAATAAGGAAAACAAGCAACACTTCAAGTAATACCCATGCACAAAAACATGTACAAAAACAAAAAAGCCCCTGGCTGTACCTTATAATTGGTACAACCAGGGGCTTTTTTGCGTTACTCTACTCAACTGCTTCGCATTCCGTCACGCTTCGCTGGTATCGAGAACAAGCAAAGAACCGATGAGTCGTTCGACAACGTTCACGCTCATGCTGTTTCCCGTTTGTTTGTTCATCTGCGTTCTACTCACGACCTGCTTGAATGAGGACGGAAATCCCTGCAACTGGAGAAGTTCCCCGCATGTTGCGTCTCTGTGCATGTTCTTGCCCAAACAGATGATGTGACCGGTCGCGCAGATACAGGACATGACGTCCTTGCCCAACCGACTGTATTGATCCCGTCGGTTGTCTATAGTGACCCAACACAGCTCGAGGAAAACGTGACTCGGGTATTTCTTGATGTATGCTTCTCGAGTCTCTGAATACTGTTTTCGTTCTCGGTTTTCCGTGTCGACGTACTCCGACAGTTTCCGAACTAGCGGCACAGGAGAGGGCCAACTGAACGCAGTGTCACCTCGGCGACCAACAATAAACAGTCTTTCCCTATTTTGAGGTATGCCGTAGTCTTTCGTGTTCAACAGTCGCCAATCAACCGTATACCCCTCCAGGTCGTCCAACGCTCCCCAAATCGTCTTCCATGTTTTGCCCTTGTCGTTGGACAACAATCCCTTGACGTTCTCTAAGATGAAGTACGATGGTTTCTTAGTCTTGATCACCTCCAAACACGACCAGAACACGTTGCCCGACGCATGAACAAAACCGTTCTTGGGCCCCGCCGATGAGAACGGCTGACACGGAAAACCGCACACGTAAAGGTCGATGTCGGGAACATCCGTTATGTCACGTTTGGTGATGTCGCCGCACGGAAAAGGTCCATCTGGATCACCGAACAACACTTTTGGCTTGTAGTTGGCCTTGATGCTCTGAATGCAATAATTGTCGATGTCCGAACTGAACTCGTGACTGAACTTGATGCCTAGATTCGTAAGGGCTTGGATAGGGGCTTCTATGCCGCTGCAGTCTGTTCCGATTCTTAACATAGTAGGTAGGTTACGATATACTTGATATTCTTTATATGTATTACATCCGGTATGTATACAACCATGCGTTAGTTGTCGATCGGATAAAAATGATCGATTTTCTTTGTCGGTACACGATACCAACTTTTTACAGTGCAAGCTATCAAACGTTTCAAGACTTCCTGTCTCAAAACTTACGATGACTCTTGTTCTCGCAGCTACGCTGAACGAAGCACCGCGCTTCAACAACGAGGGCCTTCTGTTTGCCGACACATTCATGGGAGACACGATCGAAGGTCGGTCCTACGTCTTCTACAGCGGCAGCGTGTGCGGAAAGACGGATTCTATCCTGACTGAAGCCGTGAACAACAATGCAAAAATTGTCTACGCCCACCGGAAGCGTGCAGGGCACCCGTTCTCTCGTCCGCATGGCAAAGTCATCGACGCCCAGATTGTCCGTGAACGACAGGTTCCGATAGGACGCATGCCGGGTAGCAGAAAGTGGGTCAAAGCGGCGCCGAACGAACAACTTTTGATCATGCTGATGATTGAACGATCCGACCAGTTGTACAAGGACCGCAAAGTGCCTCGAAAATTTCCGAAGAACGGCAAAGCAAGCACCCACTTGAAGTCGGATCTCCTGTTCGACGCAGGTCTCATATCTCAGCCAACCCGTTTCGTTGGCGGGGCCTTCTACCGTCGACCCGGACTCGTTAACCCCCGTTGTGAATGGAGTATCGGACGCAGCTGCATCTACCTCTTTGCGGTCACCATCGCCACGTCGGCTGCTGCAGCGGCCGCATCCGCTGTCCCTCTTTTGATCGAAAACGCGTGAAAAATATACAAAACATACATACAAACAAAACATACATACATACATAAAAAAAACACAAAAAGCCCCTCGGCTGAACCCATCTACTCGGTTCAGTCGAGGGGCTTTTTTGCGTTCCGGTCACCTGACAGCCGCGAGCGTTGACATGATGTGACGGATGACTCCGACGACGACGCTGTTTCCAAGGAGGTTGATCCTGGTCGTTTTGAACCGGGCAGACGCCGTGTAGCCGTCCGGGAAATGGAAGAGGCGTTCTCCCTCCAGTTGGGTGAAGTGGCGTGGAAAAACCTGGTCCTCGGCTGGATCGAACCTTCGATCCAGAAGTACATTATTGGTACCTCCGTTCGAACTGATGTACGGTCGAGACTTTCCGACCGGATAAGGCTTCCATCGTTGAGTCGACATCGTATCAGATATCATGGAATTGCCCCATCGGCTGTTTCCGTTGTCTGCCCATGTGCACGCGCGGAGGCCGCGATCATTCTTGGGACCGACCGTCATGAACCGTTTAGACACCTTGTTGTGCGGTCTGTTGAGACACTTTACAAACTTGTCCGTCAACGCGAACGGCAACACTGCGTCGCGCGGCTCGAGGACGTCGTCCCAGGTTTGAACCCGCTCACCGCCGGCGTCGGGGACTTCAAATGTCGTCCAGAAGAGGCGCTTGCGCGTTTGGACGCCGAAGTCGGCGGCGTTGATCATACGACGGTAGACGGGCGTCGGCGCCATCAGTGAACGAAGCGCATCGTCTATGCGCGTCCGGTACCTTTTTGCCATGCTGAAGTTGTTCTCGACGACGATATGCGTCGGCTTCACCCGTCGGATGATTCGAAGCATAGAATAGAAGAGACCAGACTTGGGACCCTCGAGGCCGTCCGAATTCCCGTTTATCGTTGCGAGAGACGTCAGGTTCGTGCACGGAAATCCAGCTACCAGCAGATCGACCCCCTGTTCACAAAGGGCATCGAGCGTGTCATCGGTTATCTTCGTGATGTCACCTAGCGGGGGATGCGACGGGAAGTGAACGGTGTACACGTCGATCGCTTTCGTTTTGACCTCGGAATAACCGAGGCACTGGGCATCTGGAAACATCTCGTGGATAGCAACTTCAAAGCCGCCTATGCCTGTGAAAAGTGATATATACTTCATGGTTCTGTTGGTAACTATCATCAGCCTTTTAGGTCCGCTCAAAAACGATCCGCTTTATGGAAACGCGAAGAGATCAAAAAATGATCAACCGACGGACTAAATCAGTTAAGCCGTACGATCGGGAAAAATGGATCCTCGAACAACGAAGACAGGCTGAGCAAAAATATGGCTTCATATTTTCGAAGCGAACCCCCCCTGCATACTCCAACGAGGACCGGACAAGCGTGCGGAGTTCGATATGGAAACTCAAGGAGAAACTCACGCAGAACACGAAGAAGCAGAAAACGGCATAACCAACAACATCTTTTATACCAGAACACCGGTATAAAAATACAGTAAAAACGATGCGGAAATATATGTCGCACAATTCGCAAAAAATGAACTACATAAATCCCATGAAGATGGACATCAAGCATCAAGTCGATGCGCTAGAGCATGATTTGAGTTGGGACATCGAGAACCCTGACAATACCGCGTCCGCGGCCAAGGAGAAGGGCATGTGTACGAAAGACATACGATTCGAGTACCGGCTATGGAAAGATGCGTACGTGTACAACATAGACAACGGCCCTGGAATAGAGGACCTTGAACAGGCGGTCGCATTTGGAACTAAAGACCAGTATCGCACTGTGTACAATCGTTACGGTACAGGCATTTTTCACAACCCCAAGGCGACCGCTGACGGGATATCATTAATGGCGACGTGCGTCGGCCCCCACCCGTGGGAAGTTCATTTTGTCGTGATCAACATGAAGAGTCTAGACAAGTTTTCGACTGTCCAACTGTGCTGGAGCGAAACGTCATGGGCGCTGAAGACTAAGTACGAAAAGATTCTGCCGACTGAACCGTCTACGGAAAGGCCGAAACGGTCAGCTCGATTTTTGGTCGACAACAAGTTGGAGATGTTCAGCGACCGAAACGACCTCATAGCCTTCGCGAACAGCAACTTCATAGACGGCGACGGAAATCCGCGCAAAGGTACTGCTCACATATACAATAAGTTAGACCCCGCGTTGGTCGTACTGGATGCTGACATAGCATACATAGATTCCGACAAAAAGGTCGTGTCGTCCTGGCGGGAAGGACTGGCAAATCGATGGTTCGACCCGGCGGAAGGAATAGGACACATCTACATGTTCGGAGAAAAAGTCAACTGTCAACACGCGCTCTTGACTCTGAAAAACGACTGCATCACTGTAACAGACACGCAGGACGATGATATCATGGTCCCTGTAGTCGGCGGAAAACCGGTGAAGGCGAAGGTCTACGTCACGGCGGGTCTGTGCACTGAACAGGCGACCAAACCAGCCTCTGTAGAATCGTATCTCAAGATATATGCGAACGGACGCATCATGCAGTACCGCAAACAACCCCATGTTGACGTATCGCACGGAATCAAGTTTTTCCCCCCGAAAGGCACAAAGCATCAGGCAAAGGCACCCGTGTGCGCGATCGTGAACATTGTGTTTTCGGAGGGCATCATCCCAATCAAGACAAACAAGAGATCGTTGAAAAAACAGGCTCAGGAAAAACTAAATGCACACGTGTCCAGAGTCCTTGAAAAGATGTACAGCAACCAACGACGCAACGAACAGGGACAGAAACTCGTGTCTTGGCAAAAGTACAGAGAGAATCTTGTCGCCGGAAAAACAGTGACGCTCGACATGCTGGACGCGGGTGTCGCAAAGGTCGTCACCGACAGGAAACGGAAACAGCCGAAACGGAAGGGATTCAGCGTGACAACAAAGAAGACCGTCCTGCAGAAAAACGACAACAGATGCAGCCTGTTCAAAGTCCGACTCGGTTTCGAGTTCGGAGAGAACTACGATCACCTTGACGGAGACCACAGCAACAACTCAGAAAACAACTGCAATCTTCTATGCGTCAACGCGCACGACATCAAAACGCGCCACCCTAAAAAGTATGACGAACTTGTACGTTCCCCCCGTGCACGCATAGAATGGATGAACACAATGATTCGACATTTGAAAGAAGGCATCGAAAGCACACGTGAACTAATGGATCGCGAGGAAGCATTGAAACGGCGGTCCCTGGTTACACCCTGAACATCGACATACATAACTATACATTTTTATACCATTAGAAAGGTATAAAAACGAATCGAACTGTGATGTAACACACTCGTGCAATCAACATGGCAGAGGAAACCAAAGAACACGACGAATTCGCGCCTGGTTCCAAGGCAGGACCGCCTCTGGAACATACAATATCAGCGGAAAAACTGACAACTACTTACAACCTACCGTTCAAGTTCAATGAGAAAAATGGAATGATGAAAGTGTATAAACATGGAAAATGGAAAAAGTGTTGTCAATATTGTCCTAAAACGCCGCACTATACAGGACTGTGCGGACACAAACGCCGCGTTTGCGCTACGCACGCGAAAGCGGTTGGAACCTACGAAGTGCTACATCCGTGTCGAGATTGTCCTCCTGGCAAGAAGATAGAAGCATCGTACCCCGACGAGAACGAAAATCCTAACCGTCTTTGTTCCAAGCACGCGAAAGCGGTTGGAACCTACGAAGTGCTACATCCGTGTCGAGATTGTCCTCCTGGCAAAAAGATAGAGGCAAATTACCCCGACGAGAACGAAAATCCTAAGCGTCTTTGTTCCAAGCACGCGAAAGCGGTTGGAACCTACGAAGTGCTACATCCGTGTCGAGATTGTCCTCCTGGCAAGAAGCTAGAGGCAAATTTCCCCGATGAGAACAATAAGCCAAACATTCTTTGTTCCAAGCACGCGAAAGCGGTTGGAAGTCATCAAGTAAAATGTCCGTGTCGAGATTGTCCTGTCGGTAACAAGCTACAGGCAAATTTCCCCGATGAGAACAAGAATCCTTACCGTCTTTGTTCCAAGCACGCGAAAGCGGTTGGAACCCACGAAGTAAGATGTCCGTGTCGAGATTGTCCTCCTGGCAAGAAGATGGAGGCAAATTTCCCCGATGAGAACAATAATCTTAACCGTCTTTGTTCCAGACATGCCGTGCTTGCAGGAACCCACGTCGAGAGTAAGAACGGTGCGTCGATCATAGCATGTGAATGTTTCGACCGATGGGAACGTCTCACTGGAGAACGTATCGGGCATCGTGTTAGATACATCGCGTGTGTCGGAGGCAGTCGCACGGAAGGCAGAGAAATGCGGGGTCTAATTCCTGGTCGGCGAATCCAGCCAGATGGCTATCAAGAAGAGACTAAGACTGTATGGCTGTTTCATGGCAACTACTTCCACGGTTTTCCGCCTGATCATCCAAAGCATGAAACGTATCTGAACAATGGCAACTGGGGGCCCGATCTGTACAAGAAGACGATGGAACAAATGGCTTTATACGCAAGTCACGGTTACACTGTCCGATATGTGTGGGAACATGAGTACATTGAAACAACGCGCGCGAGGTGCCCGGTATCTCTTCGGGAGGTAGTGCATACATTTAGAGCATAATGAAGTTATCTTAAAAATGATCGATTTTTGCACCGGTCATCGTGGTCAACTTACTTACCTATACGGACAATGAACCTTTTTCTGCTCGACGCAAACGCGATCAAGGCGGCGATTAGTCACTGTGACAAACACTGCGTTAAGATGATTCTCGAGACAACGCAGCTGGCGTACACCGCATGGCATGTCAACCGACCAGGCATCGTGGAGGTCGCTGCGACGGTCACGGCTGATCCGTGCCCGCACAAGCCGTACAAGTGTACTCACAAAAACCATCCGAGCGCGAAATGGGTCCGTGCACACTCGAGCCATTACAAATGGGCTTTGCAGCTCGGATTCGCGCTGTGCAAAGAGTACACGCGTCGCTACGGCAAGGTGCACAAGTGTCAGTCTCACCTCGACCGACTGAGGCTCATGGGCTACCCGACTCCCGCCAACGCACTCGTGACGACAAAGGCGACGACGTTGAAGAAGCGGGCCGTCGTCGGCATCCCGGAAGGCACGAGATACTTCGACTGCGCTATCAACGACGACGTGTTCGAAAAATGCGCGGTCCGCGACGCTGACGGTCGGCTCAACGGAGTCGAAACGTACCGGAACTATTACAAGACCAAGCCGACGGACAAATGGACGCTCAAATGGAACAAACACCCCGACAAATGCCCCGCCTGGTTCAAGGCATAACAACTACAAAATACGCTCGCAACATAAAAAAGCCCCCGGCTGTACCTTCATCATGGTACAGTCGGGGGCTTTTTTGCGTCTAGGGCTGCCAGGAGACCTAAAAACTCATGCGAGTAATAAAAGACCTATGGACCCATTAAACATTAAACGAACCTTCAAAGTCGTGCTGTTGGGAGACACGGCTGTTGGAAAGAGTAGCCTTGTGAAACGCTACGTAGAAGACTGCTTCGATATCATGCAAGAAAGCACGATCGGCGCGGCGTTCTACACTAAACGATGCCGGTGCAACGACACCATGGTAGAACTGCAACTGTGGGACACGGCCGGGCAGGAACGATACGCGAGTCTGGCGCCGATGTACTATCGGAACGCGGACGGCGTGATCGTCGTGTACGACGTGACGTGCGAACGGTCGTTTGAAGAGGCGAAGCGATGGATTCGCGAGGTAGAGAATGCCGGCGGCTTCCACGCAAAAGCTGTGATCCTTCTCGTTGGAAACAAATCGGATCTCGACGAGAAAGATCACATACGTGCAGAGATAGAACACCCATTTTACATCAAGACTTCTGCCGCCAACGGAACAAACGTGCAGGAGCTGTTCAAGCAACTGAGTCAGAAGATGTTGGATGAACTGCCTACCCGAACAGAACAGTCGTCGATGCACGCGATCATTGAAGAGTCACCGTCTTCGATGGCTTTAGCGCGCAGATCATGCGGTTGCTGAACTGATCGGATTAACCTTGCATGAATAAATGAACCCCATTCACAAACTGTATGTTCCACGCAAATCCCTCGTCGCATGGCGCAAAGCCCTCTCCAAGGAAACCGCGCGAATGAACAAAATCGCACATACCAACGCCGTCAACATGCAGAAACTGTCCATCCACAACCGGAAGAGCAGCGAAGAAGCACGAAGTTTGGAGTTCAAACACTTCTATGATGATACTAATAAATGAACTACCCCAAAACTACGCTCATATTTTTCGGGTCGACAACGAACAGTCGGTACGGCCTGTACAGATCGCTCATCGCGTTTGTCATTCTCGCTGCTCTCATCGCATCCGCTAAGGACACCAAGCTCGGCGAGACGTTGCTGTCGCACAAGGTCACGACGTTTCTGCTTCTCGTAGTGATCGTTTCCGGACTGACGGTGCAGGTCCCTGCGTCTACATACGACGCTGTGAAGTACGGCGCTTCCGTATCGGGCGCGCTCAGCTTCGTCGCCGCCGCTACCCTTCGACTAGCGGGCGTTCGCGCAACGATCATGCAATCAGCTCTTGGAATATTCCTTGCGACAGCGATCGGAGGCGCGATTTCGGCCGTCGTCTACATGCTGTCCAAACGACTGAAATGGTATCCAACGGAACGCGCGTGAACAAAGCCGCGCGAAAGATTTTGTAGAGCTTAATAAATGACAAAGTTACTTGTAGAAGCATTAGTGATCGGGTTGGCGTTCGGCGTGCTCGGACTGTTGATATCGACGGCCATGATGATGACGGACAACAAGTTCAGTTTCAAACGGTACCATTTTTGGGGACAAGTTTTCCTGTCGTACGCGCTCACTGGAGCGGCGTTTCACCTTCTGTGCGAAGCCTCGGGAGTCAACAAGTGGTACTGTCGGAACGGACACGCGTGTAGATCCTAGAGAGTTTTGGGCAGAGTCCCGCCTGATTTTATACACGAACAGTGTATAAAATTACGCCAGCCTATGACACCTTCGAAACCTTTACGGCGTGTCCGGACGGGGCGGCGCCCGACTGCATGCGCTCGGCAGGGGCGACCGCTGCCATGTGATCCAAAGGCTTGTCAGTGTACTTCATCGCCTGTTTGGGCGCGTCGCACTCGGTCGCGCATCTGAAAGATCCGTGACGCTGGTAAAATGTAGGGTTCTTTTTCAACAACGCTTCTTCTGGGCGTTCGTGCACGCACCGTTGTATTTCTTGCCAGTATGCGATGACTGGATGGGTGTTGTAGTTGAACTTCATGTAACCGATGCATCTGTTTGGTTGTGTGTTCATTTATTAGTAGTCATGTTTTATTCGTCATACAGTCGCATAAAAGTGCGCAGTCTGTTGAACGCCGGTTCCAGCTCTGTGTTGTCGAGTCGACGGATAGTTGCTATGCTACCCGGGCGGCGGTTGCGCAAGCGTCTTGCGGGCGGCGTCCGCACGAGCGGTTCTCGCGCGGACGATGTCGGCGCGTTTATTTCCTCTGCATCATCGGTTTCGTCGTCTGTCGATGTGACCGGCATGTGCGTCGTGTTGATCACCTCCCGTCGCCAACGGGCGGCCGACATGGCAAACAGGATGGTGCACTCTTCGGGCGAACAGATCAGTTTGTACACGTTGTTTTCACGGAAGAGCATCTTTGTGAGCGGCTGCAGGCAGATTTCGATGTCACGCACGGTCTTCTTCTCTTTGATGATCAGAAAGCTTTTGCCGTCACGCGCAGCATTTATCATCAATGGGATGAGGGTGTCGTACATGCACTTGGCTTTCTCTTTCCGTGCATCGGCAGCTAGCCGTGACAGGTTGACCGACGCGTCGGTCAACCCCGGCGGCGGGGGCGGAGGAGGCGGACTGGCCGTCTCAAGCCTGGCATACTCTTCGGGAGCGTGATTGCGACAGATTTCCGCTAGAGTGATGTTCAGTTTGCGTTTGTTCCATGGAACGATCGACGTATGTCTGCACAGGGGACATTTATATATGGGAACGTCAAACGTAGTCGACGGCGTATTTTTGTCGATCTCATAATGACACTTGAGGCACAATGTATGACCACATGCAAACAGGGTTGGCGTGAAGAACATTTCCATGCATACTGGGCACTTCAAACTATCCGGATATATTGGCGCGGGCGTGCACTCCGATGGATCGTCGTTCATCAGCTGTGTTGTCATTCTTTATTGTAGTATCGTCAGTGCATTTAAGCCTGTCAACTCGGACTGTTCTGTTCGGACTGAACGTTCGCTGCACCTGGGGTTGGCCAAACAAAGTTCGAATATCAGGTATGTCTAAGACCGAAGAACAGTCTGACGTAAGTTTTATACAACGCGACGCGACTAGATCGCGCATGCAAGACAGCGTTATCCACCCTCCGCCCGTGCAATCATGTTCGTCTTCGAGGGTGAGCTCGGGCAACGCGTCGGTTTGTTCGTCGAAGACAAGATACTTAGAGAAGGTAGACTTGTGACGGATGTCTACACTGAAGGCCGCATTTTTCTCACTGCGCACTAACCCCGTCTCTTCTCGCAACTCTCGGACGGCGCATTCGGTGATCGTTTCGGCATCTTCCTTCGAACCCTTCGGATATCCCCACAGACGACCTCGTGACTGTATCAGCAACAGTTTTGGTGCTGCATCGCGCCGAATACGGTGACATATGACAGCACCAGCTTTCGAATTACTTCGACTACGGTCTCCGGGTCTGCGGCGGGTCGCAAGAGAAGACATCCGCCGCACCCTCAACGTGCAATCGCATTGTTTACCACAATTCAAAATCATGAATTCCATTGTTATCTAATCAATGGAATTTTATCTCTAGACTTCCTCATTTCCGCATATAGTGCATCGTCTCTTCGTATCCGCCGATGAACTCTGGATTCTCACCACGTATGTCGAAAACCATGGGAAACGTGACACCTTTTCGTCGTAACATCATGCTGAAGAACGGATTGTCGTTCGCATTATATTCCGCATACGATACCCCCTTCTCCTGCAACAACGCTTTGAGCATAGAACAATGACTGCAGTCATCAATCGTGTACACCAACATGTCGCTGTCCGAATCCTTAGAGTTCGCGATGATAGTTTCTTCGACCAAGCTATTGGGACATTTACACGGCACCTTCCCCCCTGAAAATATATCGAACATTTCCCGTTTGACCTTGCGGATATTCTTCAAGAACATCTTCGCATCGCCAGAACGTATGTCCAACATCTTGTCGGCATACGCTTTCGCCATTGCCCGCTTCTCCGCCGCTGATTTGGTTTCCTCTGCAATGCGGTTCAGATGGATGATGTTATTTGCCCCCTTTACAGCCATCGCCTCAAGATCCTTCTCTTTCTGGCTTACAAGTTCGAGTATCTTCTTCTCTCTCGACGCGACCGCGCGTTTCAGATTTTCACGTTCGGTCTCTAACGCTTTTTGACGCGCGCGATTCTGCATGAACAGGTTCTTTTTAACGGTCTCAGCATCATCGGAAAACATCTTTCGCTTTGCAGCGAGCCGTTCCTCCTCCAACGCAAGAGCCGCAGCGGCCGACTTCATTTCGATCACGTTGGATGCACGCAGCTGATTGACCTCTAGCTCTTTCTCGCGCAATTTGAGCGTTTCTTGCTTCATCTTAAACTTCTCTGCAGCAATCTTCTCCAGCTCCTCGAATAATCGCTTGCTGTTACTGTCATCGTAGTGATGACCGTGATGACCGTGTGGGGGATGAGGAGCGGGCGGGTTGCGACCATGTTGCGACATCAGCGATGTCAAGGCAGCCGCCGCAAGAGCTGTTGTCATACCGTTCTCGCCTCCTCTACATCCCGGATGAGATAGGTGCTGAAATGGATATTGGTTGCTTGTTGACACTGTTGACACGCGTTCTTGCGGTTGAGGCTGAACAGCAGATTGTTCGGTGTCTTGCATGTTATCCAAACGCTGTATTATTTGGTTGTATTTTTTCGCAAGGTAGTTTAACTTCTCATTCGCAGTATCACCGGCCGTCTTCTTGTCACCGACCGTCTTCTTGTCACCGGCCGTCTTCTTGTCACCGGATGTCTTCTTGTCACCGACCGTCTTCTTGTCACCGGCCGTCTTCTTGTCACCGACCGTCTTCTTGTCACCGGACGTCTTCTTGTCACCGACCGTCTTCTTGTCACCGGACGTCTTCTTGTCGCCGGCCGTCATACTGTAGGGATCAATTTTTTTCATCAGTTTAGCGTACTGTTTGTCAAGCGCATCTAAAACATTGTAGTATCGCTTGGCATCAGGTGACATGTTTGATGTGATAGTCGCCGGTTGGGAGGTCGCCGGTTGGGAGGTCGCCGGTTGGGAGGTCGCAGGTTGAGAGGTCGCAGGTTGAGAGGTCGCAGGTTGAGAGGTCGCCGGTTGGGAGGTCGCTACAGATTTCAACTTCAAAGATACTTTTGACTCCATGTTCTGGATGTTGTCTTTCAACATTTTTATTTTGGCGTTGTTTGCAAGCATGATTTGAGCTTGGGCTGTCTGATAGTCTTTCTTATGTTCTTGGGCGACTTTGTTTTGCGTCTGCGTTGCTGGCACGATTTGCGTCTGCGTTGTTGGCACGATTTGCGTCGCGGCTTGTATGTCTCCAGGCGACAAATTTTCGAGTATCGTACGGCACTGTGTTTCAAGACCTGTAAACAGCGAACTGCTAGATTCTCTGCACCCTGGATTTTTGTCCGGATGAAGTAACATTATAAGGTTTTTGTATTCAGGCTGTGATTTGGAGACGTATGCACGGCAATCTTTCACGTTGTATTCATAACCGGCAGATGGACATGGCTGGTCTTCCATTTCGATAACTGACCTGAAGTCCGCGTTGTGTTCAGCGGCCGCGCGTCGACGGGCAGCTGCTTCTGCTAGAATATCCAGGTCTTCTTGCGGTGGCAATTTGCCTCCACGTATTCGTGTATGAGAACATGACATTTATTAATAGACATTATATTCCTTAGCCCTGTAGAGTCGGCCTGTACTGGTTCCACTTGTCTATGAATTTCTTCAACTTGGCATTCTCTTCGTCTATGTTAATCATGAACACAGCATGGAAGACTTCTCGTATGAGGGCATTGTTTCGGTTGGTGCGCATCCGACTATCTAGTATGGTTTCAGAAGGTTCAGCCATCGGATGGACGAAGCGGTCGTTGACATCGCGTTCTTTCTGTATAATGGGTGTCACGATGTCCTTCATAAAACAAGTGAACTCGTCTATATTGTTGAACAGTATCAATGCGTTGATTAGGTTGAAAAATTCCCGTTGTTTGACAGTTCGTTCGTGCGCCGGCGAAAACAGTGTAGACAAAAATTGGTCTTGCTGAACTGCGATGTCTGGAAACTCGGTATAGTTGAATCCCTGCGTCAACAGGCATTGGGTTTCTTCGATGCAGGCGGTCCAGAGCTTGTTTTTAAGAGCGTAACATATGTTCTCGAACCCGGAGTTTTCCTTCCATACATGTATATCGTCTACATTGCCGACGAACGTGTAGTACGAATACCTAGTAGGCCCGCGGTCAAGAGATGGAAAATATGCGAGCGAGTCTTTGTACACATCGAAGATCACACGTACCATTCGTTCCAGTCCCAACAATGCGACGGAGTCTGAATTCCACCTGCTCAAGACGTCGCGCGTAGACCAGGTCTGTACCGTTGATTGTTTGTGCATGCCTATTCCTTCTTCGTAGTCGTCCAGGTACCGACTGTAGTCACAGTCTGTGTAATTGTAACGTTGTCTGTCTTCGTTTTTGTATCGCTTGGTCAGTCGTATCTCGAGAGCGCTCGACGTGCAGGCAAACACCATCGCAGACATCTCAGCTTTTGATATCGGCACGGAGAAGCTAGTCATCGTTTTTTCGCACAGATCGAGTTCATCTGAGGCCCGTTGCTTGTACGCATCTAGTCCAATCTCATTGCGTGTGAACGCCTTGAGGCGAGCCTTTGCTAACCGGTTCAGAACCCATGATAATCTATCCTTGCGGGCATGCGCCATATCATAATCGTCGTCACGGTCGACTATAGTCGACAGCTGTTTCGGATTGGGCCCACATGACTGCACGACAAGCTTGTACAACACGTGTTCTTCTGTCGGAAACTCCTTCCAGAAGTTACCTGGCCCAACACATAATTTTTTATGTCGACTGAACCCAGAATATGAGATCATTTTGTTACAGGTCGTACACATCTTCGGTTTTCTCGTACCATCTGATGTATTCGCCTTGACCTTGACCTTTGCTTTGACCTTCGCCTTGACCTTCGCCTTGACCTTCGCCTTGACCTTCGCCTTGACCTTCGCCTTCGCCTTGACCTTTGCCTTGACCTTCGCCTTCGCCTTGACCTTTGCCTTTGCCTTCGGTGCAGAACACTTTTTCAAATGACGACTATATCCAGCATATGATATACTCTTAGAACAGTGAGGGCATATCTTAGGTGATCGTTTTATTTTAACCTTGGTTGTAGCTGCATTTGTTGTACTTGACATTATCTGATATATATCGGCACGTTTTTAAGTGTTCAACGCTGTTCAACGCGATTCAACACTGTTCAACGCGATATTGCTGTTTTGCGTCAACGTTGAATGTTTGCGTTGAATCGGCATGTTGAATCGTGTTGAATCGGGTGTCAGAATTCAACGCGATTCAACATTTTTGGCTGCGTTGAATTTTTTGCGTTGAATCGTGTTGAATCGGCATGTTGAACGTTTCCAAAATCGTCGATAAATCGTCGAAAAAGCGCTAAAATCGACGATTTATCGTCGATTTTAGCGCGTTGAATTTTTGCTTTTTTTTGCGTTTTTCGCAATTTTCAGCCGACAGTCACCTTCAAAAACGTCAGCGTTGAATATTCAACGTTTTTGCGTTGAATATTTAGGCAAAATTCAACATCTGAGACGATTCAACGCGTTGAATCGTCTCAAAAAACGTTGAATATTCAACACGTTGAATAATTTGCGTTGAATGTTCGGTGCAGATTCAACATCTTCAACAATTCAACGTTGAATGTTGTGTTGAACACGTTGACTATTCAACGCGTTGAATATTTTGCGTTGAATAGTCAACGTTCGGTATGATCAACGTTGAATCATGTTGAATCGTGTTGAATCGTGTTGAATCGTGTTGAATCTATCTGTGTATAATAAATGACTAGACGATGGATTATACTTTTATTGGTACTTATGTTTGTCTACAGCGGGTTGAAGAAGATAGCAAAACTGGGGAACACGGAGACCAAACAGTTCACTCATGTGTACGGGATGTCTAAAGCGCTGGCTCGCTTGTTGGTTTTTTCGGCTGGCATATTGGAGGTAGTCGCGTCGGGTATCATATTGTGGTACGAGTTCTCATCGGTGACGCATTCAGGGGCGACCAAACTCGTCCGATATGCGACGACGGCGTTGATCGTCTTTACGATCTTAGCGACAGTTCTGTTTAAAATCTATCCACGTGTCAAGGTTAGTCCCTTGTTGGCTAACATGTCGGTTCTCGCAGGGCTGCTGATGTACCGACAATACTTTCTCAACTAACGTCTGTTGAGTGTGTCGAGTGTGTCGAGTGTGTCGAGTCTGTCGAGTGTGTCGAGTCTGTCGAGTCGTTGCGATTCATTTCCATCATCATGTTGTTCGCTTCTGCTGCCGCGCGTATGTCACGTATGATACCGATGCGTTTTTTCTCAGTCAGAAAGCCTTCGCGGATAGTCATCTTTGCGTTGCAGGCGACGTACAGCAATATCAGCGCTGCTATAAATCCACTTGTCGCTATGGTGAAACCATGCTTGCAGTCGGGTACCCGCAACCCGAAATATTGAGCGGAACAGACCGCGCCGTAGCCGACAGATGCGAGCACAAGCGCTTGCGCTAGAAATTTGAGAAGGCGACACAAAACAGTCTGCAGTTTACTTGTCATCTTTTATTCAAGGACGGAATAAAAGACCAAAATACAAAAGATGTGGAAAGACGCGACACAAGAATGGACAAGCGCCGGTATAAATATGACACACGGAAGATGGTCCGAAGCCGCAAGACAGTTCAGAACTGCATCGGATATATACCGGCGCATCGTAGCTAAAAATCCAAACAGGTGTGCACACATTATGCCTTTGATAGAGGAGTGTGAAAAGTACAGAGATAGATGCCAAACATGGATCGCGAACTCTGAAAAAGCCCGCGCGGTTGCCGTCGAACGGAAGAAAAGCCGCCCGGAACCGGTCCAGCTGAGTGCGCCTGCGCCGCGCATACCTGACAGAGTCGTCGATAACATAATGGTTGCATTCGATGACCTAGGAGAGGCGTGTGAACATACGAATACAATGGTGCAATCAACGTGCACACCGCCTCCCCTCGATGAATCATTTTACATGATACCTCGACCCTCTAAAAAATACAATCGACCGCCTGTCCCTCGTGCGCCTGTCCCTCGTGCGCCTGTCCCTCGTGCGCCTGATGCCGATGATGAGATTAGACGGTTACAGCAGAAAATAGATGACAAAAACCGTTTGTTGCATGAACTGTGTGAAAAGCACAATCGCGCCTTTCTAAACGTGAAGCGTGCGATGGAGAACTTGTCAAAGAATCACGTGCATTTGTTCCCTGAAAAACTGAAAAGTCGATACGCGGTTCTTCTATCGATAGAGAGGAAAATGACAGAGCAGAGATGATAACGTTACGACTGTTTGAAATGAAACTTCGTGTAAATTATTTGTATGCCTATGTACATTATGACCATAGATATCAACGCTCCTTTGCGGGAAACATTCGGTCTGCTCGAGAGAAACAGAAAAAATATGACTGATAGCATGGTTGCTACCTGCTGAAGGGAGTAGTTTTTTGCGTACGCTTCGTCTCCGGTGTCCGTCGTAAAGTACGTGCCAAGCAATACAAGCATCCCCGTAGGGAGCGCAAACAGCCACGCGGCAAGCTGCGGGTGACTGTCCCACCAATTTTTCACAGTTTTAATAATACCTGTCGCCATTTATTAAACATGTGTTAATAAAAGAAAAATGTCAACTGTCGATGAGACTAAAAAAACAGGGACGGGCGCTCCGAAAAAATCCCGTCGTAATACGCAGCTTCCCGGTCAGCATGATGTGCACCTCATCCGGCTGCAGAAGACGTTGGTTGATTTGATGGACAAGAATGACGACATAAATGCCCTTGTCGCGAAAGTCCCTCTGTTGATGCAGGCGATCGAACAGGCAAACCATGTGCTCAAAATGCCGGGTTCTCTCAAGAAGGCGTTGATCATCGATGCGATCGTCGATTTCGTGAACCAAGATAAAGACGAAGGCGATGAGCTAGTCATTTATTTTGCGCAGCACGTCTTACCTCCCATGATAGATACATTGGTTATGGTAGACAACGGCCAACTCCAAATAGCGGTGAAAAAGTGTGTCGCGGGATGTTTCGGACGTCCGTGGAAAAAACGCTAAAAACGGTTTGATTTTCAGCGTGTCATACAGTCACAAAAAACGGCCAACATGTCGTCATCCGTCAAGTCATCCGTCAAGTCATCCGTCAAAAATTGTCTCGACGCAGTTCAAGGCGACGAGAACGTAAAGACGATCGCGTATCCGTCGCCGTCTTCGAAGCCGTCTTCGAAGCCGTCGCCGTCCGACATGTGGTCTATGGAGTCCGTTTTATCAAGGATCGTATGCGACAAGCTTGGTCACAATTCGGTCGTCGAGAACTTGAAAAAGCGCATCGCCATGTATGAAGAATGCATCGATGCGATGGGTCCTACTGTATGGCATCGGCGCAAGACTGCTGCTGTGTGTCAACAGATTGGAATGCTGCGTCACCAAACGTACCTGAATTGTGCATCATGGTTCGACATCTTGTCTAATGCCGGTCTTGAACACTGCGATGAGATCAAAGACAAGTTGGCCAACCTAGAGGTATTGTGCACCAACATCAGTTACTTCGTGCGTGACGAGGTAGACTGCAAAGAGTATGCCGATGCGTACATAAGATCTCCAGATGATCTAATGGAAGACGTAGATGCCATGATTCCGGACGATAATGTTCCCTACGTCTTGTGCGAATCGGCACGGTTTATCGCCGACTTTGTAGGTTCTTCGCAGTTTACCTCCAACACATATGACTTTGAACATGGTGATTTGGTCCGAAAACTGCTCATGGATGAATGGTCAAGGTCGATCATCATCAAACGTCTGGACGAAGTGATCCGAAAAGAACAAATTGGAGACCTCGTAGAAAACATGAACGACAATGTGAACGACGTGGATGTCGGCGTGTTCGACATCTGATACACATCTGATACACATACAAACAACAAAAAAGCCCCTGGTCGCATTGATTCTGCGATCAGGGGCTTTTTTGCGTTTACTGTCTGTTAAGTTTGTGGTTTAAGTAATTATCACACACAATAAAGAACATGAGAAGACAATATTATCTACCCGAGAGAAATCGCGCAGAAGGTCCTCGCGGTCCTCCTGGACCACCGGGGGCAGATGGAACTGTGCAGTTTGTAATTGCTGGCGATAGCGGAAGCGCTCAGCCGGTCGAAGGGGGCGACACAGTAACAATCGCCGGGGGGACTGGGTTGACGACTATAGCTACTGCAACAGACACGGTTACTGTAAACATGGACGACACCGCGGTTACGGCTGGCAGTTACACGAGCGCTGACATCACCGTCGATGCACAGGGCCGTATTACGGCCGCGGCGAACGGAAGCGGTGGAGGGGGCGGCATGACGAGTTTCATTGTTGCGGGAGATGGGGGTGCTGATCAAACAATAACGGATGGAAACACCTTGACTATTGCAGGAGGCACCGCATTGACTTCTACCGGTTCAGCGACTGACACCTTGACGTTGAATTTGGACGACACTGCAGTCACGGCCGGTTCTTACAACAGCGCCAACATCACGGTCGATGCCCAAGGTCGTATCACAGCCGCTGCTGCGGGGGCACAAGGCACGATGTCGAGTTTCACTGTTGCGGGGGACGGGGGCGTTGATCAAAAAATTGAGGATGGAAACACCTTGACTATTGCGGGAGGCACGGCCTTGACTTCTACAGGCTCAGCGACTGACACCTTGACGTTGAATTTGGACGACACCGCAGTCACGCCAGGTACGTATGAGCACGCTAATATTACGGTCGACCAACAAGGTCGTATCACAGCAGCGGCTGACGGACCAGTTGATGAAGTTTTGGTTCCATGTAAAAATGATACTATAGGTACAATTTCCAAAGGAACGCCCATTTACATAACAGGAACAGTTGGTGCGAGTGATACATTTACAATCGCGGCCGCAGATGCTTCTAACCCTGCAACAATGCCGGCGTCTGGAGTGTTGCAGACTACTCTTACTCCAAATACTCAAGGCTTCTACGTTCAAACAGGCCTCTTGAGAGGATTTAATACAAGTGGTATAACAGGATCGCCAGGAATCAACGACACGATTTATGTTTCAAATGGAGGCGGCGGCTTGACAGCGATCAAACCAACGGGTACAAACCTTATTCAAAATATAGGGATCGTTGCACGCCTAGACGCGGCAAACGGTTCGATTCTCGTGTCTTCAGTTCTCCGATCCAACGACGTGCCCAACATTCCGGAAGGGCAGGCGTGGATCGGCAATGCGAGCGGCGTTGCAGTTCCTACCGATGTCGAGTTCACGATGAATGGCAATTTTGGTGCGACCCAAACCGTCAATAACGGCGACCTGCTCACGATATCGGGAGGCAGCGGGCTTGGACTTACATTGGAGGCTCAAACATCGAGCGTGCCGCTCATCACATCATCGACGACAAATAAAGCATCGCATGAAGGCGGTGCCATCTACAGAAACACTTATGTAAGCGGCACAGCGAACTACACATCACAAACCCTTTTTGCAGCATCGTCGCCCGGATACTGCAAAGTTTCGTTCAGAAATTTGAACAATTCTATTGCATTTTTTGGAGGATTGATTCCGGATGTTGGTAGCGTCAACCCTTCAGCCAGCGACACGACTCAATTCGACACAATGTATTCATTTAGCCACATTGGCAGTGATTGGCGCTGGAATTATCCAAGTGGAGGTCCAGGAACAAGCGGATTGTCTTTCAACGACTCGAATGTAAACCATAGTACTTCAGATGTTGTGAGTGTCACTTACGATGGTTCGGTCGCTGGCGGTACAATCACATGGGAACGAAACGGAAGCATTCTTGTCCCCGCATCTACGATTACCGGCGTAGGCACAAATCTTGTGTTCCACGCCAAGTTCGAAGTCTATTTGGCAGCTGGAAATACGCGAGTACAGGAATTCGCCGACGTCACGGTCGAGTCTGCGTCATCAGAAAATCCCCGCTCTACGATTGTTCCAGCGAGCGGAACACTGGGCCAACAGTATGGTGGAACGGGAGTAAATTTCAACACCGCGGGCAATGGTCAAGTTTTGATCGGCTCGCTGGGCTCAGATGCGACACTTGGAACCATAACTCAAGGTGACGGGATACTCGTCTCGAACGGGGCAGGATCAATTACTGTATCCGCCCATGTGAAGCAGGGTACTACGAGCGGTTACGCAGCTGTTTATTGGGACACTAAGACCAAAGCGTTTTGGTACCAGTGACGCGCGCGTCGTACTATCTTTAATTTTATACTATAACGTAGTATAAAAATTAATCAAGGTCACATGTATGGTATGTATTCTGTCTCAACTCGTGCACCGCGCAGTCAGAGCTTGAGCATCTTCTCGTCCCAGTTTATCCGTCGTTCCCAATTATCACTGAAGTCGGTCAGTTGAGTCACTCCCAGCGGCACAAGCAGAATAAATATATGTCGTTGTTGCAGCGTGAACCAGGCCCTGTCTAGCGCAATGTGTTGCATGCCAAGTTTGTCTGACATCTTGGTTGCGACAGCTATCCGTTCTTCGGTTTCAGTCAGAAAATTTTTCCAGAACGTCAGCAACGTCGACACAAAACTTCGTCTGACGACGTAGGCTACGCATGACATGCATTTTTGAACCCGCACAGCCGGCAGATTCTTGTACTTGTCGTACGCGCCGTCGTTCATGCCGCCTATCAACAGAACGTCCCAGTCCGCGTCGTCCGCAACGTCCCGGATGCATTTGAGCGTCACGTCGGGTGTTTTGAATACAACATCATCCTCGAACACGACGACAAAAGGTGCACCCCCGTCGTCGCTCGTACTCTCCATGAATGTTTCTAGCGCCTTGATGTGAGATTTCAAGCAACCGATGATGCCCAGACTGTGTGTTTCTGCGTCGATTCGAGTAGGATTTTCGATCAACATTTTCTGCAGCTCTTTTTCAACGTGCAAACGCCGGTCCGTCCGGTCTTTGAGATTTATGTAGTAGGAATGCTTGAAGATCGGATGCATCTTGTACCACGACAAATCAGATCCAGCCTTCTTGGCAGCTAATTTGCCCTGGTCGAAGTAGCCGAGCTTCCATGCGACTACACTCAATTCGTTCCATAGTGTGTGTTCCATCAGATGCTTGTCGAACCATCCGAACGCGTTTTTGTCGACCTCGAACTGCGTCGCGTAATTGAGGTACATATAGGCCATCTGCGTTCTTCCAAGCTGCCGATAAATTTTTCCGATATGCACCAATCCTTCTGGCCGAAGGCAACCCAGACGTTCGCTCTCAGAAACGGCACGGTTGTACCAATCGAGCGCATCGTGCACATTTTGCATTTCCGCATGCAGCTCGGCGATACGCATGATGGCGGTGTAGGTTTCCCATGGATCGTCACATTTAGCCGCCTTGTACCGTTTGATGTACATGCGAAGTGCATCACGATTCCTGTTCAACGCGGACAGGGTTTGTGCATAATAGAACATGGTGCGAGAACACTCGGGATGCGCCGCATTCTCCGCTTTCAAAACGGACAAGTCCCACGCCGCGCGTCTGGCTGACTTTTCAAACTCCGTCGATCGGTCCTGGACAATCTTCAACGATGACATCTCGCAGTTGGACCCTTCCTTCCACAACATTTCGTGCACCGGATGTTTCCACCGCCAACCCGCGCCAGAACGAATCACCTTCAATTCGTTGCTCTCGATGTGCTGGTTATTTGCCGTATTCTTCCATATCTGCCGCACGAACAACCCGTCCAACCGGCGCTTGTCGGCTATATGCGTCGCGGTCGGGCGGACGCTAGATATACTGTATCCGGACGGCTTGATGAACTCGTCTGCCGCGTCCAACAACACGATCCACGACCCCGTCGGAACTTCGCTTTCGACCCAGTCCAGCGCATCGTTTCTAGACACGGAAAAATTGACCCATGGACCTTCCTTGACTTCGACGTGCGGTGCAAAATTCTTGCACAGATTGATCGTGTCGTCCGTCGAACCCGTATCGTACACGAATATTTTCTCGACGTGCGAGGCGACCGATCTCAATGTTTTGAGCACAACGGTCGCCTCGTTTTTAACCATGAGTAACGCATACATTTGCATTTGTGTTATATGACGTACGGCCTTAAATCGACGAGCTTTGCACGGATGAAACTGTAAAGTTGCTTCTAAATAAATGCCTTTCGCATCAGAAAAACAACGACGATTTTTATGGATAAATCATCCAGACGTTGCGCGCAAATGGGAACAAAAATATGGACCGTCGCCCAGACGGCGGTCACGGAAGAAAAGACGGTCGCCCAGACGGCGGTCACGGAAGAAAAGACGGTCGCCCAGACGACGGTCACGGAAGAAAAGACGGTCCCCCAGACGGCGGTCACGGAAGAAAAGACGGTCCCCCAGACGGCGGTCACGGAAGAAAAGACGGTCCCCCAGACGGCGGTCACCCCGACGACGTTTGACTGGGGGAACCCCGTTTGATGTTTCTGCTGCTGATTTGCCGCGTTCAGATCCCATGAAGTATTTGTCGCTTTTTGAAAGCGGACCGAAGGTTCTGTTGAATAAATTGTACTGGAAGTACATGTTCAAAAAACTTGATAGAGACGATCCTGCTTGGGCGCAGTACGCCCAGGCGATGACGAAAAGTTACATGGAAGAGAACTCCTACGAGAAGGATGGTGTCGTTTACCTCAAAAAGGGAACGAAGCTCTACCATGGAAGCCGTCAGAACTTGGACCCACGCGCACTGTTCAAGTCTGGGCACCGAATCACGTTCTTCGGAGCCGAACCGAAGATATCGTTGTGGTACATTTTGGAAACGTGCAGCAACAACCCGCATGCATGCGAGTCGATCGTTCCCTGCATCGCGCCGGAGAAGCACGTGTGTTATTTTGACAGAGAAACGGGTCTATTGAAAAGTGTCATCGGCTTTTTGTATACGTTCGAACTGGTGCAAGAATTACCCATCGGACATTACTGGGACGACATAATAAGACATCCGTCGGAGATAAAATACTGTCGACAACAAGTCTGTCTTCACCCTCAAATATCTTACCGAGGACCGTCCTTCAGCTCGTCTGCCGTGCACGATCTATCCATCGAAGTTACGATGCCGTATGTCCGATACAGCGATTATATGACTCTCGTGAACAAACAGGTTGTCAACGTGAGCGAACTCGCTCTGCACACAAACGATGCGTTGTACGATGCGAGAAATGCGATAATTTCCGGGTAGAATATAAGATGTAGAATATAAAATGTCACAACAGAACGTGTACGACAAACCGCTGAAACTGTGCAGTCTTGACCCGCTGACCGGGTACCGCCGCAACGGATATTGCGAGGTAGATGAGTCGGATGCCGGAACGCATACCGTCTGCGCTGTCATGACCGACGACTTTTTGACGTATACCAAACGCATGGGCAACAACCTTACAGACGCGTCGCGCGAACACAGTTTTCCAGGTCTCGTCGATGGGGACAAATGGTGTTTGTGCGCGCTTCGATGGGAACAGGCCCGTCAAGCGGGAAAGGCGCCTCCCGTCATTCTAGATGCAACGCACCGCAAAACGTTGCAGTACACGTCGTTGGATGCGCTTAGAGGACAACTTGCGGGCGTGATCTAACGGCAGGTCCGGTTACGGCAGGTCCGGTTACGGCACGTCGGGAAATGCTACTTTCAAAAGCGGTCCACCTACCGCTGCAACACACCACCAGCTGCCCATCGCTTTTTTGAATGGGTACACTGACATCGATACCAGCATGGTTGCGACGAGGTATCCGGCCATCGTTTTTCCGCCCGGTATTTTCAGCATAGACACCAGCACGAACGCAAGGGTTGCAAAGTAACCGTACCATATGGCGTGACCCGCGACTTTTTCGGTTATCCAAGGCCACTGGAGATGTCGACCGTTCGAGAGCGGTCGAGTGCATAATTTCTGTTTGTACATGCGTTTCATGATGACCCATGCGACTATCGCGGCACCGTACATCCCAACGACGAGTTTCAACGGGCGTGTCTGCGCTGACGATTTTGAGAGGAAATACAGGACGAGAAGGCCTCCGACGACCGGCTGCAACAAGTTTTGCAATGCGGCGACCTGTGATGCTGCATTGTTCAGTCGCCCATGGTAAGGGGCCGTCTTGCACGTTTTGTCCCGTTCCGTCGTCGGCTGATCACTCCATATCAAAAACTCTAAAAATTGCATGCACAGAACAAACGCGAAAAATATAGCGTACAATCGATCGGACGTTTTGTTGCGGCAGTACAGGTAAATACACGCCGACATACCGACTATAAATGTAGTTAAGCTACTCTCTTTTGACCAGCACATTTTTGTTTTATCGTTGAAAACAAAAAAATATACGCTGTCCGTCATTGCCGGTCATGGAAACGATACACCATAACGCATATCCATGTCGTGTAACATTTGTTCAAACAGCCGGTCTTGTTTTTTCGCTTCCGCGTACGCGGCGGAACAATGTTTGTCGTACTCTCGCAGAAGATTGAGCGACGTTGGAGATTCCGGCGGCGGGGCACTCGGTCCCAAGAAGGGTGCAGGGGGGGCGCTCGCGACGACCGTGTCCTCCGCGACGACCGTGTCCTCCGCGACGGGCGGTGGCAGCGGATAAAATGTTCTGTCTTCACAATCTGTGCTGCCCTCGATGCAACAATAGCAACACAGTCTGGTTAGTGCACAATTTCCCATTTATTTATACATTTATACATACATTTATACATACATTTATACATATACATACGCGCAAATAAATGATACACATTCCACCTGAAATATGCGATTACATACTATCATATCTGCCGGAAAAGAGATGCGTTCCGAGGCGCCGAAAACGTTGCTGGGGACATACGAACCGTTGCCGGGTGTGCAAGAAACGGGCGCGTTACGACGTTCATCTGTTCTGCGCGAGACACGCGTCAAAACATAGCATCGCATTGACACGGTCGGGCCTTCATTTTCTTGCGCACAAGTTACCTACCGTCGACGTGTTCGACTCGCAGACGCTCGACTCGCAGACGCTCGACTCGCAGACGCTCGACTCGCAGACGCTCGACTCGCAGACGACGCATTCCGGGTTAAATAATAACTCGTAAAAACAAAAGGAGGATGACTTCAACACAATACATAGAAATCGATTCTTCGTATCGGAATCGCAGCGAGTATCCATCCGTTGGCGAATTTACCATATCCTTCGAGGGGCCCGGATCGCGGACGGAAAACAATGTTCTGGCAATGAAAGAACCGGTCTCTCGTCAGTCCAACGTTTTAGCTAACGACCCGATGGATCCCTGGAATCTGCATGCTACGAATTTATTCAGCGACACCGTGTCGGACACCAGCGTTTCTAAAAATCTGGGACAAGTTGTCAACTCGTCGTTGACAAGGATGCGCGAAACAGCGGCAACCAAAGTGCGTGTGACAGCCGTGAGCTCCGACCGGCGAACAGTCACCATCCAAGGAATAATGGACTCGTCGCCCCCTGCGTCTACGCTTGAACCAGACGAAAATTGGCTCAACCAGCAGATCGGCGCGTACAACGGAGCTGTCATTTCGGAACAGTCGCCGTACGAGCCGTTTCCAGGGTTCCCGTACACAGGGCGTCAATCGCAGAACAGGGCGCGCATCGCATCGTACACGTACATCGGAAACAACAGTGCGAAGTTGGTACTCTACACTGCTCTCAGAACGCCATACCCTGCATGTTCAGTTTCTCTGACGGCGCCAGGGACCGGATACCCGTCGGGCGTTTTTCCGACGAGCGGAGGGACCGGCAGCGGACTAACGATCTATGCGCAGGTCAACGCTCCGCCTGGTCCAATCGACGAAGTATACATTGTTTCATGCGGGACTGGCTATACGTCGGGAGACATACTGCAAGTAGTCGGTGGAACCAATGATGCGCGCGTGCAAGTAACGATCGGAGCGAACGACTTTTATATTTTCGCCATGAACAAACCGGGTATTTTCAAACCCGGCTACGCGGTGATCGCTAACCCGCCGCCGACGACGACGACATTCACCGTTTCCGGGCCGACGACGCCCGAGGCGGCCCATCTCGCCGCAGACTCGCCGCCGGGGACCGTCATCCGAGAGAACGTCCCCGTGCGAGGGGGGTCGTCGAATTATCCGGGGGCACCGGCGGCGATTGCAGGATACATTGTTATACCGCCCGGCACAACGGCTACCGTAGAAGAAACAGTCGTTGGCAGCCCGTTTGCAAACAACTCGTTATACCGTTTCACGCTGGAGAACGGCGTTTCGCTGCAGGCGCCGTTGACGGTTGGCGATCTCGTCTGTTGGGGAACGTCGGTTGCACAGACGGGGGAAGTGTTCGTTCCTTTCGGCACGGACGCGTCGGACGGATACAAAGGTCTATTCCTCTCAAACGATACGCGAAATGAATACCGGATCATAAATCGATACGACGACGTGCAGCATCTGGCGATGGCCGGCGGAGACAGCATAGCCAACTGGCAACAATGGGACTCAATGTCCATCAGACGGTCTCCGTGCACTGCCATGGTCTTGCTCGGCCTCGACTCGAACGAGATTTCGGCCGATGGATACGTCGTAGCACAGGTGCGATTGTTAAGCGCAGGCACTGGATACACGACGGGTGTGAAGGAGACGACACTCCTGTCCGGCTCATCTACAGGGAAAGATTTGCAGATTGACATCGCAGCGGTCGGCGCGAACGGAGAAATAACGGCATTGAATCCCGTTCCATTCGGAGGGCAAGGATACTACATCGGCGATGTCGTGTCTATCAACGACGGAAACAACGGAACAGCCATCGTAACGCAGCTTTCGCCGATCGCAACAAACGGCAACTACGTGTATCCGATTCCAGACGTAGATTTCGAGTACAGAAACAATCCATCGAAGAATATGTTTTTCGTCAAAGAGGGACGTCAAACGCCGGACGCGACGCTTCCCGACCTGCTGGGCGGTAACCAGGCGGCGATCATCCAAGTTGGCGACTTCATCGAACCGCTGTTCGGGAACGCCATGTACAACAATATTGGCATAGACGCGGCCGTAGACACGCCAATCATGTATGCGGCTGGGATGACCGATGCGCAGGGCGTTTTGCGACCCCCGACTATCGGTGGCGCGCGGACGCCGGGTGGGTATATTCCGTTGTCGGCAAACGACGTGCGCGGCCTCAACGTTGGCGATCGGGTCGCCGGAACGTTAGTCATCAGCCGTCTCAACGGAGTGCCCGTTCTCTACGGCACGGCAGACGCGGTGCAGGAAACCGTTCCCCTCGCACAAGACACGACAATTGTTGGCATCAGCAACGACGCGAACGATACAGACAACAACATGATCTTCCTGTCGGCGCAGAAAGACGATCACGGAAACGAGATTCCAAGCGGCGTCTTCACGTCGCCGCTGCGTGTGTACGGAGGATTGTGCAAACCGTTCTCCGTTGGGATAGCCCCCGGAACGCCCGCAAAAAGAGACAATCTGGTCATAACTACAACAGCACCAGACTATCAGGATGCGTACAACGGAATGCGGCTGGTTGTAACAAGTCTCCCCCAACTACAAAACTTGGAAAATCCGGGCATCGTCATCGAATCAACGATCGTCGGATATGATCGAACTACGGCGACCCTATTCATCAACCCGCCGGTAGACATCGGGACCGCGCCGGCAACTGTCATGATAACACCTCGGCGCGAAACGCGACGGATCGTGAGATACGCTAGCATAAGCGGTCCATTGCAGGACGATATAACACCCGGAACTACACAATTGACTCTGCCGGCCGACGAGATGAAAGTCCCGTTTACCGGCAAGGCATCAGACGTCAACGGATACTATACTGGAATGCTCATCTCAGTTGGAACGGCGTCCTACATCAAACAGGTGCGCACGGTCGTCGGGTACGATGCGGCAACGCGCACGATCACAGTGAACGCCCCCTTCACAAACACGTTTTACACAGACTCCGGGAAAGACAGCATCGCAAAGCGGCTCGAAGGCGTCGGACAACCGTTTCCAGTGCGCGCCGGCGAGTTTGAAGTGTACGGCGTCCCAGGGCCGGGGTTCGACCTCCCGTCGGAAAATGACGTCGGTCGTCTCGCGCTGTCGATAATCGACGGAACAACCGGGGTCGAAACCGTATTCTCAGAAGGGTCGTACGTTTCGTACGTCACACCCGTGCCGCCGGGAGGCAACCCGACGTACATCATCCTCGACCGAAACGGTGAATTGGTCGACACAAGCGCCGCCTCGAATGTGAACAGTACGCTCAACTTGGGCGGGTACGGTAGCGCCGCCTCGAATGTGAACAGTACGCTCAACTTGGGCGGGTACGGTTCGTCTACTTTCCGCATCAACTGCGGATTCGTCGATAAAGATTTCAGCGCGCCGCTGATCATGAATTATGGGAGACAGGACTCTCGATGCGCCCAGCAAGCGTACCTATCGCAAACGACGCAAGATCAGTTCTCGCCGCTGCTCTACTCGGGGTCCATCGTCGGAACGAACGAAATGGTTTGCTACCGCGTAGTGCTGTTGAATCTCATATTGCCTAACGCGCCCATACAGGGCGGCAGAGGCGGACGAATCGCGTTTTACCCATTCGTCTATGTTCAACTCGAAAACCAGTCGGCGCCCGAATCCGGCAACCCGGTCCGAATATATTCCAACAATCCGAACTCGAAACACATGGTGTTCAGAGTACCGATAAACGACATCAACAACCCGACGACGGCCCCGTTCATAAAACTGAACGCAGACAGTCAAGTCCAAACGATGAAGTTCAGACCGGCCGACAACTTTAGATTCAAAGTTCTTCTCCCGAACGGCGACGTTTTCCAGACCGTGCTCCCCGACTCTGGCCCGTCCAACGAACCAAACCCGTTTGCACAGGTGTCGGCGATCTTCAGCATCACGCGTCTAGGCTAGTTAGTTTAGACACGTGACGCCTTATACAAAATGACTATCTTACCAACTGTTATTTCTCCCGTGCTATACGTCCTGCAGTGCGAACATGACTGCGTGTACGTCGGCATAACAATGAATTTCAACTTGCGTTACGCGCAGCACCAGTCCGGTTCCGGCGCGCGATGGACGCGTCTCCACAAGCCGTTGTCGGTCATAGAAATTATACCCAATGCATCGATGGACATGGAAGACCAAAAAACACGCGAGTACATGAACGAATACGGATGGGAAAATGTGCGCGGCGGTAAATGGACAAAGATCGACTACAAAATGGACCCGCGGTAACCCCTTGTTTTTTTAACTGTTCTCCGTTAAAAAATATCCGCCTCGAATGACTATAAAGTAGTATTAATCAAGGTCATATGTATTATGTCTCAACTCTTTCCAAAGCTTCTTCAACACTTTGTTTTCTAAAGAAGCTTTTTCTAGTTTTACCGTAAGCTGTGATACCTGATTGCTCAGTTCCGTATTTTTAATATTTAGCAGCTTCACTTCTCGACGTGAATCCTCTAAAAGTTTTGAACTATCTTCTTTCCTTTCAAGTAGACTTAACCACTTCTTGTGAGTCGAACCCTTTCGATGGGCTTTAAAACTGGAATTTGTCGTAAAAATTGTACGCCTTTTACTACACGGACAAATCAATCCGTTGGGAAACAAAAATCGAAATTCGACCGCGGAAGCAGGCCTAGCGATACCATCGTAAATCGTCGGACTGTGAATTAACTCCATTTTCAGTGCTATGTCTAGCATTGAAAATTATAAATCGTTTTCATCGGCGGCGGAAGGAGGCGTGTCCAAACTCAGTTTTCACCATTCGCCGTATTCTTCTTCATCTGTTTTACCGGTTGTCACTCGTTACCCCATGCCGCATGGAAGCGGATAACCGTCTCCGAATTCGCCGCAGTTCCAGTATTGCTTCGATCCATCCGGACAGTACTGTATGCAATAACATCTCTTATCGCCTTCGTAACAGTCGTGTCCGTCGCATACGCCCATCGATCGGCAATCAATTGCCTTGCTCTCGTCCTTGAATCCGCATGGCTGATTGTAGCATTTATAGTCGCTGACGCCATAGTCTACATGCGGCATCGGGCCAGGTGAAAAGTCTGGTATATAATACGACGGTCGGACGACGACCCGTTTCTTTTTTTGTCGTTGTTGAAGTTTTTGTTTAAGGCGTCGCACGCGTTTATTCACGTCGCCGTGTGTTGATTTGTCAAGGCGTCGCAAACTCATGAACAATGCGCCTGTCATGGCTACAATTAAAAGTATGACAACAATGTACAGATATGTTTTTTCAGATACCATGTTTACTTGTTGTTAGATTTTTTCGGAGATCTGCGACGTGACTTCCGGCGTGACTTCCGGCGTGACTTCCGGCGCGGCGGTGATTTCTTGCGCGGCGACTTTTTGGTCGACCACTGGGGTGTCTTGAACACTTTCTCTACCATAGCGTTGAATCGTTTCATATAGGGGGTTGCCGGTATTGCAGAGACGTCGCTCGACTCGTCGCCTTTAAGTCCAGTCTTGTATATGGATTCTAGGGTCTTTTTGATGCCAAAATCTTGCAGTATATCTATGATTCCGATATGCACACACACGCGCTGGCTTCCAGAAGGCGGGGGGCCGTGAAAGTTCGCGACGAAAGACGATCCGGCAGGCGCAATGCACGTGTCGCAAAGGGGCTTGCACGTGCTACGGGAGTTCATAGGTTCGATTGCAACGAGCAGCGAGTAGTCCATCAAGTTCATGCGCGCTAGAAACTGACTGTCTAGTCTGAGCATTTTTTTGATGCGAGTCGACATTTTCGTCGCCAGACAGCTGCTGCCAAAGTTGTTGTCTTTTCCGACGGCACCGCGTTTCATCGTCGCTATTTCGCGTTTTCGATGCGATCCCTTGAGATCGTATAACCAAGGGTTGTTTAGATTGAAGTTTATGTTTGTTTGGACGAGGAAGTAGACGTTGTCCTCTCTGTATATGCCGAGAATTCTGGGCAGCAGCGAGTTGGGATATTTGTGCATGTGCGCCGCGTACGCGTCGAGGACGTCGCCGACGAGCGTGTCGATCTCGCCTTTCGGCATCGTCTTGAGAAAGAACCGTTTGTGTTTCGAGATCCAAAAAAGCATTTTGCTCTTGCCGGCGCCTTCGCCAAGCTTCTTCACGCTGGAAAGCTCCTTTCTGTACTCGTCGTCGTCTATGCCCCACGCGTGCCTGAGTTTTCGGAACACGCCGGGGGCGTACGTCGCACCGCCTGTGACCTGGACGACGTCGGACGATTTACCCATCGCGGCCTCGTACTCAGCGGTCAGTTTGTTGCGTTTTCCCTTTGTCGTTGAGATGATGCTAAACATGTGTTTATTTATACCGTACTTTATCTATCGTCACGGACTGAGACGCATTATTCTGACCATAAGAGAGATTTGCGCGAACGGATTGGGTAGCTCTGGATCGGCGTCTTTTTCGAGCGTCGTTTTGAACACCTCGCCGTTTGGAAGATGCACCGAAAATTTCAAGTTGTCGTTGGGGTTGAATTTCACGGTCATCGCTTGTCCGTCACAGTTGAGTTTGATGAACGGCGACGTTTCCGGTTCGTACACGTCGTCTATGGGCACTCGCCATACCATCGTCCGCGAGTTAGGGTTGTTCGAGTAGAAGTTGATTTGGTTACCGGACGACGGGGCCGTTTCGTTCTGCAGTTGCACGTAGACGAATGGGTAGAACGCGATCCGTCCGCCGGCGCCCGAGTCAAGCGGCGCGTTGGGCAGCACGAGATTGACCAGTTCTATCGTGTAGCACGTCATTTGATTGATGAGACTGCCCGTGTACGTCACAGGGTAGTCTGAGTCGCGAGTGACTTGAAGCACTCCGGCGGTTTGGAAACTGGGCGTGGCGGGGATTCCGAACGACAGAGGGAACGGCGCTTTTGGAAGGTCGGAAACGACGCCCGAGTTGATGCGGAATTCAGCGGCGTACAGCTGTCCCCATTGGACGGTGATTTCGGTCGGATCGGCGCCGAGCGACGGCACTGCGAATGCGGGCCCGTCATCGTAGATGAACACGAGTTCGTTTCCGATGACCATGCCTAGATATAGATTTCGGTGTTCGACGACTTTTCCGTTCGCCGTGTACGTGATACGGGCGATGCGTCTGCCGATGTCCGCCGCGGTCGGCGCGTACCCCGACGTGCGTGTGATCGTTTCAGACTGACCCTCGTTTGCCGCCGGCGTCGTGTTTGAGGCGTTTGCAACGGTCGTTTGCGTCGGCGCCAGCGACTCTGACGCTTTTCCGCGAAAGGCGACGGTCGGCGCGGTCGCCTGTTCGGGCCGAATGAAGCTTGCGTCTATAGGCGAGTCGAAGACTACAGTGCGCGATGCGGCGTCGTAACCGGTGATGAGCCGGGTTTGGAAATCGGACACCGAACTGCCGAGCGTGATATACATGCCGGTGTACTCGCCGTTTTTCGTACTTGCCTGCCCGACGTACGGTGGCCAACTGCGTCCATGCGGCAGCACGATTTTACGCGCGCCTATGGGCACGTCGGTCTGCAGTTTTCCGGTGAACTTTGCGTACTTGGACACGCGCAGTGGCTGTCTGTACGGAAAAAGCTGTATGTTTCGCCCGTCGTACCCGGTCGTCGCGGCGGAAACCGGCCGGCGCGGCATGAACAGGTCTGCTGCGAGCGGAGGGGAAACAGTGAGCGTGCGCGACTTCTGGTCGTACGCGATGACGGTCGAGTCTACGTTGAACTCGGGGTTCGATCCCCACACCGGCAGCCCCGTGACGACAGGCGGTTGAACGTTCGGATCGGGATTTGGATTGGTGTGTGGAAATTGCAGCGAGTCGCGTATTTCAGGTATCCGGACTTTCATGCCAACATAAGATCCTCTCGACTGCGGCATCGAAGCGTCTGCATTTCCACCGGGCAGCAGCTTTGCCGGGTCATCGTTCACGTAGTCTGAGATAACGAGCTGTGTCACCCCGGCTGCCGTGTGCGCCTGTTCGATGTAGATGACCGCCCCGACGGACGGGAGGATAGCCGGAACCGGACTTAAATTCGTTAGAGTGTACCTTGAATATCCCGTATTGTTCACGATCGGTTGTTCTGTTACCGTCGCCGACGTGACGCCTGGAATTCCGAGTCCGGAAACAGCCACCGCGTTTCCGGTTCGCACCTTTCCGGTCGGCGCTAAGACGGAAACGTCCGGACCGGCGCCGACCGCATCAATGATTTGCCTGGACATTACGGGCGCCGGCCGTACTCTCAAACCGAAGGGCTTCGACAACCCACCAAGAACAATAAATTCGATGTTGTTTCCCTCCGTCGGAGGGGTCGCTGGGCCGACGGGCACGGGCAACCCGGTCACCGGATCGATGGTATCTGTAAGTTGAGACGAGAGGAAAATCGTCAACCTTTCGGCTCCGGCAAGGTTGTCTATCTTCGTACCGACGACGGTCGTGTGATCGAGTAATTGAGTCGAGAGGTAGTCGCCGATGGTCAGGGTAGCGTTGTTCCCCGAGCCATTTTGCAGGACTGTGACTACATCTCCGGGGCTGTAGCCGCTTCCGCACTGCACGACCGTCACGGCTGTTATATCACCGGCGCCCCCGACCGACTCTATGAAAACTGTGAGTCCGGAACCAGTCGCAGCGGTCGTCGATGCGGGACCGACCGTGTAACCGGTGCCCGCCGCCGTGATTTCGACGCTGCAGTTTCCGCGGCTGGTCGAAATCACCCGGTCGCCGACGTTGACGCCGAGCACCGGGTTGACGCCGGCGACGGCCGCCGCGTCAACGAGTATGCTGGGCACCGCGCCCAATGGGTCGTTAGAGCCGTATTTTCCGACAATCCCGTTCCCTGACGCAAAAAGGTTTCCCCGCATCAGATCGATGTAGTCGCCGGCCTTGAGCACCGTGTCGCTGTTGCGGCCACGCGTCAGCATGAAACTTGTTTTAGGCGGCCGGTCCATGTAGGGGACTTCACCCTGTCTGACTGCCGAAAACGCCAGCAGAACTCTTGTGCCGGCGGCCTGCGTCGGCGGCGATATGTTGGTCACTGCGTACTGTGTCTGGCTCGTGCGCGTGATGGTGCACGTCGTTCCTTTGGCTATCCGCGTGTAGTTGTAGACGATGCTGTCGTCGGGGCCGATGGTGTACTCGCATACGTTTATGTTGTCTCCGGTGGGCATAATTCCGACCAGATCACTGGTGACTGTAATCGACGCGCGCGATGCGTCGAACGTCGCACGCACTCTTGATGTGAACAGAAGACCGCCGTTAGATGAGTCCCAGCCGATGGTCGCAAAGGGGGCAGGCGGTTTTATGCGAATAGACATGCTGTCGTGCACCTCCCACCGATTGATCGGCCCAGCGTTCATGGTCGGCAAGATGCTTTCGTCCGTCGTTGCGGTCAGCAGATGAGTCGTGCCGTCGTACTCTCGGATCTGCCGCCATTGCTGCCTGGTCTCGTTGACGACGAATCGACTTGCGTAACCTAAATCAGCATCTATGCCGTCCGGCACGTACAGTTCGCCCGACGATTCGGGGACGCGCGTGATCGAAACGACAAAACCAATAGCAGTGATGCCTGTAACGTCGACAAGCGCAGCGGCCGGCGAACAGACGAGTATACTGACAATTTCGACGTTGTCCGCATCTGTTGTTATGCCGCACACATATGTGTTCGCGGGCAGAGCAGGTCCTGTGAACGATGTCACCTCTTGGTCGAGGACGATGCTTCCGACAGGCGGTCGGCTGCCTGCCGCGAAATTGATTTGGTTGAGTGGGGCGCCCGCCGCAGAACATGCGTACGTCCCAAAATTTCCGGCACGCGAACTTATGCCCGCTTTATTCATCGTGTGAATGTAGAATGTATTTACAACCCGCACTTCCGTGAAAAAATCTTGGGGGCCGACCTGGTAAAACAGCGAGACGCTGAAGTCTACACCGATCGTGTCCAGAACAATCACCGCGTTGCCGTTGCCGAGGTACTGGTACGATATTATTTTTGACCGGATATCGTCCAAGGACTGCGCAACGCTTCCATCGAGCGATGTCGTATCCGGATACCGCGGGTCGTATGGGTTGTATGCAGAAAATATGCATCCGTTGTACGCTCCCTCTTGGTGCGAAAGGACAGTGCAGTCCCCGGACGGATCGAGTTTCCCCCGGACGTGAACGGTTCGGTTGTCGGTGTCAACAAATGTCACGCTGACCGTCACGACCGCGGTATTGCGGACAACCGATCGGTCGTTCGATTCGTTCTGCCCGAGAATTTCGATGGCGCTCGTCGACCCGATGCCGATCGCAGGCGTCATTTTTCGGTTGAGAGCGAACAAGTTCCACGTGTGATCGCCCGTCGTTTCAGGCGCGATGGACGCCTGAAGAGATACAGGCGACACCATGTTCAACGGAATCGCCGGAACGCCGCTGCTGCCCAACTGCACCGTGAACTCGCCGACATTTGGGTATTTTGTCCGGTCTCGGAACGTAGAATCAATCTCTATGTATTCAACATGAGGCATTTATTACATGCAGTTACTTTTCTTAAGCTACCGGGCTCACGCCGCAATCTGTCGATACCGTGAAGATGTGAAGACGTGAAGAAGCATAAAAATATGACGTGACAATAAATGACTCTTCGTTTGCACACTGTATACCGCCCTCCTATCCCGCGGTCACCCCCTGCCCCGCCTGCCCAGCCTGCTGGTCGACGCGTTCGGTTTTGGGGCGACAGCAAAAATTTGCTCGATCCCCCCCCGCGAACGATCGTGCACTACAGCGTGTTCGCGCCGCCTACCCAGATGAGCATAGTACGGTACGAGAAATAACAGTACCGACCGAACAGGTTTTAAGAACAAAAGTCCGTAAATAAAAACAATGTTGAATCGCAAAAAACGTCGTCCGACAACGATGCAAGACCTTGCTGATTTCAGCAAAGAACACTATACGTGGATAAACCAGATATTCGGAGACCAGTCCGTGCGCGAAATAATCGGGGAAGAGTATCCGGTTGAAGACACGACGTTTGTAGTGGATCCTGCGACCGACGAGTTTCCGGATTCCGACCATCACGTGCTTGTCACGCCGACGGGAAGATGGTGCAGTGTCGAGCAGGGACACCAGGTCTCGTCTCGGGACATATACGATACGTTGTGTCAGTCGTACAGCCTGATGAAATATTTCGACATCGACATCCCCAAAGACCGTGTGCAGCGCCAGCTCGATATGGTAGATATGTACAGAGATATCCTCGCCAACAACAGGATTTGGCGCAAGATCAACGACGAGATCTTGGCCAACCCGGAAAACAAGTTCTTATGGCGAGATTATACGCAGCCCGACGAGGAACTGAAGGCGGAGACTGTAAAGTCTTACATCACAATGAACCCGAAGACGATCAAGAAAAACATCAGACGGGTGCTGACCGATTGGAAAAATTACGGGTACATGCACTTCATAGGAGACGGGCGCCCGCAACCGAACGCCAGTCCTCCCCGTCGTTCTGCCCGGCTCGCCAACAATAACAAGGTAACCGGCGGGGGGTACACGGAAGCCTTGATAGATCTGGGACTCGTGCCCGAATTTCTGCCGGGTCTCGCACCCGTCGACATGTCATCGGCTGAGCTGAAATATGCAGCGCAACTTTTCCAGGATGCCATCCAGATGTTGGGGGCGGTGCCTGCAAACCAACCGTCTACTGGCTACGACAGACATTTCAGCCTCACACCCCGCCAAAACAGAGGGCGTATCGTTGCGAAAAGCTTGTTAGATCGACTGGCCAACTATATGCCCGTTGCAGGCACCGATCGCATCATACGGGAAGCTGCGATCGGTTTGGTCGTCGGCGCCGGCGTGTGCGACACATATGCGTCGTTGGTAGCCGTGCTTGCGGTATTGAAGCCGGGACCGGTCGCAGGCAAACGGATATTGGTTGAGGGAATCGGGGGTCACACCAAGGCATACGTGTACGACATCATGATAGACGTGCACGACGACATCGTGTTTAGACAACGCGGACCGCGACGCCCGGATACGTCAGTCGTCGAAGATCTCTCGCACGAAAGGCCTACTGTCGTGTACAGCAAGTTGCGAGAGTACATGCGTCTGCTGTCCGACGAATACAACCGAGGCGTCAACTCGCTGAGTCAACCGTCAAAAGATGCGTACTACGCATTCATAAACATGAAACATGATGGCAGCTTAGCGAGCCGACTGTCGGTAGCAGAGAAATTGGCGGTCGAACGGGAACTCCGACAAGAATTGATCGCCGAGTTGACAGAAATGGGCATTTCGCCCGGGCCGGCGTATACAAAATTTATACGCCGGGAACTTCCATCCCGGCTGAAAAAACGTTTCGACTTTTCCCCGTAAAAATGATTGTTTTTTCGACCGGCAAAGAAGATCAACTTTCTTACCATGAGACCTCAGAGCATTCGTAACCGCAATCGTGACGTCAACCGCCGTGTCCGCGACAAGAGCCGGCGACCTTCTCCGAAGATGTCGAGGCAGATCAAACGTTATCGCGTAAAGACGCAGCGGACCCGCGCTGTCCGGGACACCCGCGTCGAGGCGGCAGAGGCGGCAGAGGCGGACGAAGTAGTGCATCGGGGAAGGTCGCCGTTAGACCGTGCATTTCGGCAACTCGGATGGATGGCAACCGACGATCCGCCGACGTGGGCGGACGCACGTCTTCAACAAATACTCGCTGCCCACAGACAGCATGAACAGCTCGACCGCCTCGAACGCAATGTATGCCAGTTGAACGAGTTTGTTCAAAGCCCCTACGCTCACATGGTAGACTGCATGCTGGTATCTGGTCAGTTCAAATTTTTCCTAGATCAGTCGCTTGAAATTCACTACGATGAACTCACCCGATGCACGATGTCTTCACGCAGGATCGAACAACATAAGAGAATCGACAGCATCATTTTGTCCATCGCCGACCGTCTCATTGGTCTGAATTCTACGCGTATCGCTGCACGTGATGCCGGATTGATTGAGTAGACGTACAAACATACAAACACATACAAAAAACATACAAAAAACATACAAAAACATAAAAAAGCCCCCGGCTGTACCTTCATCATGGTACAGCCGGGGGCTTTTTTTTATGTTTTTTATGCAGGTTCGGTTTTATTGCACCCGTCGAAAGCCGAACAGGTACGACATTTGCGCGAGCGGATTCGGTTGAGCGGGAGGCACCGTTTCGACGATCGACGTCTGCAGCACCTCGCCGTCGGGGAGATGCGTCGACACGCGGAATGTGTCGTACGGTTTGAATTTGATGATAGACCACTGGTCGAATCCTCGCAGTTTGATGAACGGACTGAGCAGCGGGTCGGATATATCTGTGACAGGCACTCTAAAGGTCATTCTGGACGCGAACGGGTTGTTGGAGTAGAAGTTGGTTGGGTTTCTGCCGGACGCGGCAGTCACGTTTTCAAGCTGGACGTAAACGTAGGGGTAAAATGCGATTCGACCGCCGCCGCCGCCGAGGATGGGGGCGTTTGGCAGCACGACGTGCAACAGAATGATTTCATAGCACACCATTTGGGGTGTCAGATATCCGCTGTAGTCGAGCGGGTGCGCGCCATCGTTGGTCACTTGCATGGATACGACTTGCTGCGACAGCGGGGCCGATATGTTGAGAAGGTTGGGCGCGCCAGCGCCGCGGTCGTTGAGGGGCCATGCGCCGACGGGTGACCTCACCAGCGGAGATGTAAACGGTTCGGACACAATCCCACCGTTTATTTCAAATATGTCGTTTGCAGCGGGTGCCCTCTGAAGCACTGTCATTGGGTTGAACGGGACGCCGACCGTGATGACCGGGTCGGTGCGAACACCGTCGACCATCTTCGGCGCGGAGTACCCGGTGATGATGCGTTGCTGAAAGTCGCGCGGTCCGGCCAGACGTATTACCCCTCCGCTGCCCGCGGGCCCGCCTCCGTTTGCGTCGACCGTTATCACGTCGTTCGGAAGATACCCTGACCCAGGATGGAGTATCGTCGTGTTGTTGGGGTCGATGGCACCACCGCCGTCTACGGCGAGCGTGAGCGTGAGGCCGCTTCCGGAACCGCCCGATGTGTTTGCTGCGCCAGACGAGTACAGGGCGCCGAGACCTACGAACGTAAGGCCTGGATTTTCGGGGTCTGTTCCTACCGACAAGTACATTCCGACATAGTATCCGTCTTTGTCCGACGCTTTCCCCTTGAACGGGAACGCCGATTCTTCAGGGACCGTGATCGTCCGGGTCGTCGCGTTTAGAATTTTCCCCGTGAACTGCGCGACTTTTTCGATCTTGCGACTTTCGCGATACGGGATGATGGTGAGGGTGCGACTCCCCGCATCGTTGGCGGCCGGGGGGTTTGCGGGGGTCGACGAGTAGTCCAAACCAGGGACGGCCGTCAGCGGCGGACTGACCGTCATCATCCGCGTGACCGCGTTGTATCCGGTCACGTACGACACTCGTGTGGTGGGGTCGTTCACGCTCCCCGTGTTCCAAAATTCAGGGCTTCCCGGACCGGGGGACGCCTGGTTGTTTGCCTCGGGGTTGGGCAGAAGAACGCCGGTCGGCCACATCACTTTCATACCGGTGTACGCGTCATCGTAGAGGGGAGCGGTAGATTCGTCCAAATAGATTTCAGACACCGTGCTCAAGTTCTCTGTCGCCGTCCGCGGAGCAACCAGCACCGAGAACGGTTTGCCCCCAGCGCCTTGAATGCTGATCCATTCCTGCGGCAGAGGGGGTGCCTGCGCGGCCCCGTCAACGAGGAGAGCGGTCGTGCTCGGCGTGATCACGATGTACGATCTTATTTTGCCATCTTGACCGGCGGTTCCAAACGCGGTGATTCGAGTGACGCCATTGAATTTTCGCGCAAGGGTCGCTTCGTTCTGGTGCGTCGGCGCTACATGCATTCCGACATTTATGCCATTCATTGATGTGACCGGCACGATCGGCGTGTCAAAGTAAATGACGTTCGAACCAACTGTGACGAGGGCGGTTGCGCCCGCCGTCAACGCCGGGTAGGTTTCGCCGTTTTCCCGTCGCAGCGTCAACCGCACCGTCGCAGCGTCAACCCTTTCAACGTTGGAGATGTAGTCGCCTTCTTGGAACACGCCAGCTGGGTCGATCGGTATCGACTGAATGCGGGTTCCGACTTCAGGAGGCACATTTTCGCCGCCGACTCCGGTGTATGGATTATTTGTCACGATGAGGAATTCTCCCGGAGTCGTAGTCCCGCCCGTGCCCGTTCCCCCGGACACTCTTCCCGTTTGATTGACGCCCGATCCTCCGTTTGCACTGCTACCGACGCAGTACGAGGTAGACATCGCGTTTCCGAACAACGCCTCCACGTAGTCTCCTTCGGACGGAAGATCGCCCGTCCCGATCTCTCTCGGGTCGCGCGCAAAGTTGAATGCTACATTTGACGGAGGTTCTTGATAGAGCAATGACATTATTTGCACTTTCCCGGATACATTTGCTCCCTGCACGACCGTGAGGATGTCCCCTACCTGGTAGCCGATGCCCATGAGCAAAATAGTCGCGGATATTATACTGCCTGCCGGTGCCGAAATATTAATCACCATGCCCCGTCCGTGACCACCGGTGCAGGTAACGGTTCCGGACGTGTACGCCGCGCCGGCGTTGAACACGGACAGTGCATCGGCACCCAGACTGTTGTTGTCTATCATCGCATAATTCTGACCGGCATCCAGTCGTGCCGGCGGTTGACGTCGTATGGACATCACGTCCCATGTCGTCCACAGGTAAACACTCTGCCCGTTGGACGTGTCTATGGTCGCCAGCCGGGTCGTGTCGTTGTAGGCCGTGATCCGGCGGTGCTCGCGACGCGTCTCGTTCACCGCATACATGCCTACGTACGAAGTGTGTGCGTCCATTCCCCCCTGCACGAAAATTTGGGCGGATGTCGCCACCGTTTGCTCTTCGTCAGTAAGCGAGTAGCTGACCATGGTTTGAACAAAGTACGGCGCGTTCAAGTCATAGTACAGAATCGGGCGATTCAAAATGATGATGCCCATGTTGTTTCCGATATACTCGTACGATAAAATTCGAGACCGGTTGGCGGCGTACACCGGGTTTGCTCCAGGATCAATCAAAGAAGACCGACTGAACACGCATCCTGCATACGCGTTGTCGTACTGGAGCAAGATATTCTTGATCTGCGACTGGGGAATTTCCCCAGGAAAAGGATTCGATGCACCGCTTTGAATCCGCGAGTCGATGAGTCCCTGGATGTACATCGTCGTCTTGTCCGACGAGACAGATACTATCTTCACTCGAATTTCGCTGATCTCAGACTCCGATATGCTGTTGTGACCGTTGTTGGCGTCGCCCGAGTTCAATCTCACATCTTGCGCGCTGTTCAGCACGTTCAAGTTCCATGGAGTCTCCAACCGTTTCACAGGGAACGGCACGGTCAATGCGCTGTCCGACACGCCATCGTGGAAGGCAATGGGTCGTTCCCCCAGATCATTTCGCATAGTTGTCTCGAAGGAACCAGCAAGCGGGAACGCCAAACGGTCCCGCATAGTAGAATCTAGCTCAATGTATTCCATTCTTTATTAACTGAACTATGTATTTATACTCTCTAGATCACCCATCATCTGTCGCTGACGCTTTCGTTGTTCAAGGCGGTGGCGTTCTCTGCACTCACAATATATCAATACGCCGTATATGGCACTAGTGACGCATACTAAGAATATGACGCCCGACGGATCTGGCGACTCGTATTCGGCAAACATTTTGGTTTATACACTAGTTTTTTTCGAAACAAAATGACAGCACCGCACATGCAAAAGCTGCTCGATCTGCTAGGATCAGCATCTCCAGTGATGTTATTTCTTGACAGTTCGAAAAAGTTTAAAAAGGCCCAACAAATGCCTGTTGAAAAGTGGGACCCTCTTCCCCCCAAACACAAACAGAAAATCAAAGATTTGATCGCGCTCAAAAATACGGAAACACTATCCCCATTAACGTCGGAACAATGTGAACCGTTGTATGCGGAGATACAAAAACTCATGGTGCAAAAAGATGTCCCGAAGACGGAAGACACACCCGAAGCGAAGACGGAAGACACACCCGAGCCAAACACGGAAGACACGCCCGAGCCAAACACGGAAGACAGAAGACGGAAGACACGCCCGAGCCAAACACGGAAGACACGCCCGAGCCAAACACGGAAGACACGCCCGAGCCAAACACGGAAGACACGCCTGAAGCGAAGACGGAAGACACGCCCGAAGCGAAGACGGAAGACACGCCCGAGCCAAACACGGAAGACACGCCCGAAGCGAAGACGGAAGACATTCAAACTAGTGCAGAAGAAGAAGCGAGCAGTGTCAGCATAGAAGATATTGGAAGTGAAGCTCCCGATGTTGTCGAAGAATACAGCGGCACGATAGAGGAAGATTTGACGCCCAACTTTGTAAACGTATTTTTCAACTACATCAAAGATTTGATGAAAGACGAAAATACTGCGATCGCAGCGCCGCCGGACCATTCAAAGGAGACTGCTCTCGAGTCTGAAAATGTAACGGAACCCAACGAACCGTCACGACCTTCGACTGAAGATGCGCATCTTGCATCGACGGTTCCTAACGCAGATCAACTTCCGGAGGGATGGACTGCCCAAATAAGCACAAGCAGCGACCCGGGGAAGGTGTACTACGTCAACGAAAAAACGGGCGAGACGACCTGGGATAAGCCGGAAATGCCGTCGACACAAGATGATACAGGCGCAACAGACGGCGTAACAGACGGCGTAACAGACGGCGCAACAGACGGCGCAACAGACGAGTCGTCCAGTGCACTGCCGGAAGGGTGGACGGCGCACGTCAGCGAGACGAGTGATCCCGGCAAGAAGTACTACGTGCACGAGAAGACGGGCGAAACGACATGGGATCGACCGTCTAAGCCCGAGAAGATTGAGTCGTCCAGTGCACTGCCGGAAGGGTGGACGGCGCACGTCAGCGAGACGAGCGAACCCGGCAAGAAGTACTACGTGAATGAGAAAACGGGCGAGACGACATGGGACAAACCAGGTGCGAAGAAAGTAGACGAATCTTCAAGCGACTCGACAGGCGACGCGACAGGCGACTCGCCTGCCGTCGCGACTGCTGACACCGAAGAAGTTGTGCCCGACGGTTGGTCTGTTCACGTCAGTCGAACGAGCGATCCCGGCAAGAAGTACTACGTGAACGATAAGACGGGCGAGACGACCTGGGATAAGCCGGGTGAAGGACATGTCGAAAATTGGGTCGAGAAGACAAGTAACAATGTTCGACCGGGCGAAAAATATTATGAGAACACCAAGACTGGCGATACGTCATGGTCCTTGATTGACGTGAACGGACAGAACGCTGCGTTCACGTGCATGAAGTGCAAGAAGGGAGGTAAATTGCCTCACACCACGTACTTCATCAAAAATGACAAGGCGCACAAGGTGCGTTTTTGTTCGATGAAGTGTTTTGAAGACACGGAATTTTAATACGCGCGAGTAATAAATGGAACTGTTTGTTTACATCCAAATATTGAGTATGGCGTGCAGCACTGTCGCAGTTTTCTACCACCTGAAGGCTGCAAATAAGAGTAATTCATTGCGGTCGACTAAACGGTATAAGAAATGGGCCCGCTTGTTTACGGCGGGATCTATTCTACTGTTGGGGGCCGCTTACAGCCTCGCATGGGCCGACGTGACTCAGCCCAGCAAGCACGATGTAAAGATAAATACCGTTCATCTCATGGGTGTGTTATTCCCCATAACACTGTTAGAAATTCTCGTCGCAACCGAATACTGACGTTCGCAGCGACTGGAAACGCAAAAAAGCCCCCGGCTGTACCATGATGAAGGTACAGCCGGGGGCTTTTTGTTTTTTTTGTGTTTTTAGTTTGTATGTTTGTGTATAGTTTTGTATGTAGTTTTATATGTAGTTTTTAATACTTTGAAGCTTCCATTTGCCTACGCGGACCTTTGATCCGACGATGGCAGTTACGATGCCGCCGTCGCCTGCGTCCTTTCCTCTCTGTTTGATCACATGCTGACCAACTTTGAAAGATGTCGGTGAGACACGTAAGAAGGTCGGTGAGAAGGTCGGTGAGAAGATCGACGGGAGTGTGAACGATGCCTTGGCCAACTTGAACTTTTTTGGCGCAGAAACCTTCGGTTCATAGCGGTAAAGGTCGCCTATCCGGATTTTCCCGCTGTAGGAAGCCCATGTATCCGAATCGCTTAAGAGGGTGTTCCAGTGACGGTGTTTCCACGACACCGATGTGATAGACAACCTGGACAACCTGCTCTGCGACCTGGTCGACCATTGTGGCGATGCGTTCGCGACATAGTCTGATCGTTGGTTCAGAATGACTGAGCCGAAATCATCACCGCCAAAGTGGAGCTGCGATACGAAACTCTTGCACGGGCAGTTGTCATCGCCGCACTCCTGCCTCTTCTTGCGTCGCAGTGCACGCGTGACAGGATCGCCCAGATCGTTGACGCAAAATCCGTGGAAGTCCATGTGCACGATGAGATGGGTCTTGTCGCTGCTGGTCGACTTTTCCTTTCGCACGATCCCCCGGCCGAGGCGTGCTTTGGCCAACGCTGCCTTTTCCATCTTTCGCAATGACGTGATCGACCGTTCGGCAGCCGCCCATTCATTCTCGAAACGAAAGACGTCATGGGGGTCACAGAAGCTGTTTTGCTGGACAACATCGACGAGATGTTGCCGCACTCGTTCAACGGCAACGTTTGCCGCGTCTTGAATGATCGCCTTGTAGTTCGGCTGCAGTTTCCAGTGAACGGAAACGATGTCGCCATCGTTGACCGCCAGATACGCCGGGTTCTGGCGACACGTCGGGCAGCTCGAGTGTTGCTTGATCCATCCGCTGACGCAGTCCCTGTGGAAGACGTGTCCACACGGCAGGCGATGCAGGTCTTCTTCGCCGCATGACTCCAGGCAGATGGCGCACGTCGTGTGATCCGTTGGGTTGCACATGTCGGAATACTTGTATACGTAAGACTGTGAGAAGACTTGAGTATACGAGTATAAAATCTGGTATCCGTTACCGATAAAAAAAACGATCATTTTTGATGATTGTGCATATAACCCATATAACCCGTATGTACCTACGACGTACCTACGACGCGTTGCCGCACGTCTGTCCGGAGTAGAAAATTTGCCAGTCGTTACTTTTGTGAACACAGTCTATAATATTCCCGTGTTCGACCTGGTCATTGCCCTTGCAGCATCGGGCCAGTTTGAACAGGTCGGTGCCCAGTAAAAAAAAGGTTACCATGACCAGCACGGCTGCCGTGCCGACAACTATGATAGTGTTGCTTATGAATTCCATTGTTGCGTACGTTTATTAGTAGCAGTACTATTCATTTGTTCCATCACGTTGCGCGTCGCCCATGCGGATCGCAGTTATCTTTGTCTGCGTCTGCAGTTCTTTTTTAGGTTCTCTTATCGGTTTTACGCAAGTCAGCCGTGCGTCTATTTCGTTGACCCAGTTGCGTTCCCGGTGAATCTTTTCAATCAACACATCATCGTCTATCGTTTTGGCTACCGCATTACTTACAAACAGGTTGACATTCTGGATTTTCCAGTCGCCTCTGTAACCGTAGTCTGCGCGCCAGTAATATGGTTGAGAGAAGTATGCGAAAGAGTTCGGGAAATATGCGCGCAGATGCGTCGGATCTTCCCACGCGTCGTCGCTGGCGCCATGCGGAGTTTTGATCTGCATGCACGCCTCGTTTTTTGCTACTCGATGCAGTTCTTGCATCAACGGAAGAACATTGTGAAGATGTTCGATCACGTGAGACAGAAAGATGTAATCTACGCTGTCATCATCGAACGGAAGCTTTTGCGTCGCGCACGAGTCGAGATCGAACACGACGTCGACCCCCGGCAGTTCGTGACGGTCAACATTGATCCATCGGTGTTTGTTCGTCGATTTCAGAATGTTTCTACCGCACCCAAGATTGATACACGTTAATTCAGTTAATTCTTTGGTAGGTTCAGACGGTTCAGACGGTTCAGACGGTTCAGACATTTATTACCTAAGAGTCGTCTATTTAAGTCAGCCCGCAGTGCGTTTCGAGGTCGTTCACTCTCGCTTCCAGGTCTTCGATGCGAGACTCGTGTTCGAACCGGTCTTCTACTCGGTACAATCTAGGACGATCGGCAGGCGCGCCGACTACCCGCGGGATTTTCACGACCTGACCGTCGACAAACGGCCCGCTGATGCTCTGTCCGCTGTACCATCCGAACGAGTAGTACCACGTCAGCAGATTGCCTCCGACCAGAAGTTTGTCTGTGATCTGACACTTGACGGCGGTGTCCGCTTTGCCCAGCTTGACCGCGCCCGATGCCAAGTCTCCCCGGCTCGTGCCTCCTACCCAAACCGAGTACCCGGGCGGATTCAACTCGGCCGAGTTGGCGCTGTTATCGAGGGTGATGGTGGGCGGTACCGTGACGCCGCGCCAGTATCGCGCCATGAACGAGGGCGCCTTGTCCAAGTGTTGGTAGGTGTGCGTCGTGTGTCTGATTCCCTGGAGTTTGTTGAACACGAAAGACCGTTCGAACAGCCCTTCCGGGTTTATGATCACGTTGTCGTACGAATCGATGAAAAGGTACGCGCACGCCGAGCCGTTCAAGTGTCCGTCCGAGAAAGCCGACGCGCCGGTGCCGATGTTGGTCTGGTTGTAGTCGTAGTACGACTTGTCTTTTCCCTTGTGCACATGGTTGACGTACGTCCACGTGTTGTAGTAGCTGGGATGAACCCCGTAGAAGCTCGCCGCGTTGTCTTCCATTTGCTGTTCGCTGTAGTTTTTGCACGGGTACATAGACGTCGGGTAGTACTTGGTGATGACAAAGTTTTGGAGAAGCTGTGCCCATATACTCTGGTCGAGCGTGAACTGAGCGCCCTCGAGCAGTTCCGTGAATCCGGGGTCCGACGCGGACGGAAAGTCGATCGTCGCAAGCTCGCACAGACTGCCGGATGCGGTGTGCGATCCGAACGGCGTGTTCACGGTGCCCGAGTAGATGGTCGTCCAGTTGGCCGCCGGGTCAGCGTGCAGATCCTCGAGGGTGCTCTGAAGCTGTTCCGACGTCGCCTGGAAGCGAAGAAGCAGGTTGGACAAATCGGCGTTGAGCGACGGAGGGGTCGATGTCGCGTAGTTGCCGACGACGCCATTCAAGAAATTGGCCGATACCGCGCCGATCGGGCCCAGAAGACTGCCTACCGCGTTGATCCCGCCGCACAGCAGGTTGATGCCGACCTGCAGCCCGAGATCTTTGTTGTCACTCAGAGAGAGAAGGGCGTACGCGTTCAGAATCTTGGTGTTGCCCTGAACTTGCAGTTGCTGGTTCCATGCGATCATGTTGGTGAGATTCGTCTTCACTTTGACGATCTGTTCTTCCGTTGGTGTAGAGCTCATTTAATGTATACGAGCTTAATTTTTAAGCATTAATAAATGGACAGTTCTTACATAGACATGGACAAATGGATGAACGCGGGGTCAGACGCAGGGTCAGAACAAACCGACTGGCTTCCGACGATGTCACTCGGTCTCGTTGTCCTGATCATACTCATCGTCTTATTCATCATATACGGAATACCGTACATACGCAAACTTATCGCGCTCTCGCGCACCCAAACACTCTACAACTCTTTGAAAAAGACGGTAGACACTGTACTAACGCAGGAACAAAACTCCGTCACTCAACGCCAAAGCGCATTGTTTGGAACTGCCGCCGCGCAGTCGAATACCGACGCTGTCGACTATATTGGATGTAACAATATATGCGCAAAAAAAAGCGACCAACAAGACTGTGAAAATATATGCAACGCCATAGACAACTATATCGCCAACTTGATCGTTGACATCAAAAATGAAATCGCAAAGGGGCTGTTGCAATTATTCCAAACGATAGGAACATGGAAAGAATGGGGGAATCTGAAGGAAGGTGTTCAATCTTTGGACGCGGGAACAATATCATTGATCAACCTCGCGATGTGCAAGATGATTGATTTGCTGAGCATGAACACAAGCACGTCGTGCGGTCAAGCCGAACTTGCAGAACAGGATAAACTGTCAACGCTCATACAAGACTTGGAAAGTCTCATGGTGAAAATTGAGAAGAAAATTGAGAATATACCGTTCGGCGACATCTTCAAAAATGCCATCAAAAACAGGATGGGACAGCTGATACATACAGTCCGAAATACAATTAACACCATCATAGACAACCATATATCTGCCTTTCTGGCGGATCTCAAAGATCACCATCCAGGGATTTATCTGGCGGTGATGTCTATCTTGGCGAAGGCGTGCACTGTTCAGGCGTGCGGTAGTGACGCGGACGGTAATACATGTACTACCGCTGTAACAAATGATATTAAAGATATAGGTCAATTTATAAGTGATAACCTTGGTATAACCCTCAGTATAACCCTCAGCGATGCGACAGTTGCGACAGTTGCGAAAGTTGTTAGATATGTTTGCAACGCTACCAGTACATACCGCACGGACAACCCGTCATCGTCACTTAAATGGACAGTAGACGACCCAAAATATAACTACGACCATCATGATCCAAAATGTCTTGATACAGATAATACAGGCAGTCCAGGATGTTGCAAACTGTCAGATTACCAGAAGTTTGTCAGCAAGGACGGTTTGCGCAAGGTAAAATGGTGCTAGGGTAAAAATGATTGATTTTTTTTCGGGATATGGAGATCAACTTTTACACCTTACAGCAAATGATGTTCTCTGACTCAAACTCTGCCTGTGACACCGGACCTTCCAAGTCGTGCGACTGTCTTTCGTGCCGCGTCAAGAGCGCGCCCGTGCCCGAGTTCCGCCGCAACATCGAACGACTGCAACGCGTGCACGCTCTGTACGAACATGCGTCTGCGCTGGAGAAGGTGCACCAGCAGATGGATCTGATCAACTGGGTGTCGCGCATGCGAGATCGGTTGGAGAAGCTGCGCATCGTCGAGTTCGAGCCCAAGTTCAACCCCAACGCGAAGGAGTTCGTGCCGACGTCGGCCCTGTCCGCGTCGTCGGCCCTGTCCGCGGCGTCGGCCGAATGGTTGCCTGCGGATAACATGCCTGCGGATAACATGTGCACGCCGCCGACCAAGAAAGAGCTGACGTCTCCGCCTGCTCTGGTCCGAAGTCGCGCCCGCTGGCGCATCACTCCTCCGGCTAGCCCAACCGTCGGTCCTCTGCCTACATACGACTTCGAGTGGACCGGATATGGCGAACCGAACATCGTCCGCGTCGACATCTTCGACACGACTCCGCCGCCCCGCGCTCTCTTCGCGTAAATAATACCAAAAAAACGAAAAAATACGAAAACAGACAAACAAAGACAAACAAAGACAAAAAAGACAAAAAAGACACGAAAAGAACAAAAAATCCCCTCTGCGAACCTACTCTCCTGGTTCGCAGAGGGGATTTTTTTTCGTTACTCGCGCTGACACACCGTCTACATAAAGATAAACATCATACAAGTAAATACGCGTAAATATAAAAGATGGCTAGTAGTCCTGTAGAATACATAGAAATCGATTCAACGTATCGGGATAGAAACGAGTTTCCTGACCCGGGCGAGTTCATCGTTCCATTTACATCGGCCGAACCGAACAATCCAGTTCAGATGCGCGATGCCGTTACGCTCGAAGCAAGTTTGGTTCCTGGCAGCAACACGCCGGATCCGTGGAATTTGTACGCGTTGAACATGTTCAGCGACGTAGCAAAGTGTCCACTAACGCCAGATTCGGTCGCCGTCCCCCCTGCCACTGCGATAAATTCAGCGACGCGTAAGAACGTTGGCCAAATGCTGAGCCAGGGTGGAAAGGAGGGTCCTGCGCCGACAACAGCGACCGTCGATTCAAGCCAGACGAGGCGCACGCTTGTCGTGCCGGTGCTGATCATGGATGCGAGTTCCGACCTTCTCACTTTTTACGTCAAGCAGTACAATGTCGTAGGCACTCCTCCGCAGTCTCCGCAGCAAAGTTGGCTCAACCAGCAGTTCGGGGCTTACAACGGTGCTATTTTTTCACAGCAGAACCCGTACGCTGCGGTCGACGCGACAGCCGCCTCCAACCGGTCGGTCATCACTGCGTACGAGTACATCGGACAAGGCATCGCTAAGATCACCGTTGAAAGCGGCATTTCGATCCCGTCCAACGCGGCGGCATTCGAGACGGTGCCCTTTTACATTCAAACGGCGACGATGCCCGGCTTCAAGTCAGAAGCGGGGGACGTTGTTCCGTCAATGACGGGGCAGATTTTCGTACCGTTCGGTTCGGACGCGGACGCCGCGTACACCGGCAAATTTTTGGTCAACGAGAAGCGCAACCAGTGGAGACAGATCCGTGTGTATTCGGACGACCGGCATTTGATGACGCTCGACACGTCCGGCGGGAACGGGTATCCGGCACAAGGCGCGGGACCGAACACCCGTTCGGACATCGTGCCGGCCAGCCGTTTGTTCTGCACCGCGGCTTCCGGTGGGCCGCCGCCAACTACCCCGCAGACGGACTTTGACATCGTAGGGCAGACGTTGATCAGCCCTTGGAACACGTGGCAGCCGTTCGACACGACGAGCATCCGCGCGCATCCCGCGACGGAGGTCGCGCTGTTTGGCCTCGACACGACCGAAGTCACCCCCAACGCGCTCAAGACTGTCCGGGTCGCATCAGCCAGCGCGTTGGCCGATTTGCAGCCGCAACGTGTGCAGCGGTTCGGAGGAGTCGTTTCGTTTCTGAGCATCGTCAGCGCGGGGAGCGGTTTCGTTGCCGGGACAACAGGCTACCCTGCGACAGGGGGGAGTGGGACGGGTCTCCAGGTCTATGCATTGAACGTAGATGGCACGGGTAGTCTCCAGCAAGTGTCCCCTGGCGGAACTTCAGTTTTGACGGTGGTTGCAAACACATCTCGCGACTACCGAGTAGGGGACGTTGTAACGATCGGGTCCGGGGCGGACACGGCGACGCTCGTCGTGTCAGGTGTGTTCGGGGTGCGCAACAAAGAGCTTCATGATGTGTATTGGCAGCAACCATCCAAAACGACGTTCATTGTTCCGCGCAACGTGACGTCCGATGATACGGACGAAGGCATGCAGTTTTCGGCGCCGTTGCAAGGCAGTCGGAGCCCCAACCTCAAGCCAGGCGACTTCATCGAACCGATGTTCGGAAACGCCTACCACGACCCCAACATTGAATGTGTGCGTTCAAATTCGAGCGTGGGTGTGAACACCAATCAGTTGTTCACGGTTGCGGTCGGCATGTCGTTCAATGCGGGAAATGCCGAGTCGCCTCCTTTTCTGCACGGCATCAACCAACACGCTACGATGCTTCAGTCGATGGTCGCAGTAAACGTAGGCGATCGGGTTTGCGGACATATCACACCGATAACGAGCGAAGAGCAGATTTTACCAGGTGAAGGCGACGCCAACGGGGTGTTCACGCTTTCCGTTGTCAATCCCAGTTCTGATGTAAAACTTGGCCAAGTCGTCCGTTTTCCAGAGGGCGCAGGAATCGCGAACGGAACATACATATGCGAGATTACTACTCTTCCTCCCAATGCAGTCAGTGTAACCGTGTGCAATGCGGACGGCAGCCTGGCGGATTTGTCAACGGTGGTTGCTCCTGATGATGAGATGTACGTGTCGAGGATGTGGGCACCGGGGTTTGGTTCGGGTCCTATCAGCGGCACTACGTTGGACACGACTCAAACAAATTCGACTCCGGCCGTCAGTCTCCAGGCGCGCGGGGCGAGTTTCAATTTGTCTCCAGACACGACGGTCGTCGGAGTCCAGTACGACGAACGGGACACGCTACCAAACAATGTAAGCGGAGCCGTCAACAATTACAACAACTTCATTTACTTGTCCGATCAGCGTGACGTCGACGGCAACCAGATTTCTGACGGAGTCGCGGCGACATCGCCAGCGATGACCCAACCGTATCCGCCCATCGACCCCGGTCCCGCTACTGTATTGACACGTTCACAGCCACAGTACAGTCGGATATCGCGCATTGCCGGATTGACTATTGACGAACCGGGGCTGCCGGATAACACATACCTCATTGCGCCAAACTTCAACACGCAGCCGCCGGTGCAAATCTATGGCGGAGGAGGAAAGCCGTTCTCCGTCGAACTGATATACGATACCAGCCAATTTGATCCGAGTCCACCGGCGCTCGCGACCGCCGGATACAGGACCCAGTTTCCGCGGGACCTCACGCCCGGCGCTTCGTTCTACATCCGCGATCAGAACGTGACACCGGGCGTAGCGGACCCTGACCTTGGCACAACTCCAACTCAGGCAGTTCCCGCTGGACCGTTTGTCCGGTGGAGCAACAATCAGGCGTTCAATGTCCCTCGGTACAACGACGCGTACGTCGGCATGAAGATCGTCGTCACCGATTCGACCGTGTCGAACACAGCAAACATCGGGAATCCTACCATCGTGCTGGAGTCTACCATTACCGGGTACGAGTATATTCAGCAGTACAGCGACGACTCTTCGAAATCGGAGTTCAACCAGATGACGAGTCATTACGGGATTCTGACGGTCGACCCGCCGCTCGCGCTCCCTACAGGCATCGCGCCTCACGCCAAGAATACGATGACGGTCATGATCATCCCTCGCCGAGAAACGCGCCAGATTTCCAAGTACGTCAACTATTCGGGCAAGGTCGTCGAATCCATTCCGGACGGCTCCAACAAGATTGTGTTTCCGCCTGGAGATCCGCTGGGCGATCTGGACGGTCTGTACGTCACGGTTGGCACTGCTCGGTACGAACGCCAGATTCGAAAGATCGTCGCGTACGACTCTTCGACCCGGTCGGCGTACGTCGACAGTCCGTTCACACAGGGGTACGCTGGCACGGCGGACTACAACGATCTGGCCCGGAGTCGTTTGAAGAAAGCGATTACTGTGACGGGCACCATGGACACTCTGACTTCGACAGTTAAAACCTCGACTCGCGGAATGATCACCTTTATATCGGCCGCTGACCAAGACGGCGTGCCGTACACGTTGGACGCGAAGGATATCGGCCGTCGACTCACCGGATACGAAGAGATTCGCACCCCTCCTATTCCCGTCGGCGCAATCGCGTGCGAGACGTCTGGAGGTGGGACGACGACCATCACTGTAAAATTCGCCTCGCCTCTTCCGACGGGATCCGTGAAAGCAGGCGACGAGGTAGTGTCATTTTCAAACGTCACTTCCAGCAATCCTATTTTAGAAGATACAAACAAAGGTCTGCCGCCTGGAATGTACGTCCACATCGTTACTGGCAGTCCTATTACACAAATCCAGGTGCAGGCACAGCCTGGCGCGATTAACCTCAATGTCACAGACAGTCCTCTCAATGTTTTCGATAACTTCATCACATTTTTCACCGGTTTCCGGGACATCGGGGTCCGCGTCTCTTCGTTGATGTGGTCGCGACATGCCGTTCTCAAAAGCATCCCGACCAGCACGACCGGAAAGGTGATGGTGTTCGATGAGAACACGATGCGTCCGTTCAACTTGCAGCGCATCAATTTTCCGTCACCTGCCATCCCTGCCGTCGAACCGCGAACCTGCCGATTCTACTTTGAACCCATCGACAATCCCGGCGCGAACTTCCGCATCAACAGCGGACAGGTGTCTGAAAATTTCACGGCACCGCTGCTGATGAACTTGGGAGGCGACGGCCACCAAGCGAACCAACGGGTCTTGGTGACGACGGGCGCGTACGAGAACGGATCGAGCCTCCTGTACTCGGGGTCTCTCATCGGCCAAAATCAGATGGTCTGCTACGAGATCACCCTGGTCAACCTGATCCTTCCCAACGCACCGCTCCTCGGGGGCACGGGCGGTCGGATCGCCTTTTACCCGTACGTGTACGTGCAGCTGGAGAACGTCTCGGGCGCGTCGTCGCAGAACCCGGTCAATTTCTACTCCAACAATCCGAGTTCTAAGCACATGATGTTCCGAGTCGCCATCGAGGACGTGAACAATCCGTTGATCACGCCGTTCGTGAAGCTCAACGGGGGGGGCCAGACGATGACCGTCAAGTTCAAGCCGAACGACGCCCTCCGCGTGAGCGTGCGCCTGCCGAACGGAGAGCTGTTCCGCACGATCCTGTCTGAAAATTCTCCCCCGACCGTACCGAACCCGTACGCCCAGCTGTCTATGATGTTTGGTATTCGGCGCGTGCGGTAGACCGGCGAGACCGGCGTGCCGGCGCCGTCGCGCAGAACATGATCGTTACGATGGCGGTGACGGTGGCAATCGCGACGAGTTTATTGACGTCTTTTTCCGCGCCGATTATGATGGTTGTGTAGCCGATCATCAACGCGACAATGATCGCAATTCCACATGCCCAAACGTACCACCAGCCTCTTTTGGACAGATCGATGCCCATGCCTTTGATCACCCTCTTGAAAAATTTGTCTTTCGATGTTTTTCCTCGGAAGTACTGTTCGTACTTGTCTAGGGCGCATCCATCAAACACGAAGTACAGTATGGTAGCCATGACCAAAAGCGTTAGCATGATGGTACACCATTCCGGGTTGGGCCACAGGATGCCAAGCAACAAGACTAGTATGAAAATGATGTGAAACCAGTAGACGCCGTCTGCGAGTCGAGCGTCTGCGAGTCGAACGTCTGCGAGTCGAGCGTCTGCGAGTCGAGCGTCTGCGAGTCGAGCGTCTGCGAGTCGGTGCTTCGTTCTGTTCATTCTGCTTTTATTACGTTGTGTATAAATTCAATGTTCTAAACCATTGAATTCGGTACGAGCTCCGGTCTATATGGCCGAGAAGTTCCAGTTGAGGATGCTGAAGAGGTTTCTGCATATGCGGTGATGCCAGTCGCGGCGTTCGGATGTTTTGAGGATGGAAAAGTCGCTCGCGTCGCAGTCGAACTTGTGTCGTCGCAGGAGCTGGTAGAGGACGTACGCGGTGTTGATAAAGTTTTTTCGAGTGTCTTTCTTGTGTATATCGTCGTACAACGCGGTGAGTTTTTCAAAGTCTTGCAACAACGCCCCTTCGAGATGAGATATGTCGGGCGGAGCGATGCCGGTAAGGTTGTAATGAATGAGTTGAACATTTTCGTAGTGCTTGCTGAGGCGCAGTTCTTTGAGGAAGATCGAAATGTGTTCCTTGGTAATTTTAGAGAATCGGATGTGTATCGGGGTGTTTGAATCCCCAATGAGCAGATGGTGCTTTTCAAACTCGTTTTCCAGCGCGTCGTACACGCTCTTGTCTATCGTGACATTCTGCCGCCCCTGAAACTGGAGGATGCAGTCTCTGAAGTGTATCTTGCGATCGTACAGGTATTTGCTCGATATGTTGATGCGGTCGATGTCTGCGTACGAGCTGGTCGGGTTCGTCAAGTCGGACTGGACGGTAGAGCAGCGTTCGCACACCCGCAGCTGGTCGACTACGCTGAACTTGGTGCTCGTGCAACCGTTCACGGAACATACGACGGGCTGCTTAGGCCTTTTGGAGGTGTTGTCTTCCTGTGCCTCGCTGACCTGTTCGGGCGGGTTACAGTTTATTTTTTTCATGTACCGGTTGTATATAGACATGTATCTTTTGACGAGGTTGTCCTTTTCCGTTGTGTCGACCTTTATGGGGCCCATGAAGGACATTTGGACGGGTCGCGCGAGGATCTTCTTGAATTTTTCGATGATTTCGACCGTTTCTATCGTGTACATCTGAAGAGCGTCCGCGAGCTCGATGTCGTGTATGTCTTCGCGCAGTTTGGAACACGACATCTCCAGTATCGTGATCTGTCTGTTTTTCTTCAACGTCTTGGCCGTAGCCAGGAGCTGTTCGAGCTTGAAGAGACGTTTTTTCATCTCTGGAAGTTTGTTCATGCATCGGAGTTTTTTTTTCAAATTCCTGTCCAAGGTTATTATATCTACCATCTCTTCGTTACACTGTAATTTGATGTTCGAAAGGTACCATTTAGACTGACCGGGCAGAACGTCGTCGTCGTCGTCGTCGTGCTAAAAAGTGACAAAAGGTGTAGTAAAGTGATCAGAAATGCCAATGAAGCAAACTACAATGAAAGACTATTCATCGTTCGCCTCTCACGTCGACCGCCTCATCCAGATAGAAAAACAGCGGCCGGCGAATGAAGGCGCGGCGACGCCCATCGCCTGTCCCTACTGCAATCATGGATCGCCGTGTCCGCTCATTCTATGGATCAGAAAATTCAGATGTTCGCACCCCCGGTGCGGCCGCGTCTTCACCCAGTCCGGCACGCGGTCTGTACCCATCGAAGACGAGTAACGCATCGTTGTCCCATCCCGGCGACCGACGGTTGCTGTGGTCGAGATGGATCAAGTAGCATCTCTCGAATCGTTGAATCAGTTTGTCGTCAAGACGTTTCATGTACTCGTCAATGGAATGGACCATCCCCGTCCGATGATCCATGGTGATAAATATGTCTTCAACGATCATGGTTCCACCCGGCTTGAGTTTGTCTACGGCCGTCTTGATGAACAGGATCTGATGATCGAACAGATGCGTCGAGTCTTCGATCAGTATGTCGAACGGTCCGTGCTTCTCCAACACCTCGTCGAGCACGTCCTTCTTTCCAATGTCGATGTAGTCGACTTCTATCTGGGGTCGGTCGCTCAACGTCTTCAGCGCTTTGTTAAGGTACCGCGGATTGCTGTCAAACCCAACGATGGACGCCGACGGGAAGAAGTCGTTCCACATGCAAAGACTGCCTCCGTCCAAGATTCCGATCTCGCCTATTTTGAGTTTGTCTTTCCGTCGACCCTTGAACAGATCGTAGTAGAATATGGAATACGGATGCGAATGGCCTTCTTGTCTTATGGCGGACTTGTCCGTATCGTGCTTGTCTGCGATGACACAGAGGTCGGTCACGCGGTTGAAATAATTGATCTTGATAAACTCCATGTTATTTATCAAGACGACGCATGTCTGTAAATGTACATTATCTCGGTTACAATAAATGGAATATTTGGCCGTCATAGGAATCACAGGGTGGCTACCGCTTGCCTATTACAACGTGTACAAGCAGGACAAATACTTGACACCATTCACGACCAAAAGCACTACACGCAACATGTACATATCCCGCGCACTCAGAGCGGTGAGATGCCCTTTACTTGGCCCTCTTTTGGGGCGCGGCCAACTGGATTGTGCAAAACAGAAAATCGGGCCTACAACATGGATGACAGTGTTTCTATTTTTACTGGTAGGAACCGTAGGCAGCATTCATGTATTCAAAAAGCTAGACGCGTCCGGATTTTTGTTCCCGTCGGTTGTCTCAATCATGATATCAGTTATGCTACTTGGCCTTCTTGCCGTGCCTTATGGTTCGGGCCCAGACCAGTCCAAAAAATATCATCTGATCATTGCGATAACAGCATTCGCCTTGATGATCATCAACTCATTCTACCTGTCTGCACACGTTGGTTCGGACAGGAAAACCATCATGTACACGTTGACTTTCGGCCTGTGCGTGACCGCGATGATGGCGGGGAGCAGCGAAGCGATTGTAGACGACAACATTCCGTCTGTTACCCATTCCGCAAATACATGGTACAAGAACAAGCCGTGGCATCGATGGTTGATCGACGGCATATTCCAACTGGGCGAAAATTTGCCCGTCATCATGTACGGCGCCATCATTCTGGCCGCATCATCGTCCAAAACTACGTTGCAACGTTCATAAAGTTTCCGGTGAGAAGATCGATGCTAAAATCTATCATCGCGTAGTTGTGACGACAGTTGCCCTTGTGATGTTGATAGTGAAGACGGCGAAGATCTTGGAACCACGCGGACGACTCCCATCGCGACCCGCGGGTGTGCACTTCTTGGTGTACGTAATCTTGAAATATCAGAAAGGCGAACGCAAACAGGGACAGGCCAGCTACGTCGCTCGCCGTGAGCGGGGCAAAACGATCAACGATTGCGACGGTCACCGGTATGGAAGGCGTGTACGCGATCAAGTTTGCGTCTGTCCAGTATGCCAAGCTCAGCCACCCCTTATCGCCCCCTCTGTTGTTCGCACCAAAGTATCGGTCTACCAGAAAACGGCGGGGAGGGTAGTCGCGAACGTGATGGTGCATAGTGTGATATCGAAACCAAGTCCGGTTGAACCACCGGCGGTGTCCCAGCCAATGCGTTATCCATATGAAGCAGCCAAATATGTAATAATATGCGAACACCAAACACTCGGCGCGCTGCAAATCACTCTCTGTCGCGTACATGAACATGATGCCGACCGACATTAGACCCAGCTGATGGTAGGCTATAAGTGGAATAATATTACCCTTAACGTCTGATAATACTTGCCCTTGTTGTTTCCATTGTTGTGTAGTCATACTACCTAGAGTATGACTACTTTATAAATTGCCTATGGCGGCCACCGTATTAGTTTTTAGGCGGAAATTTATCGTGAATGCACCGCATGATTTCTTCAGCGATAGGATTAACGTCATAAGTAGTTCCGACATACAAGCCGCAAAAAAATCCTACAATGGTTCGTATCATTTATTATACGCGGTAACTTACATGACTTACATGACTTACATGTACATCGATGGCACCATAGCAGTCACCTTGTCTTTGGTCAACAGTAGTCGTGCATGGTCTATCGTGAGGGCGAGGGGAAATTTGACGTTTGGAATGTTGTAGTTGACTACCTGCTTCACTTTTTCAGGCGTCCTTTTTCCGATCATTCGCAGAACGTTCAGCTTTGTGACGATGGTACTCAAACACCGGCGCAGGTCGCGCACGCCTTGTTCCTTCGTGTGTTCGGTCACGATGAACTTGAGCACGTCGTCTGATATGGTGAGCGCGTTGGATTTGAACTTGATTTCCTTCATGATGGATGGAAGCAGGTAACGCTTTGCAATGTCCAGCTTGTCCGACACCTTGAACCCCTTCATGTCGATGACCCGCATGCGATCTTTGAGGATCGGATCGACTTTCGTTTCGTCGTTGAACGAGAGGACAAACACCGCCTTCGACAGATCGATATCGATGCCCGACATGTAGCGGTCCTGGAACAGCGCGTTCTGGACGGGGTCAAGCAGGTGACAGAGGAGATTCGAAATCTCTTTTCCGGCAGGACTGTCGGACAGCTTGTCTACCTCGTCGAAGAATATTACAGGGTTCATCACGCCCGCGTCTCGAATGACCTCGAGAATGCGCCCCGGCTTGCTTCCCTCGAACGTGTACTCGTGTCCCTGTAAGAACGCACTGTCTTTCGCGCCGCCCAAAGCAATCATCGCAAACGGACGTCCGAGAACTTTAGCCAACCCGTTCTTCACGATCGTCGTCTTGCCGTTTCCGGGCGGTCCCTTCAAAGCTAGCACCTGACCGATCCCGTTGTCGCTGGATATCCAACTCGCAATCATCTGAACGATGTCGTCCTTGACATGATCGTGTCCGAACACCGCTTTGTCCAAGGTGCGCCTGGCGTCACTCAGATACTTGAACACCGTGCGCTTGTTCGACTTGCGCGTGAGCGGAAACTGCGCGTAATTTCCAAGGGGAAGCTTGTTGAACTGCGTGAACCAGGTGTGGAGTTTGTAGTATTCGTTGGCGCCAGGCTCCATCATCTGATAGTTCTTCAATCGGTTCAGCAAAAATGTGCGCGACCGCATAGACACATGCTGCATGTCCAGAATGCGAAACTTGAGCGGAGTTTCATCAGAGTTGCTCGACATGATTTCGTCGTACGCGAGCGAGTACTTTTTACGCTTCTTCTTGTCCAACGCCGAAAAGTACTGCTGCTCGCGATGAGTAAGACCGTCCTCCAAATCTTCGTCCTCTTCTTCGTCGGGATACAGCCACTCGCCGTCGCTTGTCTCATCGGAGTTGTTTTCCTCGTCGGAGTTATCTTCTTCATTGTCTTCATTGTCTTCGTCGGCTTCCTCGTCTTCGTCGGCTTCCTCGTCGTTCTTCGTTTCATGTGCCGCCTTGTTTCCGCGCTTTTTCTTGCGTTTCTTCCGTCTTCGGCGGGGATTACGTTGCACCTCGACGCACTCGACTTGATTACACAACTGAGTCAGCAACAAGAGTTTGGCGAGGGACTGGTCGACACCTCCCCCTGAATGAGAGCGGCCTTCCGAAGAACGTCGCCGCGTGACCGGAACCATTGTTCCGCACTTTTTGCGTGCGCTCCTCATGACACGGGGAGGTTCCGTCATATCCGGTTCTTCATAATGTGCTTCATCATCATAGTCATAGTCGATAAGACCCTTGATGTTGCCATGAGAATCTACGTCGTCCGCGTCGTCGTCCGATGACGACACGATCAGCCTTTTTTTCTTTCGTTTCTTCTTTTGTCTGGGATTCTTACTCATCCTTTATTCTAAGAGATGAAAGCTTAAATCACTTTTTGTAAACGATGGTGATTCTAGGAAATTTTCGTTCTAACGCTCTAATAGAACCTCGAAGTGTAGGCTTTCCCCACAAAATCCAGCGAGACCAAAATCCAGCGCTTCGAACACCGCTTATTTTCCAGTTTTCATTCTTCCGATGGCGCGTGATGTAACGCTGTTTTCGATCAGGATCTTTGTGCTTCGTGTAGTCTGAATATCCCCTCGCGCCAAATCGAACGGTAGTAGTGCCTTTTGAGTCCGTGACCTCCGCATCGAATTTTTTACGAGAGTCGGATGATTTGCGAAGCACGACGTTTATCGAACGTGATCGGCGGCGCCACCGTTTTCTGGGTGATCGGCGGCGTGACCGTTTTCTGGGTGACCGGCGGCGTGACCGTTTTCTGGGTGACCGGCGACGTGATCGGCGGCGTGACCGTTTTCTGGGTGACCGGCGACGTGACCGACGGCGTGACCGTTTTCTGGGTGACCGACGGCGTGACCGGCGGCGTGACCGTTTTCTGGGTGACATTTTTGTAGTCATTTATTACATGAAAAGAAGAAAATGGGTCTTCTTTTCGCTGACGATGACGCTTACAAAGACTGAACTTGTTTTACTTTTATACCTAGGTTCTGGTATAAAAGTTGCTTTTCCTTGTTTCGATCAAGGGACCTCTGGGTTATGGGCCCAGCGCGCTTCCACTGCGCCAAAAAGCATTGGACAGGTGATGGAATCGAACCATCTTCTCACCATACTGAATGATGCGCATTTCCATTATGCTAACCCGCCTCGCTACAAGTTCGCATGTCTTTAAACGGCTAGCGGTGTCATCTATTCGCAGTAGTTTTGTATAAGCGGTTTGCTTGGGTCGAACAGACCTTTTCGCGTCGCCGCGTCTAGAAGTTCCTGAAATTTAGCATCAAATGCGGGGGTGTGACCAACATCCTTCGTGTTCAGCACATGTGCTAGTTCATGTAGAAATACATACGTTAACATGTTATCATCGTATATTTGTCCCGTATCTTTGTCGGTCAAGCACAAGTACACCTTGTCTTTGTTCAGCGTGTATGATTTGTCCCCTTCGCGTATCTGCAGCGTTTCAATGATCGGATGCACATCCTTTAGTCTTTCGCGCAAGCGGTCGATGATTGGATGACGCGGTACCGCCAGTGAAAAATTTTCCCATGTTCCGTGCGTCAATGGGTAGCACTTATCGTGTATGTAAGCTTTGTTCCGGATGTATAATAGATACAAGAGGTATACAAAAAGACATACTATCAAAATATTCATGCAGACGGATGCCGTTCTCATTTATTAATACTACCGTTTCTTTTTTTTAGCCTTCTTCTTCTTCTTATGACGAGCCTTATTTTGTTTCGTTTTTTTCGGCGGTGATGCGACAGACTTTGACTGGTCCGTCGACGCCTGGTCCGTCGACGCCTGGTCCCTCAGAACGGAAGGTAATTTGGTTTCATCAAGGCGTGCCTGTGGCGGCGACTCTGAACTCGAATAGCTGTACGCGTCGTCGTCAGTGTCTGATCGATCGGAGTCACTACGATCATTGTCATCGTCGTTCAGTTCGCACCCGTCGAGATCTTCCTCCGACAGAAAATCAGCAATATGATTTCCGCCGAGCTGGTTGTACACCTCGACGGCCTTGTCCTCTTCCGACATGCGGCGCCCAAACCGGAAGACTATTTTTTTCATCTTTCCGTCGAATTTGCTGTGATAGTACCACATATTCAGGTCGACCATGCACATCTCTTTCGCAGTCGTTGCCGAGACGCCCGAAATGTCCAACGCAAACGCCGACGCCCAGTCGGGCGCTTCTCCCCAGTCGATGTCATCTAAAATTTGCTTCAAAGACCGAAGTTCATCCTCGTTCTCCTGCATGTTAATAAACGTGTACCACGTTTCAAGTTCTTCAAAATTTGTTTCAGAAAAGACGGCGTACTTGCTCATTTTTGTACTACAACGACTGTTTTAAACCAATCAGCGGACCATGTGTTCGACAACCGCGATGGCTATATCTTGTGAAGCCGCGTTCAAATCAGCGCGCGCTCGAGCCAATGCCTGCCGTTCGTGTTCCTCGTCTCCCTCAGCATAACAAACGCCTGCATCTGTGAAATCTCGAACAACAGCTAGCATGTCGGCCGCCGCCGCTACTTCATGTGACCGTTCGTCCGCAGACGCATCAGATACGAAAAAACTGTAGGTTTGGGCCGCGACGAAAGATGCCGCGCCATAGAGTGTTGAAATAAATGATTCGATCATTTATTTTTGCACAAAAAAAAAGCCCTCGACTGATTGTCGGGGGCTTTTTTTTATTGAGCTGCATTTACCTCTGGAGTCGACGCAGACGATCATTTTTTTGATTTGAACGAAGAAAACTATTAAGCAGTTGATGCTGCTGATGGGGGCTGAGAGATGCCATGACATTTTTGACCTCAATCGAAGCTTTGGTAGTACGCCGCGTCATGATAGACTCGATCTGACCAGTGTTTCGTCGTACGATATTCTCCAACTCGTCGAGCCGGCGTGCGTTACTCACGCTCCTCTCGCGATTGGCCCATGTATAATTTTTAATTTCTCGAGTAGCGCCTTCGAATGACGACATGATAGATTCCAGCTTTTCGCTCCGCTTCTTCAAGGAGAGCAGCGTAGGACGACGGATGGTCTTTGCCTTCCCTGATAATATACGATCCACTAATTCGCTCTTGTTGCCAGTCACCCGGTGGCCCAGCTCCCTGCACTTCGCCTGGAGGGCGACCTTCTTAAACTTCATCAAGCTAAGCTTGTTCAGTGTGTTTGCGTGTGTAGTAGTTGGAGGCATGATTTTTGTAGTAGTTCAGGGCAGCATTTTTTCGAATTGTTTTTACTCTTTTGGTTCAAGCCTCGAGTTCTGCCATCTCTTCTTGTATGAGTTTTGAAAGTTCATCGTCTTTGTCAAGCGTTTTGAGCGACACGTGTTCACATTCTGACGCATCGATGACTGCATTTCCAACTACCTCGATCACGTCATGTTCTTGCACAGGCTGGGTATCCGCCGATGCTTGCGCGACCAGCGTGTCTACCGGCTTGACTGCTGGCTTGTCTGCTGGCTTGTCTGCTGGCTTGTCTACTGGCTTGTCTGCTGGCTTGTCTGCTGGCTTGTCTGATGGCTTGTCTGCTGGATTGTTCGCTGGCTTGACCGCTGGCTTGACCGCTGGCTTGACTGCTGTCGTGTCTACTGGCTTGGCTGGAACGGCCAGATGATCTGACTGTGAGAGAGACGCATTTAACATGCCCAGGAGACCGGGCGCCATTTTATCAAGAGCTATGGCCTGCAGTTTCACCATCCGTTCAAGCTGGTCTACCCTGTTCGACAGAGCCGTCGCCATATTATGCATCTTGGTGTATCGCCAGTTGAAATACAGGAATAAGATGCATGCAACCGCTACTTCAATGGACATGTGAATCAAGTCTTTTGTTTGTAAATTCAGCATTATTTTGTTACATGTGTTCCATGTTTAAACCAACAACTGCGTTGTGAAGACGTTTTTTACATGATGGTGCAGAAGTCGTCGCCGCAGTGACGGCCGCATCCTCCCGGACGGTAACGATCCCACCGTCCCTGCAATCGAACAGGCTGTTTACGTGGGCGGTGCTTCGAGTATGCTTCTTTGCCGTTTGCCGCTTCCATCTGTTGTTTCAGAAGTTGGGTCTGGATGGCGGCAGGGACGTCGTTGGGGTAGCAACACGATGATTTGTCGCAGGAGTAGACACATGATGTGTGCGGCACGTAGCTGCATGGAACCTCGTTGCACGTTTCTCCCAGTTTAGCGTATGCTGATTTTGGAGCATGACCTTTGTTTGACATTTTATTACGGGCATTATTATTCAGCGTCGAAAAAACGAGTGGAGCTCACAGGGTGAAAGGTTGGAAAATCTTCGTCGTCACATCTGAACATGAATGTGTCGCTGCATTGGGGAACGCGATCATCTTGTATTTTTTTATGTATGATGATCGCAACGCCTCCGCCGACGGTCGCGCTGGTTGCGACTATGGCAACTAATGAAACAGTAGTTAAGAACATAGTTTTTTAATTCAAGTAATAAAAACATGTCGTTTGAATGTGTAACTATGCTGAGCGGCGCCGCTATTCTGCTTTTTTTAATTTACTCTGATAAAGGTATGACTATGGTAGAAAATTTCAAGCAGTTGAACACCATGTCGGAACGGAAGAACGGCCGGAAGGTGTCGTGTCCCCGGAGTCCAGAATACAAGCAAGCGCCAATGATTCATTTTGACAAGTGTCAAACGTCTTGTAAAAAGAATGTCGTAAACGTGTGCGAAGATCCCTTGAGTCTGGACGGACCGCTCAAGTACGACGACAAAACAGTCAACAAAGCGTACATGCAGTTTCTGACGTCTGAGAACAAGGCGCTCGATCAAATAGGACTGCTTCTTCAAGCACCAAACAACAAACAGGTGACGGGCGGGTCGCAGCCGACCGGCGTGAACGATTCGGAATGGAAGTTTCCAAGCCAGCGACTCGTCGGACCCGCCAACCCCAAAACATTGATCGCGCCGGTCGTTCCAGCGCGCGCCCTTGACAATGAGTATTGGCGCACCAATAATCTGGGCATCCGGTCTGGTATCAACGCGATGACGCCGTTCGACGCGGAGAATTCGGGTTATAAAATTCAGCCGTGTCCGAAGCCGCCGTTGCCCCTGCCGACCGCTCGCTGCTACCAGCTAGACAATACGATGCCGCGGAATCCGCCGTGCGGCCGACAGCCCATCCAGCCCGAAATAATCGAAGGCTTTGAACACCCGGGCAGCAAAGGCGGCAAAGAACCGACTGCCTCGCGTCTTAAAATCCCTTACATGAAAGGCATCCGCCGCATCGACGATGTCGGTGTTGATATGGCGGCTGGATACAACCAGGAGCAACTGCTCACGGGTCTTCCGACAAACCTGCCTACTTCCCGATGCGAAAGGATGCCGGAGTTCACGCTTCACAATGATAAAGTATTCACCGAGACAGTTCAGCCGGGCGTGTATCAGAACAGCCAGATCATCGAACCCATCAACGCGATGATCGGCATATCTATGACAACGCCGATTCCGCCTACGACGACGAACCGGACAGCCAGCGACGGTCTTCTGTACCAGCAGCACGACCCAAATCTGTACGAGGAGCCGCCGCCGGAGTGCGTTCCCAAAACGGCGAACACCTACAACACGACGGATCCGCGTTTCACCGGGTATGGCACCAGCTATCGCGAGTACCTTGAGCCGATGACCGGACAAAGCCGATTCTTTTACAAAGACGTTGATGCTATAAAAATGCCCAACTACGTGTGCCGTTCAAAGATTGACTGCAATCCGTGGGCCGACAAGTACGGACCGGTGCCAGAGGGTGACGCGCGTGGGAATAAGTACACGCAAGATATCCGCACACTTGCAAACAACGCGTTCTTGGATGCGACAATCGAACAGCGCACAGGTTTGATGCAGAGCTGCATGCGCAAACGCAACGCAGAGATGTGGCAGCAGAAGATGTATCCGATTTCGCGCGCCGGAATGCAAAAGGCAGCGTTCGGAAAGGCGTGACGACGCTCACATTTTTCATACTCGACTGAGTTTGAAAATATTAAGTCACAGTTCCTCGTGCGGGGCAAAACCGACGGGCGTCGAGTGCACGGGCTGCGGCGGTAGATAGTGCGAACCTTGTATTTCCGGATTGGTATGTACATTATGTACACCGACCGGCGGTCGTTTTTTGCGGCGTAAACACCCGCAGCAATCGTATATAGCTAAAGATATAACTGATCCCATTCTTCTTTATCCCAGGACTGGTTCGTTTAGATCTAAACGAGGTTATTCGTTGAATAACAATGGTATCAACACATGAGTCAGAGTACGTGTTGCCCGGAGAGGGCGAACATCGAAAAAATTTCTACACGACCGCGTCGTTGTGCTACAGCATGGTCGGCGTAGTCGCCGGACTGGCTACTTGCATTTTCCCGTCAAAAGAGCTGCCGTTGGTGCTGTCCGCGTCAGCCGCCGCCAACGCGGTTGCTATTTTGGTCGTGTCGCATCTGTTGCTTACGTTCAACTTCCGATTACTCACCAAGGTGCCGTCAGGCTACGACTGTGTTGAAGAAGAGTCGCCGGCAATGTTTATTCCCCTCAGTATTTGGAAGAAAATCAACTACCGACATTTGATCGTGCACGTGTTCCCGGCGATCATGACAGTCTCCGTGTTTTTGTCGATCTCGCCGATTGCTAAGATGACCGGCATGGAGCAACGGCAGATTGTCGTGATGAGCATTTTGGCGACGCTCGCATTTTTCTGCGCGTGGGCTGGCATTCCTATAAAAAGCCAGGACGGTTTCCTCGTGGCATGTCACGAAAAAATAAACTACTTGTACCGTACACCGCCTATAAAATTCTGCATCACCGGACCGCTCGTCGTCGTCGCATTCCTCGCCCTTTTGTGCAGACGGCGGTTGAAAGGCGGTTAAAAGGTTGAATCTTATACATACAACATGTACATTTCATATATTCATACTTTTCACCGGCGCATGTCACGTCTGTCACGCATGTCACGCGTATTTCATTTTTCAAGGGAGTCTAGGCGTCGAATTTCTGACATCGACCGCGTTCATCTCGAGTATATCGATGCATGTGTGAAAGATCCGGCGATGCGCATCGAGTACATGAAACAGCGTCGGTTGCGCTGATCGGTTTCATATTATTGTAGAGGAATGTATAATATGAAAAGTTACACGATCATTTCGGGTTTTATGCCGACTGATATGAGTTCTTGGAAAAGAAGTTTCGAACTGTACGGCATATTGACTTGCACGACGTTGTCTGTGTTGCACCGGTAGCAGCAGTTTTCATAGTCTGAAAAGGCGCGGCATTTCCGGCACAGTGAAACGGTGAATGGGTCAGAACAATCGAACATTCGTTCTTTGAGGAATCTGGAGACGCCGTGCACCAACAGCGCCCAAGACTCCATTTCGCCTACGCGCAGACCGCCGTTTCTGCTCCTGCCTTCCGGCGGCTGTCGAGTCAGAGTTGTCACTGCGCCTTGCGCGCGTGCGTGAATTTTGTCAGACACAAGGTGCTTCAGGCGCTGGTAGTACGTCGGTCCCATAAAAATCTGGGCATCTAACGGTTTTCCAGTGAAGCCGCTGTACAACGTTTCCAGACAGTTGGTATGGCCCAGCGCCTTTAATCGTTTAGCAACATCTTCCGCTACAGTTTCGGAAGAGAAGGCGGTGCAGTCGTGAAATGTCCCCTCGAGCGCGCCGACCTTTCCAAGCGCGCATTCGAGGAGTTGATTGATCGTCATGCGCGAGGGCATTGCGTGCGGGTTGATGATCAGGTCGGGGACCATGCCCGACTGCGTGAACGGCATATCTTCCTGTCTGTACACCATTCCGCAGGTCGCCTTTTGTGCCGATCGCGCCGCGTATTTGTCGCCTATTTCAGGTATTCTAGACTTTCGAATGATGACCTTGACCATGCGGTATCCATCAGGCGTCGTCGATTCTTCGATGCGGTCAACGTAGCCATCTTCCCCCTTTTTTAGCACGAGCGAACAATCCGTGATAGTTTCGTTGCCGCTTTTGTCGCTCTGAATGAATATTTTTCCGATGATGACGGTTCCTTTTTCTACGTGAACGCTGCGCCCCTTAGCATCCCGCTTGGTGATCACGCCGGTCCCGTCAAGTTTGGAGTAGTCCCAGCCGCCCCGTCTGTGACTGAAATCGGGAACGCCGAGCTTGAAGTGTTGGTATGTTCCTTCCTTCTTTTCTTCCGCCGTGTGCGTCTTGTACGTCGTCGCGCGAAACAGCCCGCGTTCGATGGCGCTTTGGTTGATGATCACCGAGTCTTCCTGATTCATACCGGTGTAGCACGCGATGGCGACGATTGCGTTGATCCCGGACGGCATGTCGGAAAATCCCATGATTTGAGACGCCTTCGTCGACACGATGGGTCGTTGCCCGTTTTCTAAGACGTGAACGCATGTGTCACCTCGGCGATGCAGACTCTTGGCAAATAAACTCATCGCCTGTTTTCCCATGGATGCCTGGTACGCATTACGCGGCGACTGTGCGTGATCCGGAAACGGGATCATTGAGCCCATGACGCCAAGCATCAAACTTGGATGGATTTCAAGATAATCGAAATTCCTCCCTTGCTTGAACTCCGAATCGGAAAACGCAATGTATGACTGCGCTGCTTCGGAGTTATCGATCCACCGGATGATTCCCTTTTGTATCCCATCTTCCCAGCTGGCAGGAAATAGGACTTCCTGATTGCCGTCCTCGCAGGTTACCGGCTTGAAAATCGGCCGAAGGAGTCTGCCTGCGCATGAGTATATGCATATTTCGCGATCTATAGGATTGACTGACACGGATAACGACCATGGAATTTCCCCTCGACCTTTCATAGCGTCGAGTTTACCCTTGACCGTCGCCGGCGAGTCTGAAAATCCGACGAGCATGCCGTTCAGCAGCAGGGCGTGTTCGTCATCGCGTTGAAAAGTTTCAAGATCTGTGCGGACGCATGTTTCTATTATGTCCCGCAGAAGATAGTTTGGGACCATAGTACTTATCGTCGTAAGCAACGACAAATTCAGAACTACTCCACACGAGTTGCCTTCCGGCGTTTCCGCGGGGCAGATGAACATGATCTGGCTTCCATGAATCTGTCGGATCTTTGTGTTGCGGCCTTCTTTTGCAGACGGAATGGAAATACGACGCAAATGAGACATCGTCGCTCCAAATGTCATCCGCGATAGAACTTGTGCCACACCCTGTCGTATGTAACTGCTTTTTCGTACCCCCCAATTTCCAGTCTGCATGCAGTGCAGTAACCCCTTTGTTATCAGCGTCGTTCGGTTCATGTACGAGATGGTGTCTGGATTTCGGTGCTTCTTTTTTTCCAGGTACGACAAGATGGAGTTGCAGTATCGTTTGAAGAGTGTCCTGAACAGGTCGGTGCAAAGCTGGCCGCCCGTTTCGATCCGCTTGTTCTGGAAATCGTCTCGGTCGTCTACCGCCCGTTCCCCCGTGTATGTTGACACGACTTTGTTCACCATGCTCGCCAACAGCCACGTCTTTTCAGCGGTCGTCGCGTTCAGGCGGAGATGGGGGAACAGTTCATGTAATACAACCTGGCGTGCATACTCTTTCTTTTCCGCGTCTTTCACGTTGTGGAACGTGTGTTGTCCGATCAGCTCGAGCGCTTCGTCCGACGACGACGCCTGCGAACTGTGGCGCAACACGTACTTCAAAAATCCCTTGTGATGAATCAGCGACGATATGTCGTCGTCATTCAACCCAAACGCCTTCATAACGATGCCTACACAAATCGGTTCTTTGATGTAAGGAAGCGTGAAACTAATCGTCTTTTTGTCCTTGTGAATCGAACATGTCATCAAGACTGAGTGACCCGTCGTAGAAGACATGCTTCGGATTTCAGAAGAGAGTATGAATTTTGAGTTGGACTTCTCGGAAAACACCATGACCTTGTTGTAGATACCCCGCATCTGCGAGATGAGCACGCGTTCCTTCCCCTTGATTATAAAGTATCCCCCCTTGTCGAAGTCGCACTCGCCGGCCTTCACCCGTTCGTCTTTCGACAGGTTCTTGATGTTGCACTTGGAAGAGTTGATCATGATGGGCACATACGCGATGATCACGCGGTGGTGCTTTGTTCGGGTAGTCAACCGCGTGTCGACGTAGTAAATCTCTTCGTCTATGTCGACCCCGACCGGGCTGGCGTACGTCAGATCTCGCAGACGGCACTCGTTGGGCGTGATTGCGACAAGCTTGCGGTTTTCCTCGATCACGCTGGGCGATCCGACCCATGCGTTGGAAAATGTCATCCGGTACTTGTAGCTAGGATGCTCCATGCTAACGGTGTTGTCGGTAGATATGATGCGTTGGATGCCGCTGTCCAGGAAATCGTCGTACGAACTGATTTGGTGGTGAACCAACCCCTTCTTATCCTGGATCCATTCACGCACCAACTCCCATCGAAGGTCTTCAGAAGGCGCTCGCCCGTTCATACTTTTACTCTTGTCCATGTTGTTTACACATGCATGCCGCCCGCGTTATAAATTGTTTTTAAGGTTAAAAACAAGTTTTCTAGTACAAACATATGAACATCGCATCATCATACTCCATCACCATGCAAAACGGCAAATTCATCCTCTCCCCCGTGACGCAAACCGTTGATTCGGCCGCGATCATCAACCATCTGGCCGCCGTCACCAACGAGATCAGACAACTCAAGAGCATGGTCGCTCAGATCGCGCACAGCCTCAGACACGTGCACCAAACACTCAACATAAAAATTGATATCGCAAACCGAGGCATCAACGAGCTCAAAGCTACAACACGCCGTCTACAGGAAAATACGCGTGACCGCCCGACCGTTGAAGGCGCGGCTGACGCATGTACGTAAACTCCTCGCTTGATGCAGTAGGCGTATTCTGTTTCAGATATTTATCTATCGATGTTTTAATCATATTTGCGGTTTGCGCTTGGATGCATGGGCCTGGATTGGGAACAAAGCTTGTTACGCCGCACAAACCAGTCTTCGGGTTCCCGATTTTATTAGTTATATTATCCTCAATGATATCTTGTTGTGCGTCGCGAAGGCTTGTCAACAGCGGATCTACAACTGGGTTTAACACCGTATTCAGTACACCCGGTGTTCCATCAAGTATACCTTGTATTCTGTCATCACTATTGAGCAGTTTTTTGAGTGCACCCTGTTTTCCATCAAGTATACCTTTTATTCCATCAAGTATACCTTGTATTCTGTCATCACTATTGAGCAGTTGAGTGAGTGCACCCTTATCTCCATCAAGTATACCATTTATTCCATCAAGTATACCTGTTATTCTGTCATCACTATTGAGCAGTTTTTTGAGTGCACCCTTATCTCCATCAAGTATACCATTTATTCCATCAAGTATACCATTTATTCTGTCATCACCTTCGAGCAGTTGAGTGAGTGCTTTCGAATTTCCAGACACAACTCCGCCAATGAGGTCTACAAGATCCTTATTACCGTCGTCGTACTTTTTTGGGTCTGTTGCCTTGTCTACGATGGTGCCTATTTTATCGATCAGCGTATTCTTGTCTCCATCTGTCAATGTACCAGTAATTGTGCCTACCCTATCAACAATAGACGTGTTGGTTTTGTCTTTTTTTGTAAGGTCAACAAGTGTTTGGTTGTATCGTGTTAGATACGTATCATCGCTCCCGTCGATCTTCGCGTCCAACTTTTTCATGATACTTTGAGCTTCTTTGAGGTCGTCGCGCAACGTTTTCTGCACGTTGGATTGGAGGGTGTCCCACAGAAGGTATATGGCGTATCCAGCGCCTCCAAGCAAGATCAGCATGCCCAATATTACTATGATCACCGATGCTTGGGAAGCTGGTTTTTGAACAGCATATTTATCCATCTTCTTTATTGACGGACATATTATTCGTTCAGTCGCAACACCTTGTCGTAATGTATGTTCCAGTTGGAGTCGTCTCTTTGGGCGCGGGCTGAGGGCAACTGACTGCGCACGGACAAAACTGAGTTTTCCCGATGTCCGTCTGTTCCGCAAAGTAGCATGTTCTGGGCGCACACGCCGCGTGGTGCACGTACTGGGGAAACCGCGCGGTAGAATGCCTCAATTGGGTGTAATGTGACTGTGCTTTTGGCATTTTATATGAACAAGTATATAAAATTATTCTGGGCGCACAAATTTTCCGTCAGAGTCTGCTTCTACTTGTCGTCGAGGGTGACCATTCGGACATGAAGCATGTTCGTATCTTCCTTTCATCCAATACAGGTTGTTGTCGGCATCGTAGTTCATAGCGCGGATGATTTGACACTTGTCGATGCATTCATCTTTGTAAAAGGGTTGAGAACAGTTGTAGCAACGACCGCTTATCACTATCTTTCTCACGGGCGTTCGTTCAGTGTTGTTTGTGTTGTATTTGTATGCTAATAACCAGCTCATTGTTGTATTTATATTTACATGTTTTATGTTTAACTCTACTCACGTTTTAGTTTCGGACGCACTTCGTCGCCTTCTACTGGGTGACCGACGCCTTCTACTGGGTGACCGTCGCCTTCTACTGGGTGACCGTCGCCTTCTACTGGGTGACCGTCGCCTTCTACTGGGTGACCGTCGTTTTTCCTGTTTGCTCCGGAGTTCTTCCAATATCCAACGTCTTATGTCGCTTTCATGTACCTCTTGTTTACGTGGACGGAAGCAACCTTTCATGCGACGGGGTGGTGGTTTGGGTGAGTTAGAAGCGGGCATCCATTTGTATTTCATCATAGCTGCCCCGAATCCGCACTTCAAACACTCGCTTCTGGTTCCGTGTCTATCGTACTCAGCAGGCAAGACCGTGTCTGCCCCGCAGTAAATTTTGTCCATGGTGCTCATTTACTGTACGTCAATAAAAATATGAAACCCAATGCTATGTCGATAACGCCTACTAATGTATTCTTTGCAGTGACAATATGATTTCCTCCCATGAGTATCAAAGACACTCCCCATATTTTAGCTGCGACAGGGGCGTTTTTCTCAGAGAAAGCCATAAAAAGGAGTGCGAGTTCCATGATCCCGAGTTCGCGCTGGAGCGTGACTGTTCCTGGATCCGATTTCCATCCCATTCCCTTCCTAATTTTATCACCGATAAGGAGATGACCTGAACTAGACCAGATGAGACTGGGTATGAGCGCGAACATGCGGATATGATGTTTGCGTTCTTTTCGACGCCGTATGAAAGCGAACAACGAACTTACGACGAAGAGCAGTTGACCGTACACGACGACAGAAGATTTACGAGACGCGTTTTTCATTTATCCGAACACACATTTTTTTACAACGTCCGCTACAATGTCTTTTTATAACGTCTTTTACAACGTCTTTTACAACGTCTTTTACAATGTCTTTTACAATGTCTTTTACAACGTCTTTTACAACGTCTTTTACAACGTCTTTTACAACGTAGGAAACATGAGAGACCCGCCGTTTATGAGCACTATGTTGTTGCACAACGCCGTGCATATGAACTCAAATTTCTGAGGGAACGATCGGCCGCTGTTGGGGTTGTTCGATGCAGTATCCTCTGCGGTCATGCTGAGCATGGCGATTTGTGATGCGGTTGGTTTGATTGACACGTTCTCGATGACGTTGTAGTTGGTAGAGCCGGTAGGGTTCACATCAAGTGCATCGAGGGCGTACGAGTAAAAGTGCATTCCCGACGAGGTCACGGACGCGTTGACTACCGGATTGAAGTAGTAGTAGGGCTGTACCTGTGTGAAATATTCTCGGGCCATCTCGACCCGTTTCGTCCCTTCGTACAACAGAGCGACCTTGTCGAATATGTTTGAATACGAGTCCCACCCATCGTCGCCAGAAGCAGTAGGGGACGCAAGCGTGTAGTTGGACCATTCGTTCCAGAAGGTTGTGTTCCGCATGCCAAACATTAGAAGTTTCACCGAGTGCATGAGGTTTAGATTGTACACAGGTGACGGTTCGATGTTCGGGATGAACGATTGGACGGGGGATGTAAGTGCCTGTTCTATCAGCATGTGTCGAGGGGCGCAGTTCATCATTTTTCGTTCATTGTTGGAAACCAACGCGTAATGCGACCACACTTGAACGTTGGACAGCTTTGGTGTCGTTCTGCCCTTAATATCTAGAAGGGTCGGAACGTAGCGGTGTTCACCCGACAGTCCCGAGAACCCGCTGTCCGTCACCGAGTTGCGGGCGCGCAGTATGAGCAGTTGGTCCCACTCTCTGAATTTGAACTTTATGCGCACATCATTGTACGGCAGCGCGCCGATTGGCAACGCTGATCCTGAATCTCGTGCGTAAAAGAACGGGAGTGGAACTCTGACTCGCGCAGAAGAAGTTCCAGGTATCCCCCCGTATGTGTTTTGTATCATGGTGTAGTAGGTAGATGTTTTTCCGTCAGGGACAGAAAACCTTGACCAGAAATCAAGGAAGTAGTTGTCGAAGCGCGCAACAACAAGGTCGTTGCATGTCAACGAACACTCATTGATGATGTTGTGTCCGATGTTGTTGCACCAGGTAAACGACGCATACCAACTGCTGAAAAATTGGTCCTTGTCCAACGAGAACGTCAAATCATTTATGATGGCGTCCCCACCCACCCCGCCTTCATTTATATCAATAGTTTGTTCCGGAGAGTCCGTATTTATATGATGGGGCTGTCTGTTCACTATATTGACCGGACCGCCATCGACAGTGATTCGGTCATTCAATTTGTACCCCTCTCCCGGGTTGACGATAGTAACAGTCCACGCTGTTGGCGGTGCTACCGTTTCGAATGCAATATTACTTGTCAATGCCGGATTGGCAACCCCATTTACTTGTGCAGAAAGGTAAATAAGACCGGTAGCGGTTCTGTTCGGCGGCGTCGATTCTCTGATTGTAGCTAATACCGTAAAATATGGCGGATCGGTTCCAACGGGCGATACACTTTGGATGCTGCCACTTACAAAATATCCTTGTATCTGTCCTGCCGCTTGAATCCCTGTAACTATCCCGTATGCTGGTTCACCTGCAACATTACCGTCTATTATGAATGTATCCCCAACCTTCCACACGGGATCCCCTCCTAACGGCACAATCGACATCGGGGGTTCGAAACTTCCGGCACCATCAACAAAACATGTTATATCCAGACCGTCTCCAGCACTTGGAAATAATCCATGAGTTGTGTACAAATCTTGTTGTTGGTACCCGCTACCGGTTTGCAGACCTCCGACGGTCGACACTGTGTTGATATGTACAGTTCCGACGTTTACAGCTCCTACGGTTGCAACGTTGATATTATCCCCTGGATTAAAACCACTACCGCCATCTTCCATAATAATACTGGTAATGATTATCTGCGTTGGGTTAGTACGATCAACAGCAGTACCTGCAACTGTAGCCGTCGCGTTACCTATGGTCAAGCTAGTTCCGACTGGGGCGTCAACAGCAGGGACAGATATGGCGTTGAATGTAACGGAAATGATGCCGCCTGCCCCTGACGTTTGTGCAAATCTGACGTTTGTAACGCGTCCAACCTCTGCCCCCCCCGGCTGCTGTGACGGATCGGTTCCAATGGTAAATATTGGTTCTAATCCCCCGTCCATTGTTACTCTGGTTATTTCCGACCGGACGGTAGGCCGGTCGTCGCCCGCAGAAAGCACAAATATCGTCGAATCAGCAATGTGCGGGTTCGCCGCGCTTCCAGGGGAGTTTAAAGTTGCAGTTACCGAATCACCGCTTTGGACGTTTACAAGCATTCCCTTTCCGCTTCCGCCGGTAACTACCGTGTTTGTAACATACACATTACTAAGCGGATGCGGCCACGATGCATCGCTGATGACTATACCAGATTTGAGCAACGGGTCTTCTCGCCGCGCGACTTGGTTCGACGCGTAGTCGATGTTCACATAGGGCAAATCAAACTCAAGCCACGAGTTGAGGACATAGTCGCCTGAACTGGAAAGTTTGGCAGACCACGTCTGGCCAAAATCGGGCGTTCCGGTGATTGTCATGAGCACGGGGATTTGTGTGAACCACGTCCGCATGCACGTCTCGCGAATAAAATAAGTAGCCGCACATTTCCCAGGACTCGGACCATACATGTACTTCTCGAGCTTGTCGTATGTCGCCAAATCTATAAAGGCGGGGGTGAAATTATTGCAGTCAGTTGATGCCATTTTATTAATGCTTAAGTTTCTTTATTACAGTTAATGCACGAAGACGCGCACATTTCAATTCAATACTCATGTTATATCAGTGTTGAATTGGTCTACCGAGCGGCGTACATCAACCTTTTAGAATTACAGTAATGACGCATGATGACGGCTACTATGATCGCCAGGACGAGGGCAACCGAGAAAATCCCCAGGGCCTTGAGGACCCAACTTGCGTGACTGCCAGTATCTGTGGCGGTCGTCCCCACCTTCTTCTGCGATGCGCTCTTCAACCTCCCACTCCCCTTCTTCTGGGCAGCGGCTTCCTCGTCGGCCTTCTTCTTGGCCGCGGCTTCCTCTTCGGCCTTCTTCTTCTTGGCCGCGGCTTCCTCTTCCGCCTTCTTCTTGGCAGCGTCCGTCGGCGATGCGCTCTTCTTCTTCGCCGATGCTCTCTTCTTCCGCTTCTTCGCCCCTAAAACGATGCCTTCACATGGCACGCATTCACCTCCACTGTCGTCAACGCATCCATATGCGCACTTACCAGTGCCAAGTTTTTTAGACAGTTGTGCGCAACAGTCTATTTTACTTCCGTTGTATTTACTGTTTACGATTTCATCGGTGCATTGATTGTTGCGGTCCCGCGTCATACCTGTCTGGGATTGCGCGTTACACGGAGGCAGCGAAGGGTCGCTGCCGGTTTGTCCGCCGTGATTCTCCATGTGTTTCTTGATGGCGTCGAGTGCCTGTCCGGTTATCTGCACGAGTTTACCGCCCGTCCACATGTATGGAGTGTCATTGCATTGATTTCCCATAAAGCACGGTCCGGTTCCATCAGCAAAATTGGCAGTGCATCCTTGCCTGGCGCAATCTGGTTGATTTCCAACCTGTTCACATTCGTATGGACTGCCGCTCGTCATTTGCGTTAGACGGTAACAAGCCTTTTTATCTCTACCATCCGTATCGTCGTAACCGGGTTTGTTGTCGCCGTCCGACCCTCTGGGGTCAATAGAAACGTTGTGAAGTTCGCACAAAGGCTGGTGCCCCATTCCAACCGCCAAGCCACTGTCTGTAGTGCCTTCTAGAGGGGGGCATGAATTAGCTTTCAAGTAGTCATTAATCAGATTAACCAAATCGACCGGATTGGATGTAGAACTTGCTGCTTTTATTGCTGCGTTTATTTGGTCGCTGTCGATACCGAGATTCGTCGCTCGTCTTTTCAGATCATTCATATTCTCGTCAGTAGTGGCCTTTTTGTTCTCAACGAGCGGTTTACATGTTGCGGTTTCTGCCCCTGAACCATCAGGACTCATATAGCAGCACCATGTTTTCTTGTCTGCTGTGCATGCATTGTTTTTGCGTGTTGTGCACATATCAGGTCCAAGTCTATTCTGTATGGATGGATCAATAGATGAGCTGTACTGACACTTGACCGTTTCACCTTGCGGCGCACTCGGTCGGTCGGTGTTTCCCCAGTTGTAACGGTAGGTATAGTTTTCCATGAGTTGCATTTTTCGTCTGCACGGCCGGTGCATGTTCAACGGATAAATGGCGGGTACTTTCATTGACATTTATTATTCCGTAGGTTTAATTTTTGCGTAGTGCAATTTGATTCCCGTCAGCACGACCGCCAGAACGACGTCTATGATCCCCATATAGACGAGCGGGAGGAGTCGGTTCGCGTAGCCGTACCAGAGGCCTAGAATCGAGCTGGTCACTGTGAGAACAACAACAGACCAGGGAGTGTCTTCCTTCGTTTTCAACACGTGCCACATTTCTGCGACGACAGCGAGTTGGTTTATGATGGCTATAAAGTAAGCCAACCCGGGCAATTTTCCTTCGCTCATTTTTTTACTTGTTTTGTGACGTGTCATGGTGTGTTTATTTGTGTCAGAGTAAAAAAATATCTTCGGGTCGTTCACGTTCATTCAACGCTTCTTTTCGGATCTTCTCCGCAATGCGGGCGGATCGCCTTCTGTATGGTGCCGGCGATATAGGGCATGTGTAGAACAGTTTCCATACTTCTGGGACGAAGATATCAACAGAAGGCGCCGTGAAGTATTCGCGTCCCATTTGCGACAGCCATATGATCTTGCTGTCGGATTTTTTGAGACCGTTGAGGACGTGCTTTTCTAAAATCCACGGTCTCGGGTGGTACGTGCATGCGAGTCGTTCAACTACGCGGTTGGGACCGCCTTGTTCGTCGATTCGATCGTTGGGGTTTTCCCGGTTGGATACGCCTACTTTGAACACGGGTGTTCCGCGCGCGGTGTATGCCATAGTTCGGAAAGCGTATACCCATCCAGGGTTGAGTACAGAAGTAGGTTTCATGTTTTTGTTGTTCTTGAATCTCAGCTTTTAAACAGATCGTTTTTGGTCACACTTTGAGTGTCACTGACTTACATGTACATGTACAACGATACGGTCCGTTCTTCCGTCTCGTTGTCTGCGTCGTAAATGGCAACGATTGCATCTTTGATGTCGCGCATGTTTATATTTTTTCGTTTTCTTGAAGGGTTGGAGAGGATGTTTGACGAGTGATGGATCTTCGTCTTGAAGAAGAGCGAATGCAGCGATCGCGCTTGTCCGTCTTCGAAAAGATGCGCGTTGTCTACGAACAGCGTTTTTAGTTCGTCGGAGTCCATGTCAAGAGTCCAGCCCTTGTCCTCTACGATGTTCGCAAAGATGTTCATCATTTCGTCTGGGCTGTACGTGCTGAGTTTGTGTGACCATTGGAATCTGGATTTCAGCCCGGGGTTCGACTTGAAAAAACAACGGTCTACCTCGTCTTCGTATCCGGCGATTATGCACACGAACTCGGATGCATGTTCAGACAAGAAGCTGCACAGCGTGTCGACGGCCTCTTTCGCGAAGGAGTCCTTTTTGCTTCCTGAACCCATCGAGTATACTTCGTCGATGAAGAGGACCTTTCCCAAGCATGACTTGAGAAGTTTGGATGTTTTGATGGCAGTTTGACCGAGGTATCCGCTCACAAAGTCATCGCGGTGTGCAATCTTGAATGTGTCGGTAGCCGAGCCGCCGTTGCCGGGGAACAGTTTGAGTCCGCTGTAAATGTCTGCTAATATTTTTGCGACGGTCGTTTTTCCGACGCCAGGAGGTCCGATCAAAACGGTATGCAGGAAATCATCCGACTGCGAGTTGAAACGTTGCAGATAGTAGAGCACTTGGTCGAAGACGGACTGCTTCAGATGTGTCAACCCTACTAATTTGTTCAGCTTTTCCAGATGCACTCGTATACGTCCGAGGGCAACGTTGTCTATGCGAGTAAAGTAGTCGCCAGTGTTTGACATACGTATAAGGTCATCTAAATTTTTCAGCTTCCAGCAAGGCTTCATCTTTTTGAATTTGCGCGCGCGTCGAGAAGATCGTTTGAGACCTGAATCGACGCGCGCAGGAACCGTCCGGTAACGTTGCGGAGGCCGGCGTGTTTTACAATTACGGGCCGTTGACGTCATTGAAAGGGTGTCGGTCGTCTGACAATTCATCTTTCGTTCTTTTCTTAACTGCAATTTTTCACTTAAAACTATCAACGATTTAAGAAAATAATACATGCCCCGACGTATACCAATAAAAGTGATAAAGGTTCCGCTTGATCCAAGTAAAAAGAGAGACATCCCCCCGGTGTTCCCGCGAATGCCACTGATGTATCTGGAACTGTTCGAGAACAAGGCAAAGATCAAGAAGTCTGTCGTGAACAAAGATTATATTCCTGATCCGTCGGACGTCACGCCGCCCAACACGACGCGCCGATTAGATCCATCGCCCCTTAACAGTCCTACGATCGAACATGGCAAGAACCGGCGAGATGCGTCCCCCTATTCTCCTGCTACTCGAAAACAACTGCGACATGTGAAACGGGAAGAAGAACGTCTTTCCATCCAGAAAGACATGTACAACAATGCTGTGCGTATGAAAGAGCTGGAACGTGAAAACATGCGGCGTCGAAAGGAACGTCTCAAGTCCCCGCCTGACCCGGGGCTGTCACTGCGAGCGAGTCCTCTTATTCGTTCGCGAAAAACAGTAAAATCACCTGCCTCGAACAACTCCGGTCGACATGCATCAAGACCTAACCGCACGATCGGTTTCAGGGCATCTTCTCTCCCGTCCGACGATGAAGTCGTCGACGACGGGTCCGACCAAAATCCTGTGAGGAAACCGTCGCCAACGCTGCACGCGCACGCGACAATCGTGCGAAAAAACCGGGAAACGCGTCCGGTCGATCCAGTCGTCGACGTAGGCATTAAACGTCCTCAGCCATCGCCCAATCTGCGCGCAAGGGCGTCAACTCTGCATCTGAAAGCATCCTACGAAAATGAAGAGATAGACAGACCGCCTCCGCCGCCGCGTCCTTCACCATCTCCAAAGCATGGGCTGCGTCGAACTCGACCTAAAATTAATCGTGAACTGACAGCGCTCGTTCGAAAGGCTGAAGAAGGCTATGATATAGACGACAATGACATAGACATTCATTTTGAAGAGGATCCATCTTCCGAAGAGCCCGACGAACATGATGGCGACATTTATAGTCGAACCGATCTGGCAGAAAGACTCGACGAGTTGGGAGACTCATCCGAAGAAGAGGATGAGATAGAACAGCCGAGCCCTATCATGTCGGAAAGGTCCGAGATGTCAGGGAGGTCGGAACAACGCAGCGACAACGGAAGATCGATAAGCTCGGCTCACACGGAAGACGGCTCTGAAGACGACTACCAAAGTGTCCGAAGTGATGCCCAAAGTGTTCGGAGCGATGCCCAAAGTGTTCGGAGCGAGGTTTCCAACGCTTCTCGTCATAGCAAATATTCCCTTCACATGGACGAAGACGCCCATGGACGTAGTAGTGCGCATAGTCAGCCGCATGGACGCAACGAACGGGGCCGGGAACTTGCAGACGATCATTACGCCGGCGGTATGAGACGCCCGGTGCACCGGCAAAAGAGCGCTTACGAACGGTTGAAGGAGGAAGAGGAAAAACGCGAACTCTTGTTCAAGTTCGATCTTCTTCGGAAAAGTTACCCGTTGGGGAACATCAGAGAAGAGTTCAACATTCACTCCGATCTTGAAACGATAAAGGCTTCGTACGAGATGAACGTGCGCAGACTTTCCCTTGACTCGACGGTCGAAACATACAAGAGTTACATGATAGGCGGGTTTATGGCCACGGAATATGTGATGGGACATTTCATGGGACTCGACATGCAGGGCTTTACGCAGCAACAAATACTTCAGATGTCATCGTACGAGAAACTGTTGATTGAACTTGGTGAAAAGAGTTACGTCCCTGAAGGGGTATCGAAGTTCCCGGTCGAAGTCAGATTGCTCTTCCTGGTCGTTATGAACGCCGGCATATTCATCGCGTCTAAAATGATCCTCAAGAAAACCGGTGCAAATGTGCTCAACATGGTAAACAGCATGAACGGGCACACTGCGCCGGGCGGCGGAGGGGGTATGGGTGGAATGGCCGGCATGATGGCCGGTATGATGGGAGGGGGAGGGGCCCCTCAAACGGCTGCGCGCCGGTCAGCTCCCCCAACCAAACGGCGTAAGATGAGAGGCCCGGACATCAACATATCCGATTTGTGAACTGTCCTAAAAAAGACACGGTAAATAAATGACAAAACACATAAAGAACAGGCGAAAATCTAAAGGTAGATCAATCCGATCTCCCCGAAGGACGACGCGGAAGAAGACGCGGAAGAAGACGCGGAAGAAGACGCGGAGAAACAGTCGTCGTACCCGAGGTGGTTCGCCTCGAAAAAAGAGTCACCGACCATGCAAAGCAGGCACAATAGTCAACCCGGACACAGGGAGATGCGTCAGTAAACATGGACGTCTTGGCAAAAAAATGATCAAGGATATGTCTAAGCGCCGAGTATCTCCGCAAATAAAACATGAACGCTGGCTCAAATCGCTTGAAGGCAAGAAAAGCATCTTTGAACATGGTCTAGACCGGAGGGACGATGAAGAACGATGGATTGAAACGCAAGAGTTATTCGGGGACACTGCTCCACCAGGGGAACGAATTAGCCGGATAGAATGGGAAACTATTGGAAAACAAAGTGGTTATAGTCCAACACCCCATTCAGATGTATCTCTGGAAATAATGGAAGAATACATAAAAAATAGACGGAAACGCAAGCCGTCGCCTCGAAAAAGCAGATTTGACAAAGTGCTCGGGCGGCGAGATCCATTCACCGGTCAACGGACAGTATATAGTACCGTCGAACAATCGCCCCAAAAGATTCGAAGTCCGAAGAAGCCGAAGAAGCCGAAGAAGCGCGCGGTGCTCATGCAGGTAGCGCAAAAACCGAACGCGATAGACTGCAACGCCTTGCGAAAACAGTTGCAGGAACACTGCGGTGCCCCTACGGCTGTTCCGTTCGGTGGACCAGTCAAACTTCAGAAAGGTCTGCAGACGTTCAAAGACAGCATTGACTCAATCGAACAACGATTCAAGGATCAAACGGAAGAGGATATACATGATGAAGGCGAAGATATGGAATCGCTCACTGACATGTTGGAGTTGTTGGAAGAGCTGAGCAGTCAGAAAGTGACTGATCTTAAGAAGACACTGAAAAGAATGGGTCTCAAAACAAGCGGGAAGAAGCGGGAGCTCGTAGACAGAATTATCGAGCATGAGATGATGAAAAGACACGCAGAGGGTGCAGAGGGTGTCGTAAAGGGGGGAGCGGCAGCTACGTACAAGTATTGTTCAAAGTTGGCAATGGAGGGTTCCATGCATCCTGATAAATGGCTGAAACATTGCAGTGCGTACTGTCGTCGTGATGGGAATTCCGTGCATATGAGGAGAATATGCGGACCCCGAGGACACTCTCCCAAACGGAAACGTCAACGATCGCGTAGATTCCGACGATCACGAAGCCCCGAGACCGGGAAAAATCTCTTCGGCGGCACTCGGTCAGGACTTCGACCGCGTCGGAAACATATTAGTTACCGCGAAGATGACAATGAAAGTACGTCTAGCGACAGCGAGTTTGAACCCATTCTACGGAACAGTCGCCGGCGCATTATTGATGACGATGATGACGACGGGCTTACTCTCTCCGACCTGAGACGTCGATTCAATTTATTGGACGACGGGAACGACGACTCCGCTGTGAGCCAACTCATTCAGTTGGAAGCTCCGACGGGCTCAGTCAGTCAAGATTGCGGCAACCTGATGCCCGTCATCGACGATTATATCAATGCTATGAATGCTAGGATGGTGCAGGACCGGATATGCAGCAGATGCGAAGCGAAGGCGAACGTGCTTAGGAAACGCGAGGAAGACCTGTCGGAAAAAGTTAGAATTGAACATTCTAGTATTGGCCGTTCAGTCGCTGCAGTAGACACAGGCGACGACGATGACGGAGCCGATGCATCCCCGTTAATGTCGCGGTAGTTTTTTGGTTTTTTGATTGGTTATAATAAATGCCCCGACGTATGTATTACTCATTGAAAAAATCGTGCACGGGTCCAGCGTCAAATCTGTTCACCGTAACTCCGGAGAAGTATTGCGAAGATCCGTACCTGAAGCCGTTCGCCTGTAAAGCAGATTTTTGCGGCAAGTTCAGCATGGACCAACTCTGCCAGTATAACTGTATGAGAGCCGGATTCAACGGCCGCCCTGTACACTTCACTTATTCTAGACTGTCGGACGACAACTGGTGTTCTTCTGAAACATGCGGTGAACTTGGATGCAACGACCAACGCGTTCTCTGACTTGCTAAAAATAATCTTTTTTTTTATAGGCAGACATGCCTATAAAAATGGCGGTAACATACGAGATGAAGGCATCTATCCGTCGGGAAGTTGATACCAAGGGAAGCGGTTGGCTGGGGTTTTGTTCCGGCAACCGACCAAGACGAGTCCGAGTGACTGATTCAGAGATGGAGTCGTTAGGATGGACCGCCTGGAAATACAGAGATGCACCCACGTCGTGCCTAATGTGCATTTGGTACAATACGGACTCCGATGAATTTTCAACCGACGAACCGACTGACAAAGCTGGAGACTACGAACAATACACCCGAAAATGTCCAGGGTGCGACACAAAGCTCGAGTTGAGCTGGTGCAGTCAGTACTGTAGCAGATCTTGTATGTACAGTGACACGACGACTTCGACCGACGACGATGGTAACGTAGAAACGTATGAGGTATGAACAAGTATAAAAAGTATAAAAAAAGTATATAACTGGTTATGGTCTAAAAATGATTGATTTTTAGACCGGTCATGGTCACTACAATTTATATACCAGTCATTGAAAACATGTCGACAACATTCTTTTCCGATTCCGGTACTGAATCCGAACCAGACGTGTATCCGTATGCTGCTCGTCGTCGCTGGCGCGTGATGCGCGAACAACGTGAACGGAAAAAACCGGAACGTTACGTTGACCCGGAGTTCAACAAGCTGATGATGGATGATATCCCGGACGATGAGAAGAAAGCCGCGTTGGAAGACACTGATTTTTCAGACTCGGACGATGAAGATCTTCCAGACATCAAACAAGTCGATGATGACTTCGACATCGGAGAAGTTGCTGAATCCGAAGACGAATCCGAAGACGAAGCGGATGCCGACGCTGATGCCGACGCTGATGCCGACGCTGATGCCGACGCTGATGCCGACTCTGAGGACGACTCTGATGCCGACGCTGATGACGAAGCTGATGACGACGCTGATGACGACGCTGATGACGGGTACATCACGCCTGAAAACATCATCACATCTAAGCGGGTGCGCAAAAAACCGGACAGATACATCGATGCGGACTATGCAACGTTGGTCCTCGAAGATATCCCCGAGAATGAAATGGCTGCTGCACTGGAAAACGAGGACTTTTCTGACCAAGAAAATGCCAACGAAGAAAGCGATGATGAGTTTGTACCCGGGTCGTCTGAGGAGGACGACGATACATCGGATGAGGAAGCAACGGATACCGTTTCGACGCATGTGCTTGCCGTCCGAATCCAAGCGTTGTTCAGGGGGTGGTCACTCCGGGACTGGAACAACCAGATGATGAAATGGGACGCTGAAACAACCGGATGGCTTCCCAACGATCTGTGGGAAGCTGAGTACGGCCCCAATGGAAAATACCCCGTTCGAAAGCCTAAAAAGTAAACCGTAAAAACATACAAAAAACATAAAAGCCCCCTTGCACTAGTCTGTGCAAGGGGGCTTTTTTGCGTTTAAATGCACGCACACCGGTCGCCTCCAAGTCAGCAATACATGGGCGACTCATCGTAACACCCGCGTGTACCACCAGGGCAGGTGAACGTTTTTCCATCCTTGCACCGGTGCACTTCGTCGGCGCCAGGTCTTTTTTCGAGCGGCTGTGCATGGTTTCCCCATCGAGCCGCCCATTTTTCCCTGTTCATTACACTCATCTGTTTGGAGATTATATCTTCCCGTTGTTCGTTCGAGTCTTCTATCCAACTCAGACCGCCAAGGTACGCGCATCTGCAAAGGTTAGTTTCAAGGCAGTTTCTGCATTTGACGGGGATCCGCGCGTACTCCGGTTCGATTGCATTCATAGGCGTCACGTCGGCTGACCCAAACACTACCGCCTCGTTTTGGAAGACCGGCGATATGAATGGACCGCTTGTATTTTTATCGGTATAATAGGTGTACTGTCCTTTTGCAATGTCCTGGTAATTTTGGAAACCTGTTTTCCATGCGTTCAGGTTAGGGTTATACACATTTTCAGGACCAACGCTAAAATCGATCGGCTTTGAATCAAGGATGAGCGAGATATTTCCCGTGCGAGGATTTTTCAGGCGCGCGTCGGCAGCCGTCCATCCGTCTTTCTCAGGTTTTGGCATCCATTGCGCTTCTCGACGATAACCCATGCATGGGTTGTACTTGCCGTCTACGGAACAAAAGTTCCGCGCCGTGTTCATCTTGACGAGCTGCGGGTTGAGGAACGTAATGTCGCAGCCGCTCAGGGTCCCCCCCGATGGCTTCGGTTGACACGGCCCTATTCCGGCTCCGAATAGATGTTCGCCGTATGAGTTTGGATCATACTGACAGTTTTTAATAGATAGACTGCTAGTCATTTATTGTATGTTTAAAAAATTGGTTCCACGCTATAAATGACAAAATGGTCTAGCATATCAAAACAAGACGGGGTTGATTACAGTGACTTGCTCAACAAACTTCGGAGTTCAAGAAAAGTAGTCGCAACGTCATCTGTTTCTGGCGGAGGGGCATCGGGCTCGAACGGTCTGTTGTCAACGTTGAAAAATCGGTGGTATATTGCTGTCGGGACAGTCGCGTGCATAGCACTCGCCGGCGGTGGATACCTGTGGTATCGTAAGCGCGAGTCGAATCGCCGTTTTCCAAACGTAACAGAGTTCAGAGACAGCCGACTTCCCCTCCTTCCGTCCGTGCCACCATCGCAACGCAATGCACCATCGCAACGCGACGCTCAACAACCGCCTGTCCAACAACCGGCCGGGCAACCTCCGCAACCGGCTGGTTTGCCCGTGCCATCTGACGAGCCGAGGGTAAAGAAGGTGTGGGTTCATCTCATCATATTTGGAGGCCTTCTGGGCGCGGCGGCTCTGATATGGTTCAAGTTTTCGGGTAAAAAAATACAAAGTAATTTAGAAGCAGTGATAGAGTGAGAAACGCTGCGAATTTTACGCCGATGGAAATGATGGTGTTCTTGAGGGGCAAGCGGACTGCCGTAATACAAAGCATGAGTATTGAGTTGAGTAACGATACCTTTGCTGCGGATACTAGGTTGTTCGTTTTGGAAGGTGTTCGGGCCTCTGGAAAACATGTATCTAGTACACGCATTGCATCCATCGAGAGCGCGGCAGGCGGTGAAACCGGGAGGGTAGATATCAAATTATGATCCATATTTGTTATATATGTGTTTGTCATCATTCTTGATTCATTTAAATCAAGAATCTTTCGCCTGTAATAAATGAGCAAATACATGTCGACAAATCGAACGACTTTTTCCCATCTGGGCGGGGGGTGCGGGCCCAACAATGATCCAAACGACACCCAAATAGGTTTCCAACAGTGCAATCCCGTCGAACATTACCGTGACAAGAGTCGCCAAACCTCTCATGCATACCATTGTCTAAAGCCGAAAGCCGAAAAAAAGTGTTTAGTTCCGGGAAGCGACGACCCGGAAGAGTCCAACCGGTTGAAGAAAAAAATGTACGACGAGCTGTGCGGTGACCTGGTCAAAGAACTAGCGAAGGCTAAGGCCGACTATGAGTACGAGATTGCCAAAGAGAAGCGTATGCAAAATCTTGTATACGCGGGATTTGCCTTCATCGCGATCTTACTTCTTATATTCGTCCTAGTTCTATCCGCGCCGTCCGGAAAAAAAAGCAAAAAGGCGTCTGTTCCCCAGGCGGTTCCCCAATCGGCTGTTGGGTCGGGCCGATCAGCGTTCCCGACCATCACGTCGTGTAAAAGTATAGATGTAGCTACAGGTTCATTCTACGACAAGTTGGTGTAAATAATAATCTCCAAGAATAAAGAATGGTGTCTATGTATCCATACTGTCAGCCAACTGACTACAATCAAACCCCTTTCATTCCCTATCCCGAGAATCACCCTTGTGTACCGTGCGGGCCAAGATGTCAATCAAAGCTGGGGGAACAGCTCCGATGCATGGGATATACAAAGTTTGCGGAGATCGTCCGCATATCGGGCCTCACAAATTTAGACGATCGGGAACTGACCGTGTTTGTGCCTCCGGACAGTAACATCCCGGATGGATTTGTAAGGTCTTGCGACCGCCTTCTCGCAACAAACATCGTCCGATCAAGTCTGATGGAGCGGAAGATTCCGAAGTACGTGTTCGCGCAAAGCGACAACGCCTTCTACCGTACCATGAACCCGTTTTACCATGCGCACATTAAAACGGATCGGACAGGCAATATGACGATTAGCACGATACCTGTGTTGCGCAGCGATATTACCGATGGAAAGCTGTTGGTATTTGAGGTCGAACAACTCGTCGATCCACCAACCTTTACATAGACGTTTACATAGACGTTTACATAGACGTTTACATAGACGTCGCACAAACGTCACATCACGATGCACGCGCTGGTTTTAGGATCGCACAAGTATGAGCGTCGCCAACATGCTTTCACCCATTCAATGAGATCTTCTATCGTCATAAATATCGGAAGGAGAGTTAGCATTTTTATCCCTCCGATGTGTACTTTTAATACACTCCATTAGATCCAGAACTGTCTGGTCGCATGAACGGGGTGTGAATGCGTTAAGGCATTGAAATAGCTGGAACATCTCGATCGAACAGGGATGAGTAGATGGTGTAATGATAGAGTTCATTGAGTTGTTTGGCTAAGATGACTTGTGTATAGGTAGAAGTGTAGACAGGCGTGTAGACAAGCGTATTGCTTTTTCATATGTGAAAAAGCAATTAATCAGTTAGGTATTCAGTTAGTTATTCAGTTGGGTAAGTAAGTATACTCATGCTTCCATTTTCATGTTCCCTCCGGTAGTCACGTCCGCTAGAACTGGGTAACTGGCCGAGTTAGAAATGCCGCACGCATTATCTACGTCAGAATCCAGATACATGTACCCGTCTATTCCCCATGTCTTGTCCCATGAATTACGGATGATCCAGTAATTCTTCTTTACTCCATTGAAAGAATCGTGTCCGTAACCTACTAGGACAACCCCATGATCCATTTGAGACGGGTCGGACGAACATCCATCTTCCCCTGGGGTGTAGACCCCTCCGGAATATACTTGCCAGTCGTAGTTTGCATCAACTCCAATCGAGATTGGGCCTACATGCACCAGCGCATCCTTCAAATCAGCATCCGAACCGGCTACAATGTCTTTGTGTCCGATGATGCCTCCGTATCCTGGACCGTCGTTTTTGAACTGGCACGTGCCATCCATGCCTGTGTACTTGTAAACAGACTCCAGATCGTCATTCCCATTCTGTGACTGGACCATGTACGTAAATGCTGCATCCATAAGACCGCCGCCGCACCCGTAACAGCATCCGTCTACATTTTGAACGCAATCAACCAAGTCCTGTTCGGAAAAGGAAATCAACTTTTTGTTTTTGAGCGCGTACTGGCTTTCAAGCGAACCGATAGCTGAGAATGCCCAACAACTTCCACACTGAGCTTGGTTCTTTACCGGGTTGACAACATTATTAGTCCGCCAGTCGATGCTTGATGGGAGATGGGTGTTGGTAGACACATGCATGTCGCGATCCGCATACTTTGCACCGAGAGGGAACATTCCGTTCGCCCAGCTGTTAAACTCGTCGGCGGTTTGGTCGGCAAAACGGTTAGTATCAGCAACCCAGCTACTGTGCTGCACATTTCGGAGAGTTACGTAGTCATTCGTATCCGCCCAGATATTGAAGCGGACGAGTTCCTCGGTCGGAGTCGGGTAAGATACATTATAGCGGTTCTTCCATGATATAAAACGTTCGACGGTCACATCCGGCGACAACAGAGTAGCAGCGGCGCCAGAAAGCATGTTCGCAACAAGTGCAACACTGGTAATAGTAGAAGTGATGGTAGAAGGGTTGATGATCATTTTTGTCAGTGATGACGCACCAAAGTAAGTAATCGTTTTTAACGCCAAACCGGAGGCATCTTACTCCATATACAATCTTCCATATCTGGATACCCTTTTATATTCAAAATCATACAGTCTTCATATGCATCTAATACCTTAAACATGCAAAGCATTGCCATAGTAGGTGTGTTGGTTGACCCGACAAAGGTGAGAATGCCTCCATCGCCGATATCCCAAATATACGTATCGCTTTCCGGACGAGTTGGCAGCAATCTAATATCGCTGAACTGCATGCGTAACCCATCATTCAGCATGTGTTCTCGGTTCAGATCGTTCAATGTAAACCAGGAAGCTTTATCTTTGCCCATGATGCGGACCCCGGTGCAAACATCATTTAGCATCATAATGGAGGCAGCAAAATTATGGATAGACGTCGGGGAGCTTCCAATTGAGGCGTTCAGATCTAACAACAGTTTGTCCCAGAAAGCGGGTCCTAATTTTTTCACGGCAAATGTTATGCTCATGATACGATCCATTCCAACAACACTTTTAGTTACACGTTCAACATGATCGGTAAGTTGTTTAGTTGATATCATTTTGTCTCCATATTTTGATGCTTTAACATAAATGACATCTCCCAAATACAAGTCGCGGCGTCGTTCGCCCAGACGCAAGTCACGGCGTCGTTCGCCCAAAAAAGTGACCATAAAATATAGAGGGAAAAGTCGGCGTGTTCCCGCCCGTTATGTGCAAGGGTTAAAGGGAAAAGATTTGAAGGCTCAGATAAAGTCTATTTTCCTGGGTCGAGATCGACCAGCAACCAAAGCATCGAACAAACGTTCTAAATGGACGACAGCGTTCGAACGCAAATACGGCGTGCCGATCACCAACAAGTCATGGATAAGTACAAATATCATTACTCGCGCAGGCATAGAAAAAATACTCGACAAAGGTCGCGGTGCATATTATTCGTCTGGAAGTCGTCCGAACCAGAGTCCGGACTCGTGGGCATACGCGCGTCTGGCATCCGTGATAATGGGTGGACCCGCTCGTAATGTCGATGCTAACATATGGGACAAGTATGCGCGGACGAAGAAGAAGAAGACGAAGAAGCGGGTAGTCGGAGGCGGGATAATGACAATTTTGCAGTACGACAAAATATTATTGCCGGCCGATACGATCAATAAATGCATGGCATACATAGATGGTTTAGATCATGAGGTCGGGGGCGTGTTTAACACCGATAAAATATTCGGCAGCTACTTCAACACAATCAATCTTGAATTTCCATCGACGGTTACGCACGGACCATCACCGAATGTGTTGGCTACGGGTGTCTATTATGATCCAATACAGGGTAAGTTCATGCCCAAAACCAAACGCGCCGTACGGTTCAACTTCAACGTCGATCCAGGGCCCGGTCGTTTCAGCTTTCATACTCATCCTGCGATCTGCATGGAAAATCACGACTGCATCCTTGCATGGCCATCGGGCGGTGACATGATACACACCTTGTCATCCCCGTCTCTGTGCGTTCATTTTGTGTTTACAGTAGAAGGAATTTACACCATACATGTTGCGCCCGCCTTTCGGGTAGCCTACTTTGAATATTTTACGCAAGATTGTCGTAATCGCATCAATGCCGTCCTCGGTAATTTGTTCGGGCGATACGAGACAGCCAGAGCTCGAGGGGCGCATACGGGCACTGTAGGCATGGTCGACTACACAAAGGTGTTTACTACCCGGAATCAATATCTTGCGGCCGCTAACTCGATCACGATGAATAAGCTTTTTCCATCGCTCTCCCCTGAAATTATAGCATGCTTGCAAACGATTCCTGTCGGGCCGGATAGTTTGACTCCGGATACAACCCTGTTCGATGTCGGATTTTCTACCTACGAGAATGCAAAAGGAGGGGTTGCCCTTCCGCCTACATTCTGCTATGGACTTTAGACGTTCATAGACGTTCATAGACTTTCATAGACTTTCATAGATAATATATGTTCAAATAAATGCCCCGAACACTGTGTCAACAAAAAAACAAGGTCCTTGAGATTGTATCTGGTTGGCCTCACAAGCCGTGCGGAACATCGTCTCGCGGCGCTAACTATCTGATGGGTCAACCTCCTAACGATTTGAATCGCATGGGAGAGGCGTGCGTCTCTAATGGCATGTATTCTCTCGGTTACATACATACGTATCCAAACGAACGCCGCAAACAAGATCTGTGCAATCAGTCCATTGCGTCTATGTGTCTTTGCAACGCGTACGACGTCAAGTGTCGACGCAACATGCCTGTTGCCTTGATCGATAAATACTGCAAGGTGCTTATGAGTGAAAGTGCTAAAAAGCACAACGACAGCACAGTTGCACTTCCTGCGTTATACCCCCTTCGCAATGCTGAATACGAAGGCTGTCAGGGATGTCGAGATTGTGAAACCTCAGAGTACAATAAGCACGTGTGACCGACTCGGACTGGTAAGTTTTGAAAAAATACATTCTTTCAAAACACTTCACTTCCCCTCAAAACAAGCTGGTTTATCGTTTGGCTTCTGCTTCCTTTCGGTTGTACTCTCTTATGGCTTCGTCGCGTCTTAATTTTTGCTGTTCAGCCTCCTTTTGCTTGGCGTACTCTAGAGATCCGACTGGAAATTCATCGTACGGCTTGGGCGGTATTTTTTTGCGCTTGTTTCTATTGTATCTGTTGTACTTGAATCGTGGCATTTTTGTATATATTTTCTACGTTTTTTAATGAATCGTTTTTAACGACCAATGGCCTTGTGTCTGCACTTACCCGAGAGAGCCATGACAACGAGCGCTACGAGGAGGACTCCGACAGAAATTTTGAGGCCATGTTCGCAGTGCGGCACATGCATGTTGAATTTTTGGGCGACGCACGCCGCGCCGAATCCGAGCGACAGAAGGAGTGTTACGCGTGCGACTGCATCTACACCGCCGCATACGACTCTGCGCAAACGGCTGCGGGTGTGCGCCCGTTTGCTGCATGCAATCGAAGATACAATTACTGCGACGGCAAATGTCACAAGCGACAGTTTGAGCCCGTGACCGCACTTCGGGATTTTAATTTTGAAGTGATGAGCAGCGCATACAGAACCAAACGCGATTGCCCCCAACAGCGCCAGCTGTGCAGCTACGTCAAGCGCATTGCATAATGTTAGATAAGATGATAAGTTCATTTATTTATACATATTAAAAAATCACCCTTTTCTATTTTTCTTCTTGTTTTTAACGGGCGCTGCGTCACTTTGTTTCTTTTCTGTTTCTTCGCGCACGGTCGTCGGCGATCGAGGCGTGAATGCCATGTCGAACTGAGCGGAGAGAGTAGGGCTTTTCACATTTTCGGATATAGGAATAGGCGTCGACTTGTTTTTTTGAACGACCGGGCCACTATCGAGGTCGTTGTCCATGCTCGCCAGACGGGTTTCGACTGTCTCGACGAGGGTATCCAGATCGCAGGTGAATTTAAGATCGTGTCTGTATGTGCTCTTCAGATTGTTCACCCCTCTGAGGGACGCGGCTATATCTTGCTTCAAGATGACCCCGAGCTTCTTCTTGTACCTGTCACTGCACGTAGAGTACATGGAGTACACCGAGAATGCATCGTCTATTGTTTTCTTGACAAATGCCAACGTTTTGTTCTTGTTCTCGCCTTCGACAAACCTGAGAAACGGCGTGATCCACATGTCGGGCTGGACACTGATGCTCGCCGTATGAATTTTCTCTCCAGAGTTCACATTCTTGAGGAATTTGAGCCTTGCTATGATTTCGGATGGTTCCATTTATTACTTGTAATACTTTCTGGGGGTCCGGGGTCCTAGCTTAAAGAACACTTTGGTTCGATACAAATGACCGTAAAGACGTATAAGATAGGAAAGGTGATGCAGCTCATAGAGCTCAATGTCGGAGAAAACGTAAAGTTCGATATCGATTTTTATTGCAAGAGTGTAAACGGTAAAGATTTTCAGTTCAGAGTCCTCGACCAAACTATGCTCGATACGAAACAGATCGGTGACTACCAACAAACAGCAGATGGTGAAATCGGGGGGAATATTACATCCAACGAAGGCGATACGCGCGTATACTATCTCGCCCTGAAAGCAGACGAACTGCTCGATGTCAACGTATCAATTGTGCGCAAGGAAGTGAAGGAATCTCCTGAACAGGCGGAACCTCCAAAAGTTCCAGAAGTCCAGGAGACTGTTGCGGTCCCCTCTCCCGTGCGCGTGCAAAAAAGACCATGGTTAAAATGGGTGTTGATTGGCGGCGCGGTTGTCATCTGTCTTTTGTTCGCATGGTACATGTTTGGAAGTTCATCACTTGTCACTAAGGGTGGCGGTGCGACGAAGACGGTGACTGAACCTCCTAAGCCAACAATCAAGACAAATGTGTCAGGTGTGTCGGGTGTGTCGGGTGTGTCAAGTGTGTCTAACGCCCAGCCCCCCGCGCCATCCCCGGTTGACCCCGTCAAGGTGTCTGCGCCTAAAAAAGGCGACCTGTTGGCACGTCTGAGAGATATGCCTGGATCTTCAAATAAAAAGTGAATACTAAGTAAATGACCGTACTTACAGTATTTGAAGATATAAAACAAAAGGTCACGACAAAGTTGGAATCAATGGGAATCCAGCCGTACGAGGCGGTGTTTGGTGCGGCTATAATTATCTTGATTCTGATCCTTGTTCTGCGCCCGGCCCCTAAGAATTACGGCGATGAGACGGCGCGGATCAGCAACCTGACCGATCGTTGGCTCACCGCCGTATCTGTAGAGAGATCAGCAGAGAAAACCTCCGCGTTATTCTGTCCCGATGCGACTTTATTGGGCACGGTGAGTCAACGCATACGAACGGGAAGTTCAATCATGTCCTATTTCCAGTACTTCACGTCACTTCCGAACATACGGGTTATATCAAGGAGCTACACGATCCAACTAATCGACGATGGAAACATCGCGATAAATAGCGCGATCGTAAGATGGCACTGGGATGGGTTGGATGCACCCATCGACGCGCGCATGACATTCATCTTTTCAGGGGACTGTATCGCCCAGCTTCATTCATCCGTAATGCCGGAGAGGAACGATGCCCTTAAACAGCAGTCGCCCATCACGCCTCCTGTCATCTCTCTCAACGTCACAGTGCCTGCCTATTCGTCGGCGGCGTCCGTACCGCCCGGGATCATGACTCCTACCATGTTCGGATCTCCAGGCGTTGCATAACGCGTGTCTGCCTCCATCCGGTTCATGTGCATCGCCATAAATTTGTGCAGAATGTGTTTCAGCGGTGAAGGGAAGGTGTTGAAATTAAACTCTAACACGCCTACATCCTGGAAGACCCCTTTGTATGGAAGGTTGATCGTGTCGACATTTTCCTTGTTCTTTCGGGAGTGAATAATGATCAGGGCGTAGATCAGTTCTTTCCCTTCCTGATCGATGTCGGGCATGTGCTTCACGAAGAATTCCTTGTCCTTTTTGGGCAGATCTTTGTTGATTTGTTTGGGGTCCAGCATGTTAACGAGGGACTCGTACAGTGGAAAGTTTACTATTTCATCATCGGTAGTTGCCATTGTGTTTTGTTTTGATGTTACATAACAGCAAAACAAAATCGTTTTTGGACTAGAATCCGAGATCAACGTCCTCGACCATATATTTCATAAAGTTGTCCGCCGACTCATCCTTTGACTCCTTGATGCCTGCCTCTTTCCGGGCGTCCATGTACTTCTTGAAGTAATTGTGTTTGAAGTCTTCGTGCTCCTCATCAAGCTCACTGATGTCTTTGCGCGCGTTGATGATCAGGTCCTTCACCTCTGCCATCTTCTTCTGATGTTCAAGGTAGGTCCATGTGAGCTGCGCCTTCTTTACCCTCAGAGTGATGTACCGATCATATGGGTCCTCGTCCTTGCTGACATCTTCCTTGAGACGCTTCTCGCGTTCCTTGATCTCCTCAACTTCTCTCCGGTCAGCTTTCTTCCTCTTCTTGATCGAGTCGCTTATGCTTTCGGCCGCCTCTTTCCGGATGTCTATCTCTTTCGTTTCGGCCGAGTATTTCGAACTGGCCGTCATGGGGAACGGTCGGCCAACGTATGTGTGGTAGATCTGGTGGTAGGAGTCTGCGTTCCGGATGAGGTACTCTGCTCGCTGGTCCGCCTCGATGGTAGTCGAAAAGTTTCCGCGGAGCTTCGCAAATCCGTAGACTCCATTTTTGTTCGGCGTCGCTCCCTTTGCGGGTATGAATGATACAAGTCCAATCGTTTGCATGCTCAGAGGCGGATCTGCATACGTCCTGTCTGTCGAGGGGTAATTGCGGATGTAGTCTGTGTTATTGAGGTCGGCAAACGCCTCTTTTGTTTCATCCGCCGTGAGAGCACCATCGGACGACGGTCTCCACCGTGCCTTGGGGTCCCTGTCTGCGGGTGCCGTAAGAGATGATTCAACCGTTTTGTCATTAGTATTGGATTCTGCCATTTGTAACGAGAAGGCAATTCTTTAAACACGCGTCAGAACTTCAGGCGTCAGAACTTCAGGCGTCAGAACTTCAGGCGTCAGAACTTCAGCTTCTCCTCGAACGCCTTGTTCAGGGGGTTGTACAGCACCGTCGACCGAGTAAACCCCCGGTCGACGTACTCGATTTTCGAAAAGTCATTCCGGAAGCTGTCTATCGACACGTACCCACCAAACCTGACGAGAAGACGCCAAGATGGTGCAGGCGGGGGCAATGATGCAGACGGGTCGGGGTTGAAGTCTTTGTACAGTTTGGTCAGCATGTACTTGCTCTTGTTGTACATGCTTTTATGCAAGTTTTCGTTGCAAAATGCCAACGCGCAGTTGAAGCTGCAGAATGTACCGTCCGTGACGTACGATCCAATGTGTCTGTCTATGTGCAACGTGTCGTCTACGGAGTCGTACGAGGCGGCGTTTTCCTTGAGCACGTGATTTGACTTTGAGATGACCGACTTGTATGTCTTGCTTATGATCGCTGGATTGTACTCTATGGGAAGCGCTACGGATACCGTCGAGAACGGATGTTTGCACCACCAACACCATGTCTTTGTGACCGGGTTTATAATGCTGCACGTGCGCAGACGTTTGGACTCATCGAAGTAGGTTATTTTGTCGGGCGTAATTTGTTCCGACGCGGCGAGATTGTTCAGGTCCGTCGTGTTTTGGGGTATTGCATGGGAGTTCGATGGGATGTTGCACGCGATGGAAACTCCGTACAAGTTGTTTATGTTGATCACATCTATGCCATCGATTCGAAAAAGGTACTTGCTTTTGCTCTTTCTCTTCTTGGGTTCCTTCTTGCTTTTTTTAGGCTGCGTCGTGTTCATATTATGTTTGTATCAACGTGTAACAAGTTTAAATGCAAATCATTTTTAGTACTAAATAAAAACGCATGTACAGCACTCTATCGCAACTGCATCAAAAAAGCGGCAGTTCAAAAAACAAGCGGTACAGGGAAGATGTCGACTTATCTTTGTACGACTGGGAAAATGTTCGTCCAGAAAGCAATCCGAGTATATGGGGGCCTTCCTTCTGGTACACCCTCCACAACTCGGCGCTACAGTTTCCCATTGATCCGACGCCCTTTGCATCACAAACAATGTTGAATTTTATTTTGGCCCTCCCATGGATTCTCCCGTGTTCAAACTGTTCTGAACACGCAAAGCAGTTTTTGTCGGCGTACCCCGATCTCCGGGAAGCGGTATCGTCCAGAGACAATATCTTCAAGTTCTTTTGGGACTTTCACAACCATGTAAACGTCAATACAGGGAAAAAACCTATAACTTTTTCCGACGCATTTACCAAGTACGCGAAGTGACTCTGCGCGACTCTGCGCGACTCTGCGCGACTCTGCATGTAAACAGCTTATGAAGTAACAACGGTAATTAAAAGATTTCTACAATAAATGTCCATATCGTATTCTGGATTAACTAACTACGGTCGAGTCAACTTACCTTCGGTCGAAGGATGGGGAACATCGATGAATATTTTGAAAGATCCTCCGAAGAGTTTGATGACCAGACGTCGAAATAAGGTCGGTCAAACCGCTTCCATAACGGAAGATATTGATGCAGCTGGAGATCGCGCGGCCGAAGCGATTCGCGTCTTTGCAAGAGGGACGAATCCAAGCGTGAGCGTCATGTACAATAACATAGGTACTGCTGGCGGTCAAACGACATGCCTTGAAAAATCGGGAAGCTTGCTCACCGAGATCCAAACCGGATTCACAGAAACCGGAGCGCCTAGAATGAAGAGTGTTGCCGGTGCGATGGCGAGGAACACGACTACCATGGCATCGCTCCCATACAAGATAATGCAAGGAGGCGCCTTCAGACCGCCTGTACTGAACCAGGCGCAAACCCTCCCTCTGTCTCGGCAAGCGAGGGCGTCAACCGCGGCATTCACGATGCCAGGGTTTGCCGATTTTTCCAAGAAACTGCGGGTCGTGTCCAACGCGTACAAAACAAGAGAGGTGAAAGACACGCTCGTCACTCTGCACGCAACCTCTGCCAAGACAAAGAAGCGTCTCAGTCAGCTCGCGCCTCACAACATCAAGCACAAGATCATCGACACGACGCTGATGCAAGGCAAAAACGCCGAGACCAACAAATGTGAAAAGCGTGTGTACAAGTCCAAAGGAACGTTGAACACCGCCAAGTTCATCAACAAAAAATGCAGACGTCCAGTCGAAGTCGGATACACGAAGAGTTCTCAGCGGGAATACAAACGCACTGTCAAAAATTTCAGGAAAGCTGCACGGCGCAATGTACCCATCTCGACGTGGGCCGGCGCGGCGGTCGCCAAGATGTACGTGCCGGACACTCGCACGTACAAACTTCCGCAGACCCTATCGAAGGGCGGTTTTGATGGTCGTGCTCAGCTCCCCAACGTGACTGCGACGGAGATGGTCGGACAAGTCAAATGTGGAAATGACAACATCGCTTGGGCAGCGTCCCAGCTTCCGCTAGCAGACGCGGTCAAGATTCAGGCGGCAGGTGCTTGCGGCGGTCCGAAGCTAACGCAACTCCGGTCGTCGCGTTGACAACACCTACAGGACCGACAGGACCGACAACACCGACAGGACCGACAGGACCGACAGGACCGACAGGACCGACAGGACCGACAGGAAGGTAATTTGAAACTCACAGGAGTTTGAAATTCGACAACAGCGTTCCTTACTTTCCGCGCTTGCTCTTCGGCTGGTTGCAGTTCTCGCCCTGACACAGCTTAAGTACATGCGGTTGACAGCAGTTGCTCATGTACATGCTGTACTGGCCGAGAGACCGGTAGCCGGCGCCCGACATAGAGGGCGGTGCAGAGTAGTAGCCCGGGCCGCCGAACGCGGGAACTACAATAGACGGGTTGAAGCTCGGCGGAGTCATGCTATTTGAATATGATGCTTGAAGTGGACAACTCATTTTATATATACACTTATAAAAAAACGCAGAAGAGGGATTACCGAGACGGTCTGGCAGTCCCTGCGTTCTTCTTCATATTTTTCATTTTGGCATACGCCTCCAGAAACTCGAGGTAACAAATCTTGTCGTCCGGTCCGTACAGCGGATGACCGATCGTGTATGCGGGAATTCCACCGCGCGGATCCTCCTTGATGTCCGGATTGTTTGCGAACTTCTGCTTGCTTTGCACGCGCTTCGACATCTGAACGACAAATTTTGATATTTCATCTCGATCATGGGTTCCCGCATAGCGCATGAAGGGCTTTCCATTTATGTACAGTATGATGAGAGGCACATATTTGATCTCCGTGACGGTCTGCTTCGATTTCCGTATACACGCCATGTTGGTCCCAACATTGAGAAGACCGAACTGGCAGCCGCCAACTGTCCCCGGAAGAGACTTGAATATGGGAATTAGTTTTTGGCAGTGTTTGCACTGGTTAGAGTAGAAGAGCACAAGCGAAAACCCTGGGATCGGATTGCATAAAATTTTCCCCTTGGTTCCTTGCTGGATGTTAAAATCATCTGAGTTCAAAAATAGGAGTCCTGACATTTATTTATGACCCCAGATAGTTTTAAGTCTAAAATTTGAAGGCGATTGTGCATTCCACGTGACCCCGTCGACTTGTCGGACGCGACATTTACCGTTGGACAGAAATCCGACGATGATGCCCGTCTGTCCCCTTCCGCGTCCACGTATCTTCTCAACAAAGTCTCCAATCGCGTACACCGAGTCTTTTTCGTCTTTTTCGTCGTCGTCTTTTTCGTCGTCGTCCGAGTATTTGTCTAGCTGGGAGTATTTTACTCTACACGTACTTCTCAATTGGACGGAGTCGTTTGTCGGCACAGAAAAGCTTTCCGGCATAAGTCCATCCAACTCAACTCCCCTGTAAATGGTTTCGTGCACGATCTCGTAGGGGTGCCATCTACTTTGACTGGGATCGCCCGCTGATACCCACACGTGACCTGCCCTGTAAAAAATGTTTACACTCAACAAACTTTTTCCGACCAGAATGATTTTCCCGATCGATCCCGTGTCGGGAATCTCTTTTACCCGGTACAATGCATTGTTTATACGCAATCTGGTGCTGCCGGGAACTATTCCCATCAATGCAATGTTCAGTCGACATGTTGGGCATGTTCCGTTAACATCTGCCCACTCCGATATACACGCGGAGTGAAATGAATGACAACACGGCAAGTAACATCTGTCATTAGTTAGATCGTCCAGACAGATAGAACAGTTCATTCGTCGTTTATTTGTACATTGTAACATTACTTCTTAGACGGCGCTTGAAGACTCAGACGGCATTCACGACCGGGGTCGAATGAATTTCTTCCCGTATTATCATTAGCACATTTCCAGTAACGTTGTCTCCCGTGCCGTCTATCCATTTGGAATTTCCCTTTGCCAACAGCTGGATATCCCTGAACCCGGTGTTTGCGAGCTGTGATCGAATGTACGGGTACGCCTTCATTTTCATCTTGAACAACTCGATGAGCACGTTTTCTCTCTTGCTGGTCCACCCGTTCGGTGACGGAAGACGTTTTACCTTCTTCAACAGCATGTTCACGTCTTCCGTTTTACACTTGACGCATTCTTTCTCAAACGCTGGAAACTTCTTGTACACGAGGGCCGTGTCAATGCATGAAAAAACTGCAGATTTTCCGTCGCCCGTGTCGACGCTGAACGGATGCTTTGACTGCCGAGAAAAGCCGTTACCAAATCGCGAAGAACTGTAACTCATCCTGTACATTTTAAGCGGTTCGAACAGTCTGAACACGAAAGACCGCTGTTTGCACTGATGGGGAGCGCCGATCGCCCGCCATTTTGCCCGCATCGCGGGTCGTTTGGCATGAAAGCGCGCCGTCCACTGGAGAGCTGCTTCTGGAGTCACTTTAAATATGTAGGCGAGCAACGCAGCTACTACAAGCGCGGCTCTTCCGTGCCCCCCTCTGCAGTGAACGAAAAGGAGGTGTCCGTTGGGTATGCTGCCGATGATGTTGCCTAGGCGAACAATGAAGCGTGAGAATGTATTCCAGCATTTGGGAACACTGTGATCTTTTATTGGGAATCTTATGATCTTGGACGAAGGTGACACGCGATACGGATGTATACGCTTCTCTCCGTCCAAGGTCAGGTTTATAAAGTACCGCACCCCTGCGCGTTCCAGTTCATACACACCCTCTTGCGTCGGGTAGTTTCCGAACAGTGCACGGTTTCTGATGAAATAAGAACAATGATCCATCTTTGAATTATGCATTCATGCTCTTAAGTTCAACCTCGTCAGCCTCGTCAACCTCGTCAGCCTCGTCGCAGGAGTCACATGAGTCACTTTTTCGAGATATACACAGAGGCTAAGAACAGCGCTACAGTTGTAAATTCGCCGGTGTCGAACAGGAGCTTTAGTTTGTCTCCCCCTTTGTCCAACGACAGAAGAAGGAGAAGCGTGACGTACACGCCCGCAATGCGATAAGATTTGTTCAAGAGCATAAACGTCAATGATGACAATGCGATAAGCACCGTTATCACGCCGTGTCTGTGTGCCATGTACGTGTTGTGTTTTTCGGTGCATATCGGCTGGTTGCAGCATACTGGGTCGCCCAACGTAGGGCTTGTTATGAACTTATGATCAAGGTGTTTGTAGGTGCACTCTCCGGGCACTTTCCTCCCCGCGCAGCATGGTTCCAAATTTGCCATCGTGCAGTCACAACCGTACAGATTAGGCTTGAACGTCACGGATACAAGCGACAGCACAAACACAAGTATCAACAATGCGTTTGCACGATTTTTCCAGCGCGATTTGCGGGCGCTGTTTGTGTGCAAGAACGAAAATGTCAGCAGTCCTCCTCCAAGTAAAAGAAGGGGAATTACTACTGTTTTGTTGCCGAAGTGCATTGCGGACGACAGCGAGAAAAATGGATCCGACTTCCACGGAGGGACCATGTTGGATACAGAATTGGTGAAGCCTGTCGCATACGCCGCGATGATCGCGGCGAACAGGGCGAGTGTCCCGAGTGTTCGATAGTTGTACATTTATTAACAGTAATACTTTGCACATGTGACGTTGGTTTAAAGACGCGGTGTATCCAAAAAAATGACTACATGCTCGAGTAGCTCAGTTGGTAGAGCGTACGACTGTTAATCGTAAGGTCCCCGGATCAAAGCCGGGCTTGAGCGTTTTCAATTTACCAGATGTAAATTGAAATACCGAACTTGCATAGCCTTACATGGCCTTTTCCGCGACTTTTCTGGCCAACTCGTGCGGCGGGTGATGACCTTTAATCTGATCTACGATATCGCCTCCTACAACAAGAACCGCGTGTGGGAAACCGCGGACGTCCAGATTTTTCATCAGGCGCTGGAACTCTTCGGATGTTTCGTCTGTAAGCATATTGACGCCTACACCGAGTCGGCCTACCATCTGTTTAAGCATGTCTTCTGTTTCTGCCGTTTTCCGGCTGAAGCCGCACCATGCAGGGGCAAGAATGTGAAGCATCTTGTCTTTGGCGGCATGCGCGGCGTGCGCGACGTCACCCATGTGAAAATTTTCGACACGCGGAGAACACGACTGCTGCGGTCCTCTCGGCTTGCAGCATACTGCAAATTTATTCTGCATGCGAGCATCAAATCCCGTGCGCCATTTAGGGTAGCAATGATACGTTGGCATGTGTACTGACTTGTGGTGGTGTTTCATTTATTTATGGGATTAAATAAAATTCTCGTAAATAAATGCCTCATACCCATACTCACGTATGTCAAGCCCCGTCGGCACCATCCAACCAGCACTACAAGATGCTGAATCAGCTTTGCATTTTCGACAGTGCCCACGAGGGGCGCAACCGATGGGACTGTGGTTACCACGACCGCACCCGCTGTAAACGCCCACTTCATGTCGCGCCCGGATACCAGGCCGGCGACAGTGAAGGTGTCCGTGAAAACTTTGGCGCCTTTTCATTGCAGTCAGCTATAAAATATGCAGGACCGCGGTGCGAAAGCTGTCAGGAAGCCGGTGTTTGAACGCGCGGCGTCGACGAACACCGGTATCAATATAAGTAGGAAAAAAATAATTGCCTCAACGTAAATTTATTCGTGTAGTTAATAAATTTTGATGCTACGCGTACTACCTTCTGCTCAGCGTCGGCTGTCACGGCGCGATACATCAGTTTCTATCCCGAAACTGATGCGATCTACAGGTACACTTGATCCGCATGGAAACATAATATACATCATGGAGGAATCGCCGACGAAACCGAAATCTCATCCATTGGACCATCACTATGGTCGAAAATACTCGGATTCAGATTCAGACATAAGAACTCTACTCGATTACACTCTATAGACGGTACGCGCACAGCACACTGGGTGAGTTGTTGCAATTTTTTTCTGGTTATGACAGAAAAAAATTAAAGGACGTTAGCGCGCAAAACAGATTTTCGGCGGAGGGGCGATTGCCTTTGTTAATTTGTGTTTTTTCAGGTTATGTTTGTACATCATCATCATGAAATTTTTCGCATCTTTGGTTTTGCAGCAGGCATTTAGAAGCTGATCAACGGGGTTGACCATCTGTTTCAGATAGTAAAGCATGTCCAACCGCACATGGTCGGAGTGCCGTCTGGCATAATCGATATCTTCTATTTTATGGAACATTTTACCCGTGTGACCGCCGTTTTGCGTCACAACATACTCGAGTCGGCTGCCTGGCTCTACGCGCGTCCCCCTCCCTCTCATGCGGATAGCCAGCGACACGTGCGATGGAACAGAATTCCCATAGTACTCTACCTCTGTAGATGCATTCTTCAAGTGTAACTGCCTCTGTCTTTCGACTGGGTCCTTCGACAGAGGCGTAATCGTATAGTTGCCGATCACTGCCTTCCCATCTTCGTTGTACTGAGGGCGCCAACTTCCGCACTCGGTGAAATTAACAGCCAGGGGAAGGTCGCCTACTGATCCGACTGACTTGGTTATCACATACTTGTCTATGTCTACTTGCTGTTCGAACAGTTTGCGCACTTGGTCAGCCGTCCAGTCTAGAATGACAGGCGTCTTCACCCGGTTGAATATCTGGTCCGCGATCCCCGAGTACAATTCCCTCACAACGTCTGAATTGTCTCGACGGGACAGAAGGACCCCTTTGTTGCCTACCTTGGCGCTGATCTCCCCATGCTGATTCATCTCCCTGTACATGTATCGTTTCTTGCTCAAAATGATAAATCGGTGATAAATCACCTCTTCAAATTCAAGCTTCATGGGAGGGGGATAAAGCTTCGTCACGTCGGCGGCAACCTTCTCGCAGTACGACCAAAGGTTGGACGCAAACTCAGCGTTGTTTTTGCCTGTAATGTGAGGAAAATAGATATACTCCGAGTCCGTGTTTTTTAGGATCAGCCTACCAATGCCTCCAAAAAAACGTCCTTGCGTTGTTTCGATATCGTAGACGAACTCGTCCTCGTCGTTGTATCCCAAGTCGATTATTTTCTTGATGGCTGACGGAGACTTTCTGAACTTTCCGTGGGTTGAATTTAGACGAAACACATCCGGTTTGCTCTCACGAGTATTGATTGAGACGTTTTCTCCCAGACTGCAAAACAAATAGTAGAGCCCCTGGCACCCAATTTTCCCCTTGCAATCCGCCCGTCGAGGACCCATTTTTGTGCCATCTGCGACTCGGTATCCTCGAACAAATTCTGCGCGGACTTCAACGGGTGCGTTTAAGATGCACATGGGCACTTTTTTGAACTTGTCCTTGTCGTAAAAAAGCGGTCTGTATTTTTCGACGATATACTTGACGTTTCCTTGAGGTCCTTGCGGCACAAGTTTATACACGCCGCTTGATTTGATCGTGTCCAATACCTTCCAGCCAAGCGACGGTTCGCATTTTTGGAGGCATTGTTGTGCTTCATTCAGGTATTCTATATTACTATTGTTGAGAGCCCAGCTACATTTACGTCCAGACGGACATGCGTAGTCTCCGCAACTTCCATCGCCGAAAAAGAATCCCATCACGAATGCTTCTTCCGTCGAGATCTCTTTACAGTCTGAATAAAATTCGGTTGGGAATGCGTGCAGCAGCTCTTGGCCGATTTTAGCGTCGACGGGCTTGAGTTTCTGGCCAGTCGCATCCAACAACGAATGGTCTTCTGTCACGTCTACGCAACCAGTATGGGTCAGCACCCGGAAAATCCGCTTTTTGGTTTTATGTCGAATGACACGGTTGACATCAGCCCATACACCATCAGCCCATACCTGGACGTCTACCTTAGCTTGTTGTTTCTCGCGCCGGTTCGATTGACCCGCCTTGAACTGGTCGTATGGTTCGTAGTCTCCATTGACCAGTGTTTCAATCGTGACAACATCAACCATGCCATTTGCATGTTTGATCATTACGGGCGTATCTCCAGTGACACTGTCCCCGTATATGAGCTTCCCTTTCCATTTGTCGACAATCGTCTTGGCGGCGAGCTTGTTGTTGTAACGGCCCATGGCAGTCGTGCACATCGCCCCCGGCATAAACGGAAGGTATCCTTCGACGACGCCCATCGCGCCGTACATGCTGTTTGCGCTCACCTTGAACGCCAGCTGCTTCTGATGGTACACGGCAACGAGAAGAGACAAGCTCCCGTCCGGATCACCCGATTCTTTGATCGTCTTTTTCAACTCTTTGATTTTCTTGCGAGTCTTAGCGCGAGCATCGAGCGTATTCTGGAGCACCGTCGGGATGACACCTTTAGGTTTTTTGAGAAAACGATACTTGCGGGATGCACACATCGTTTTTTTAGGTATCCCCTTCTTTACCTCTATCCGTTCCTCGCGATATACCTTCAGATCAGCGATACGCTTGTCGATCTTGCGGTTGATCGACTTCCGCTTTCGTTCGCGGAGCTTTTTCGCCCCCTTCCTTGCGATCGCAGATGCCCTTCCTGGGGGCAAGAACTGCTTGATGGTCAGATTGTCTCTTTTTGTGCGCATACGTTTGATTTCTACCAGTTCGGAGTCAATGTACTTGTCAAGCTGCTGTTTGCGGATAACCCGCGGGTCGTGTTCGCAACCTTCATGGTCGTCCCACTTGCAAACATGACAAAATCGGTCCGGAATAGAGTTGTTGGTAACCAGGGTTGAAAAATCGATGTTGTACGCGATGATTGTAGTCGGATACAAGCTCGCAAAATCGAAAGGGACGATATTGTCGTAGACCCCTGGCACGGGCGCAAACACATGCGCGCCCTTGTAACGTTCCCCTGCAGCCGCTTTGTACCCGTCAGACTCGACTACGATCTTCTCTTTGTAGCAGTGCTTGTATATTGATGAGAACACTTTGAGCTGCTGCCCCCTCACGACGAGCGCGAATATGGGAACGTTGCAGACGCATGCCATCTCAACCAGTCCGAACCACGTCTGCGCCTTCCCGAAAAGCTTGGCGACGAGCCTCGAGTCGACCATGCAGTACTTGCCGACAACAGACATCGCCTTCCTCGCCTCCGGAAGATACGTTCCATCCGGCTGTCTGACTATCCCCTTGCGGTAACAGTCGAAAATGCCCTTGTGATCGAGAGGGTCTTTGCCTGTGTCGAAAAAGTGCATGCACACGGTTTCGAGCTTGTAGTTGTTCATCTTGTAGTCACGCTTGATGATAGGAAGCATATCGACGATCACACGCCCTTCCCATTCCAGATATTCAAACTCTTGGTTCTTGTATGCGGCGGTGCTCCAGCGCACGATCTTTTTCTGCCCCTCTATGTCCTTGTGAAAGCCTGCCAAAGCGAGATCTCGTGCGCACCGGCACAACTCGGACCGATCGATGAGATAGGGGATGTCGAATTTCAGGATGTTGTACCCCGTGATGATGTTGGGTTTTTCGGTTCGAACAAGCTCCGCGAACGACTCAATGAGCTGCGCCTCCGTCTTGCGACGGATGATCTTGACGTTCTCTCCGACGATCTCCTCCATCGGATCTCCGAGCGTGAGAAGAAACTCCGTCGTCTTCGCAGGGTTGTCGGACCCAAAGAAAACGCACGAGATCTGAAACACCTTGTCCGCCGGATCTTTGGAGTCGGGCATTCGTGTGACTATGCTCGAATTCACCTCGAGGTCGAACGACAGGACCTTCACGACGCCTGTCTTTCCGCTCATACCGGGTCGTCGGGTGATATGCGTGTACGACTCTACTTTGTACTCGCGGTCGGCCGATGTTTGCTGCATTTTCGGAGACACGAGACGTCCTTTGAAATCTACCCATCCCGCTGTCGGTATGTCTTGGACGCACGACAACTGAAGGATTTCGTCCGCGTTGTTCTCATGCACCTTCAGTTGGAGCGCGCCCAGGCCGGATACAGCCATAGGTTTGCTGCATTTACGCACGAGCATGTTGATGTCGCTGCGAAGGTTGAATGCACACCTCAAGAACGGAAACTTGTTGGGTGCCCCTGAGTACGTCACCTGCTGCGAGTATAACTTTTTGTAGAAATCAAACGTGACCTCTACCGGAGCCAAGCATATCTTCTTGTCGCGGTTGTTCGCGTCGGGCCAGGTCAACGCGTCGTCCAATGCGTTTTTGACCTTCTTGGCCAAACGAATGTTCCATTTTATAGGCTTTCCCCATTTGGTCTCCATCGGAAGCTCGATGTAGACGTACGGGCGAAAGTTGTTGAACCGCAAGCACACCGTTTCTCCGCGGTTATCTACGCCATACAATCTCATCATGGTTTGCTCATGCCGTTCCGTCGTCGACATTTCATTTTTTTGCACGGTGAACGAGTACAAAAAAATATGTTTGTCGTTGTCCGCACCACCAGTGTCTTCAGTATTCGTGTTCAACATAATACTCATTGGGGCTGTATTTATGGTCCGCATAGCTGATTTTCATATTTATTGTTTTTAGACGGGTTAAAAAGACATCACTACACAACAAATGATATACTACTTTGTGATCACTTTTTGCATATTACTGGCACTGTGTATTGTATCCAAGCCATCTTTCATGATGGCTGACTCGATCACCGGTCCAGTATTCTCGTGGAAGCTGGCTATACTTTACAGCTTTTCGATGGCTATATTGATTGGAGTGTCTATCATATGCGGAAAAAAGTATTATGACTCCAACGCGCTACAAGACTCTGCCACTGCAACGGCCGGGTCTTCTACCGTACCCGAACCCCCGGCTGAACTACCTATTGCAAAAGCGGACACGACTGTATTGGACCCACCCGCGTCGGACAGTTCATTCGATCTACCCGCCGAGAAACGGTTTGAACACGTCGTTGAACTGCCGTCTACAATACGGCCCTTTTCAATGTAATGTTGATTATGATAAACATGAGACAGACACGAACAAGTCCAAGGCGCAAAAGTCGTCGCAGGTCACCCCGTCGCAGGTCACCCCGTCGCAGGTCGCCCCGTCGCAGGTCACCCCGTCGTCGCAAAAAGTCGAGTCGACGGTCGTCTCGGAGAAAGTCGACTCCAAAATACGAACGTCTTATATTCATCACGCGCGTTAATCCCGACGGCACAAAGGAAATGCGCCTCGCCAACATGTACTCGGCCGAGGAAAACGAGATATGGCTTAACACCATCGTCGGTAAAAAAATCAGGTAACGCAAAAAAACCCATTTACATGTTGTAAATGGGTTTTGTTTGTTTGTTTCGCCTTGTGTGGGGCTCGAACCCACGACCACGCGCTTAAAAGGCGCGCGCTCTACCAGCTGAGCTAACAAGGCAAGGACACGTCGGGATTCGAACCCGAATTGATCGGTTCAAAGCCGATAGTACTGACCAGATTATACTACGCGTCCGGGCATCCATGGTAGGACTCGAACCTACAATCTTTCGGTTAGAAGCCGAACGCCTTATCCATTGGGCCACACGGATGGTGCAAATAGCAGGATTCGAACCTGCGCCTCCACAGGGGAGATTCGAACTTGAGTCGAACGCCTTAGACCAACTCGGCCATATTTGCAGTATTTATTTAGTATATAGTTTATATATGCACGGTAGTCTTTAAACAGATGGAACAGACGGTTACTTGGTCGACTTAGCTGACTTGGTCGACTTAGCTGACTTGGTCGAACCATCAACTGTTCGACGCTTGTTCCTGTGAACGGGTAGCGCCCACACGCGCTTGTATTGCGTCGTCCAGTTGACCGGTTTCAAATATTCGTTGCATTCATAGTGTTCGTCAGGTTTGTCAATTTCCCATGTGAGCGGGTAGTTTTTCATGCATTCCTGTCTGTACCGTTCATCTGCTTCTTCGTCTTCGGAGTCCGATTCGTAGTAGTATGTGTTGAAGTGCTTAGACATTGTAAAAAGTTGTTAGTCACCCTCGATTTTTTTATCGATTGTTTTTACCCTGTCATGCAGGGGTAACGATGTTATGAAACCATGTTGGTTTCATAAATTAAAAAATGCGTGTCTATGTAATGTCTATGTAATGTTTCTTTGTTTTGCTTGTTTAATTGTTGTGACGTGCTTACAACTGTCCGCTGTTGAATGTCTTGATGCGTATCCCAGTGAACCGCTTGTCATTGTCTGGGACTCCCCATATTTTTTCATAGTGTTTTGTAAACTCCTGCATACTAAGTCCGAATACGGCCGATGGGAAGTTCGTCTTGTGCCAATCACGGAACTCGTCCCATACTTCATGGACAGTCACGATCGAATCCGGGTCCTTCTCGATCATCTCGTTTGCGAACTGTTCAAACTTGTCGTTCTGCTTCTGGTAGACCCGAGTTGCTTCTTTGACCTTCTCCGGATCAGGAATGGGTGTAGTCGTCTTTCGATGGTTCAGGAGGACCCATGCCAATCCTTCGAGCATTCCTGGAATTTTGTCTTCGAACTTCTGATCCATCGGAAATCTCTTTTCCTTCAACTGTCCCTCGTACGACTCGGGACATGGAAATCCGGGCTTCACAAAGGTTGATTCGAACGGGATGACTCGGATTCTGTTCCAGGTCGCCTTGTCGCTGTCTCTCAGACCCGGCAGCGCGTTGCAGATGAATGTCAGCGTGAAGAACGGGTCGATCTCACACAGCCCCTTGCCTTTTTGGAACAGATCGCGCGCAAAGTACGAGTCGGACCCAGACAACTTTTTGAGCACGCCGCAGTTGAGCTGTTCTGCTTTGTTGGGTTCCTCCAACACAGCGTGTCTCACCGGCGGTCCAGCGCGTGCGAGTTCGGGTGATGCACCTCCCAAGTTTACCTTCTTTCCAGACAGGAGAGTCGTTTCAAACTTGATCGCAAGCGGTCCGAGCATCTTCTCGAGAAGTTTCTGCGTCACCGACTTTCCGTTGTCGCCGTCGCCCGTCCAGAACAGCACGATCTTACGACTGTTTCCGCCGACAAAAATGTCAGCGTATACATCCATGAAGTATCTGCGGACACTCTTGTCGGGAAACACTTGTTCAAGGAACGTAAGCACATTTTGCACCGACTCATGGTCAAAGTTCAATTCATCATTGTAGTTGATGGGTACCGCGGTCGACACGTAATCTTCGGGGCGTCCAGATCTGAAGTGATGCGTTTTCAAGTTGTACACGCCATTTTGAAAGGCGACCATGTACTTGTTCTGGTCAAGCTTCTTCTCGAAGTTACGATCATAGAAGACTTCTACCGCTTCCCGCATGATGTTGTTCTTGTTCGGCGCGCTCTTGAGATTGTTGGCGATCTTTTCAAGACCATCGATTCTGCATTCATACGTCTTCTGCACGGCTTTGTCGGGTTCTGCTCCGCACAGTTCTTTGTTCCGTTTGATCTCCTCCATGAAACTCCCGAGAATTCCATCCTTGGATGAAATTTTGGCTCTCAAGAACGTCCCCTCTTCTATCTCTTCCCATATGTGATTCCTGAACTGGTACCATTTTTTGTTAGAAACGGAAGCGCACTTGAACTCCATGTTGTATCTGTCGTACAACATCTTTGCGATGTCATTGTGTGCACCGCCTGTGTTTATTGAGTCTGACACCTTGGCTTTCATGATGTTGTTCTGATACTCTGCGTACGCCTGCGGACTGTCCTGCTTGGCGTAGTATATCAGAGATCCGATTCCGGGCGTCAATCGTCTCTTCATGCCTTGCCACCGGTGTATGCACCCCGTCTCGTCGTACGAGTCACCTCCGCGTCTGGAAAACTCATCCCACAGATCATAGCCGTCACGAGTTCCGCCCGATACGTTGTACAGGATGAATCCGATCTGCATCCAGAGGTTGTAATCGACGCTGCGCCTTGTCGACAACATGGGAAGCAGGTCTTTTGCCGTGGCCATGTTTTTGTCGGTGTCCAGTTCCGCAAACTCAACCGGTTCATTGAGTAATATGGTTGGCGCTGCTGCCGCTCTCGCAAAGAACGGGGCGACCAGGTTCATCTTCAACGTCGCCGTTTTTCGATTACAGGGGACTATGCTCAAAATACGAGGCAACAGATTGAGAACGCTTCCCTTCACGGGTATCTCATCTTCGTTGATGTCGTATATCCTATAGTTTTCAAAGGTCTCTTCCAGATCGCAAATGTGAAGGTCGCAATCGTACACCTCTGTCACCTTGTACGGGGCCATGTTCACGCCTTCCTTCTTGCAACCGTACATCAACCATGGATTTTTCAAAATCGCGTTATCTATAATAACCGACGGATCGGACAAACCCATATGACCAAATATGTTGGCTTCGGCGACCTTCTCGTGAATCCTCGGAATGAGATGAACGCTTTGGTCAGACTTTCTCAAGAAAACGTACGGAAAGTGAAGGTGGAATCCGTTCTTCACATAAGTAGTGTCCCCGCTGACCTTTTTGTACATCGGTTTTTCCAGCAGCACACAGGTAAGCATTTTGTCAGAACAGTTGTCTACGATTTCTTTGATGATACTTTGGTAAATACCTATCAGAGCTTCGACTTCTTCTATGTTGTAGAGATAGCGGGTTGGATAATCGACCCGAGAAAGGTTGTCATGGTTGACCTTTCCTTCCCCGCCTAACATGTCGTCCGATAATTCTTCCTCATTTATCTTGAGATCAACATCAGCCAAAATAGGCATGAAGTCGTCGGACACTTCGGCGACCCCAAGCCCTGCCCGTTCTGCGTCACTCATGCAGCAGAACATATCCCATAGCTTGCATATGTCTTTATTGGATAAGCGGAAGTTGCCTTTTGGATGAACCATCGATACATGGGTACCCTTTGCATTACTCACGGCGTAATGTTTCTTCAACATTGTTGTAACATTATTGTCAGTTGTCGCGCTCATCGTTCTTATTATCTACGTCTATTTTTTAGACGGATCATTTTTGGCGGATCGAGATTTTTGACCCTTTAAGTATCCCTTGGTTTCCTTAACATTATAGGGTTTCCAAGGTCGTCCAAGACGGGTCGACGAGATGCAATGTAATAGGCATGTGGGTGTTCGATCAGCTGGACGCGCGACCCGTGATCAACGTGCACTGGATGAATAGCGATGAGGTCGGAAAATGTTCTGTAGTTGGATGGTTTGGTGCATTTGTAGCAGGTAGGTTCTCTGCATGACGATGAATAACTCATTTATTACATACGTGATAAAGTATTTACCGTCTGTAATAAATGACGAACTTAACATGTAAACACATGATATATATAGCCCTGGTCATACTTGTAGCAGTAGTGATGATGAATATACTCATTCCGTCGCCGCCGCCTCCCCCTGTCACGATTGAAGAATGGGAATTCCTGGACAAGATCGGAAATATTGCTAAGAAAGGCTGGCATTCGATCGCCGACCCTATCAGAAAAGAGGTTTCCGACTTGGGAAAAAAGGCCAAAGAGGCAGGGGGGGTCATTTACGACGACCTGATCAACCCGATCGGCCATGGCATCGAAAGCGCCGGTGAATGGGTTGGCGACGCCGGTAAAACCGTCGGCAAAGGCATCGGTTCCGCTGCGACGGCCGTTTACGATGATGTGTTGACACCCGTCGGGCACTTTGTCGAATATGAATCCACCAGGCCGTTCGGGGCGTCTACAGCGACGTATTTTGGACGAGGTCATAGCGGGCGTGATGACGATCATGGATTTTATTACGACTGGGTAAAAGCCTTTGGAGAGACGGGAGGTGGGCTCGCTGGTTTAGTCGGAGCGGTGACGGGATTGGCACCTGCAATTGTTCCCATGGCAGATGACGCTGCTGCTGGCGCATTAAGCATCCTGGGTAAACCGATTCGCCTTATTTCAGACAAATCTTACCGTGATCATTTTTGGGATGCTAGCTCATTCGGAGACAACAACTGGGACCACACGCTTCACCCGGGGGGAAGATGAAGACCGGTCCTCTCGCCCTCGGAACGGTCACTGTTCGGTCCTGTACTCGTTGATGATGGCCATCACCTCCGATTTCGATCGAGCGATGTGCGTTTCGTTTGCAGGCGTGTAATACTTGAGAACGAGGTCGATGTTGGGAATGTCTTCTTCGTCTTGAACGCACAGTATGTTGCACAGAATGCCGTTTTTGATCTTGTCTCGAATCATCAACAGCTGTCCGACAATCTTCATGAGCACCGTCAACGGTGGAAAGGCTTTCGGATCTTCAGGCGCCCCTGTATAATATACCATTATAAATGGAGAATCGGTTGCGATAGCAGTATCCAGACACTCGATAAAAGTGTCGATGTCGCCGATGCCGTTATCCCAGTCGGGACACGATCTCAACTTCAAAATGCCCGGAAGCAGTGATTTGTCTACGTGAATCATGGTACAGGTCTAAAAAATGTTTGCCATTCTTTAGGTCACCAACAACCTCGCAGAAACGGGCGGTTCGGAAAGACCCGTCCACTTGGGCAACCATATGTACGGGACGATAGATCCCCGTCCCTCATACCACTTCTCGAAAATAGACCGGAACCAATACCCTTCTTTGGTCGTTGGTTTGTTGTGAAGATATTTGTCGCGCATGTACTTCCACTCATCGTCCGAGATCATCTCGTCGCACTTCGCTTGGATGATGGAAAACCAGGGCTTCTCCATCGAACTGCACCCGTCGCTGAACGCCTCTTTCTTGCGGTTCAGAATCGCGTCCGGAATCACATTGCACCCCTTGAAGGCATTTCGAAGCACGTTTTTCTCAATCACATCGTTGCTCTTCAACCTGGGATCAAGGCGCATGTAAAACGACACAAAATTCATGTCCAGAAACGGTGTCCGCGCCTCTAGACCGCTGCCAGACACAGACTTGTCGCATCGCAACACGTCAAAGTATTGCAAGTCACCCAACAGCCGAGAAGACTCCTTCTGCATCTCCCAGGGGGATGGCGCCTTGTCGAAATACTTGTACGAACCGGAAAGTTCGTCCGCTCCCTCGCCAGAGAACACGACCGTCGTCGGAAAGTTGGCCTTTATCCAATCGCTCAACAACACCATCCCCGTAGAGGCGCGAACAGTCGTAGTGTCGTACGATTCGATGCGACGTATCACGCGCGGAATCGCATCCAACATCTCCTTCTCGCTCACTACCAACTCGTGATGTTCGGAACCTATATGTTCGGCGACCAGACGGGCGGCAGCCAGATCGGTCGCGTTCTCCATGCCGACAGAAAAGGTCAACAACTTCCCCGGCAAATATCGGGCGGCCAATCCAGCCACCAGGCTTGAGTCTAGCCCCCCCGACAGAAAACACCCGACCGGTCGGTCGCTCGTCACGCAGCGCACTCTCACTGCTTCAGACAGCCGGTCCCTGATCTCCTCGTGAATCTTCTCGATCGGCAAGTCGACATGCAATCCGTCCGGTTGGTAGTCCAGCACAGCGTGTCGCACGAAACGACGACTCTTTGACTCGTAGTAGTGACCCGCCGGAAACATGTCTATGCGCGATGTGCAAAGCGGATGCAATGCTTTCAACTCGCTCCCAAACACATCGCGTTCCTTGTTCATGTACAAAGACTTGATCCCGACTGCGTCGCGCGCAACAACAAACTCATGCGTCTGCTTGTCGTAAAGAACAAACGCAAACACCCCCTGCAGGAGAGACAACGCCGGGCCTATTCCGACGTCGTCGACGAGATGACTGATGATCTCACAATCCGACTTGCTCTTAAGATCGTACGAAAATCGGGCCTGGAGCTCCCTCGAATTGTATATTTCACCGTTACAAATGAGAATGTGTTTGGCCGTGACAAACGGCTGCATCCCCGCATCAGACACATCGTTTATAGCCAGCCGCCGAAATGCGAAAAAACACCCGCCATGTTCGATATGGCGCGCTGCATCTGGGCCTCGAGGCTTCAAACTATCAGAAGACCGTAGGGCTTCGGTAAGATCGTAACTTGGTTGACAAGAGAAAAGAATTCCGCACATTTGATACTTAATAAACTTCTTCTTAAGTATAATAAAACTTAGAATGAGTTCTATTCAACAGCAACTTCAGGAAGCCATGCGGGCTGGCGACAGAAACAGAATCAGAGAATTGATGTCCATGCGACGACAAGACGGCGCTGACGACGGCGCTGACGACGACCCATCTGACGAACCTGACGACCAATGGCGAAGTACCTGTGACAGCCCTCGCAAAGATGAAATCCGATCGAACAGAGGATGCATCGGAGTAGTCGACCCCATCTCACTTCAATCCATACAGAATGATCCGGTTTGTTTGAACAATCGGTGCTACGATGTGCGGTCCATAACCAGCAACAGAGGAAAAGACCCACTGACACAAGTGATGGCGAGTGACCCGGAAAACTTGGTGCGCAATGAACGCTCAGCCAGCGCCGACTATGGAATGTACCCGACTGTTTCAACACTTATGGACATCGCTGAACAGGCGCTCCCGATGTCCATATCAATGAACGAACAGTACGAGGGAAGTCTGCTCGAAAGAAGAAACGATATGGTAGTCACATACGTCAGCTCCTTCATGGAAGCTCTCGGGTTCGAGTATGATATGACGCCTATGACCCAAATGTACCTGTCGGAAGACCTTCAACGCGAACTGATTGATCTTGCAAAACCCGCGATAATAGACGCTATCAAGCTGGAAATCGAATATGCGAAAGCTGGAATAGCCCCCGAATTGGAACCAGAACACGCCGACCTGGTTGAACGACGACGGGATTTTTGGGAACGCGAATCTGGCACGTTGCCTCCCATGACGCGCTTCCCGCAACCCGTGTACGGCCCGGAGATCAACGGCAACTTTGCGAACATCATTGGAGAATTTCTAGTCGAACACTCTGACTCGAACAGCGCCCTCGACACTGCGATGATTGTCGACGACGACGCTGAAGACGACGCTGAAGACGACGCTGAAGACGACGCTGAAGACGACGCTGAAGACGATGAACTCCAATCGATGGATGTTATGTTCGATGATTCAGATTTCCCAGACGACATGCGGAGAAGAAGACGGGTGACGCGAAGACTCTTTTCGACTCCGTCTTCTGACGCAGAGGACGACTATAGACACCCTCTTGATTTTTCTGATGAGGATTAATCGACATGTTTCAACAGGGACGTTACCTCCTTTCCCAATTCCAAGGCCTCATACTCTTCATACGTCTCCTTCGATGGGTGAAAACAGACCAGCAACAGTTTGGAAATCTTGATGCCGTAGTTCTTCTCCAACAGATGTTTGTATAAGTTCAGTTGAAGGCTGTACTTCACAAAGTTGCAGTCCTGCAGATGCGACAGCGACGGATTTGTGCTGTAAGAAAAATCGTTGGTCATCTTGATCTCCTTGCTGCGCTTCCAGTCTATAATGACATACTCTCCTTCCGTACTTTTCATCACCGCATCGATCGTCCCCGCTACTCCCAGCTCTTCATCGTATATGCACCATTCTGCCCGGTACGGGGTAAATCCGCGACTGTTGTCCCAATCCAGAAACTGTTCGAACGCGATGTAGGCGTCGTCGCTCATCCGGTCGCAATCGACTTCATCGCCGTTTATGTACCGTTCGATTTGGTCGTGGAGGTATGTCCCCTCTTCACGCGCCTCCTTTCCCGTCGTTGCCCATTCGCGTTTTATGTCAGCGGCCGTTCGTCCGAAGTACTTGCTGGACGGCCAGTTGCTGCTGGACATCATCCGGTTGATGACCTTATCTGCGTCAAAAGGCGCGAAAGCGCCCTTTATGATGGTCGTCACAGAAACCATCTTACGCATCGGGGCATTCGATAGTCTGTACGTATGACTGGAAGGTATAAATGTTATGTTGGAATCTCTTGTGTGTTCAACGCGTCTAGCGCGCATAGTGTTGTACGTAGTCATTGTCTTATCAAAGGAGCTAAGTGTTTAAAACAAATCATTTTTGCATATTTGTTTTAATAGTTCTTTCGAGGGCGTAAAGTGCTCTGCATGGGACTCGAACCCATAACCTTGGCCTCATAAGGACCACGCTCTGACCAGTTGAGCTAGCAGAGCTCTTTACTGTACAGTCACATCTTTTTAAACCGCGATGCCGTCTAGTTCATGCCGCTGCATGCATGGCGGGAGGCGGAACCATGCAAACACTGGGCGGCCTGCGCCTCGCGGTTCCACTGGGCAATCTGGCGCTGAGAAGCAGCATACGGGGCGTAGCTGCAGCGCGGCTGAATCTGAGCCTTCCAGTCTTCCCCCCACGTAGCGCCTCCCGGGAAGGGCTTGAGACTCTGGTTGGTCGCGTTGTAGCCGCTGTAGGCAAGGGCAGGCGACACTTTCTGAACAGCGCGGTAGTTGGCTGGCATCTTGAAGTGTTCCATCGTAGGAGCGCCGCGGATAGTATTGTGGATCTGCGCGTTTGCAAGCGCAGCTTCCTGCTGCATCATTACTTGATGAGCCGGATGAACGGCCCCGTTCACACCGCGGGGAACGCCTCGATCCCGGGCATGCTGACCGTACATGTGACCTTGAAGACCCTGCGCATTGAGAGTAATGTACTCCATGTACTGAGGTCGACTCACGTTGTTCTCGACAGTGACACGATCTTCGGCGCTGTTGCAACCCGGAGATTTTGTGTAGAATGAATCCGGCGCAACTTTGCGACCGGTAAGATCAAACCCTGTCCAGGTCGGACACGACATCATACGCGGGTTCAAAAAACGATCGCTTTGCGCGCGGTTGTCCCAGGCGGTATCGACCTTGCAAGTCCGAATTGAGCTTTCTAGAGATGGCATTGAAGACATTGTTTATTTAGTAAAACATAAAAAAAACCTTGAAGTGCGTCGTACTCCGCAAAAATAAATCATTTACTGCAGTTAATAAACAATGACAACGACTTATAACGAAGGCACTGCTAGTTCGCTCGTTACGACTAAACAAGAGGTCCAACCATACGGGTTGTCGCAGATAGTTGTAGATGTTCCAGAATTTAAAGTCACTGGTTCAGAATTTTGGTATACTACGTCAAACGGTACCTCGTACAATGCTACATACACAGAACCAGCGGTAGAAATTCGACCTATAAACCGATATAACACGGCTACGGGAAGGGCGCGTGTCGAAAGCTCGGGCAATCTCGTGTACGGGGCACGTCACCGCAATGAAAATTACGACGAATTCGGGGCGTCGACAGCCGACACCCGCACTGAAGTAGTAGGAGCTACTTATATAATTCCGGGACCCGTGAGTGGCACGCGTCCCCGGTTTCCCATACCATACTTTCCGGCTGACTCGGTCGGAAAAACGATCGTCGTAGAGGGACAAAGACGCACTATACTCCAGGTCAACAATTTACGGACTGACGCCGAGGGTAACCCTCGCCTGGTCACACTATCTAGCACAACTATTACTGACGACAACCCCCCGGCAACGCCTGCAAACGGTACGTACGTGTCGGCTGCGATTCAACCATCAAGTACACAGGGAAGCGGTTCAGGCATATATGTAAGGCTAAGATTAGTTCAAACAGCTTTTGGGCAGTCCATATTTCCATTAATCGTGTCAGCGGGACAAAATTACGACCCGCAAACTACCCTGCAATTCTCAGCAGCGTCTATCGAACAAGCATTTACGGGTGTTAACGGTTTAACTTCACCGATAGGCGCATCCGGACCGCTTATTCTTAGATTTGAAACGGCGTACGATCCGTACATAACCATCAACAAACCATTCGACCCACCCATAACAGTATTCAAAGAACAACCAGCTCTTCAGCCCAATGAAGAAACCAAAGAACAATCGGCATGGATTGCACTCAATGAGTTGACGAGCGAACCGTTAACTGAAATACAAACTCTTACACAGGGCATCGACATTGGGAGGGGACAGTTCCGTCCAACAGCTATTTATCACAACACCATCACCGGAGAAACGCAACGCACGCCCCCCGACGACTTCCAAGTTCATTCTAAAAACACGATACCCCAACTTGCAAAGGAAGCGCCTACGTACATCATACAAGAACGGAGACGAACCGCATTCAACTCATTGATGATAGGCGGAACTATAGACTTTCAAGGCAAAGGAATGCGGAACATTGTATCCGTCGGAGGAAACACCAGCCGAACAGCTGGAATCACGGATGCAAACACGCTCACGACCGACTTTGGTTACTACCCCGATAACCCGCCGGGATCCACATACCTGATACGATATAATGCATCATAAAAATGCACACAGACAGTCGCACAGACAGTCGCACAGACAGTCAAACGATGATTTCCATTCAGTCGCATAAACAGCGTTAGTTGGAATGGAAATACCTGCACACCTAGAGGTAGTATCAGATAGGGCCGAGAACGGTCGTGTCAGTCGTCGTCTCTCTGTCAACGACTGAGAAATTAATCGAGTAGTGCGGCTGATCTGTAATACTGTTCACGGGAAGGTCGCTTCTCGGAATCCAACGGACGAGCAGTTTGATCGAAAACTTTGTAGTAGCTACATTGCTCGTAACTTGAACTGCCGCAGCGCGAGTATACTGTGTTGTAGCTGGAAGCGCACCGTGAGGACTACGTCTTGCAAAATATGCATCGAGAGCATCTTGAAGGTTGCGTGAGAACGTCACAAAATTACCCATCTGATTCGGTCTTCCCGCGACGTACAAACCGCTGCCCTTGTATGTCTCTCTTGCAGTGCCTACATACAACGCTGAATCAGGCTCGTTGTCCATGCAGTACATTGTCACAATCGTACTCTTTTCTTCATCTTTATCCGAGTTGCTGCCGAAAATATTGTTGTGAAGACTTAGCGCATTCGTCTGTGTATCCGGTCCGAAACTCAACAATGTCGGAGTCGCAGCCATCTGCGGGTCGCCTAGTATCGTGAAGTTTTTAATGGTCGCATCGCCAAAATTAACATTCGCCGGAAGAACGCCATCAGAGTCTTCAAATAGTTCGTAGTTGACGTCCGCTGCAAAACTTAAGTCGAAATTTATAGGATTAGCATTGTTTACGGCATCAGCTCCTTCTATGCCAGAAAAAGTTATGGGAAGAGGCGTGCCTTCAGCGCTTCCATTATTAAGACGCAGAGTGACATAGTGATTACCACCTGGAGCGACTGTAGCGTCGCTCGTATTTCCCTGAAAAGCCGTCGTAGGAGTAACCGCTGGTCCGAAAAAAAGGTTAGCACCCCTTGTTTGAAAATACAAGTTCAACGCTCGACGATTTGCAGCATTCGACTCAGTGCCAGCATTATCTATGATAGTCACTGTGTCGGCCGAATTATTAATCGACATGTTCAAACTGCCTGCTGTTATCGAAACAGCATTGCCGTCGAACGGATTTAGTACCGCAAATGGGGCAACAGTGTTATTGGCAGTGAAGAATCCCAAAACCGATCGACCCAACAGAGAATCGTACGTTTCTTGGTCCGGGACACGTATATTTAGTATTCCCGCTGGCGTAGCAGGCGGAGCCCGCAGGATTATATCTCCATTTTGATCTTTGAATGCAGCTTGAACGCTGGGTGATGTGAATAACAGAGTATCTCCTGGAACACCAGCATCAGTTGTGCCGGCTCGCACATACAGTTCAGTTATTGCAGGGTTGCTTAAGTAGGGACGGACCGCAGCGACTGTCTCATCCGCGACTCGGTAGACTTTGTTGTCTGCCGTATTGAAATTCGTAGCCGGAACGTTGTTCCACATGTTGTTGTCCGGATCGGCACTCGTTATCGTTCCAAACCCACTGGACACTGAATCGGCTGGCTTGAACGCATTGTTTTGTTTCCATCCGGTAAAATCTGGCGCAGAATCACTGTCCAAGTTGGTTTCTGAACTATCCACATCATTATAATTTACGATGGCATCGGACGCCTTTGTCCGCGCAGGTCTCGCCCAACTTATTCGGTTTCTACTGGATAGGATGTGCGCATCGTTCTGAATCGCAGGTCGAACGGAGGCGATGGATGGGTTTTCGTTCTGCGGATCCGTTGGAAGAAAAACAGCAGAACTACACCCAAGGGACGAAAAATCGCGCACGTCCAACACACTAATCAACGGTTCATTCGTATAGCCTTCTCCCGGCCACAAAGTGTCGCCGACACTTTGTGGGTCCCGAGTGTTTTCGATCGCGATGACACGAGTGCTTGATGAAAGAACACCAGCCAGTGTAGAACTATTGTTGTTAGACAAACCGGCGACTG